TCAGACATTGCTTTCCTCCTTTACTGTTTTCCGTCAGCCCTTTGTCCAGTGTTTGGAATGACCTGAACGCATCGGTCATCCCAAAGTTCGATCATGCCGTAGTCTTTCGTGCAGGTTATGTCGAGTAATGCACCGATATGAATGCGGCACCAATTCTGAATGCTCGCTCGAATCGCGTCAACGCTGCTGGTAGCGCGATTCCCGTCCGCAACGGCAACTCTAGCCGTAAATATGCGAACTTCTTTGCCTTCCGCGAGCCACGCCTTTACACGTGCGACCATCGCCGGAATGGGTAGGCCGATATGATGCTCGTCCACCCATCCGTCGTAAGTTGCCAGTGTGCCGTCTAAATCAACACCAATCCATCCTGCCATGCTTAGTCCTTTACCGATTCAGTGATTTGTACCAACTTCGGCTTTTTGCTGTACACGCAGATATCGAAATATCCGCACCATTTTTGAGAACATCCCCACCAACTCTGATTCGCCGGAACGAACACACCCGACTTCATTGCGTGGATCAGGTTGATGAAGCGATTGAGAAACACGTTCACATCATCCATGTCGCGCGTCGTCGCCGTGGGCACATACTTTGTCGTCGGGGATACGGCTTTGGTCCTGACGAGGTAGTCGAGGATCATCTTGTCCGGCAGCTTGCCGTCGATCACGTAACTGGCTGTCGCGTACGCCGTAAGCTGCTCTGACTCATCGGCGGTACCGGCCTTCTTGTTGCCGTCAAAAATCGATGGTGTCGGCGACTTGCCCGAGGTCTTCGTATCGCGGATCACGAGCGTGTTGTTGACGATCTCGACGATATCCTGCTCGCCGACGAAGTCGATCCCGTCGCGAGCGGCGGAGTTGAGAGCGGTGGCCTGTCCATCGAGAACCTTGCCGCCGAACTTGTCAGGAGATTCGTCGGCAGCTTGGTGCAACTCCTTGGCACGTGTCCTCAGGAACTTGTCCATGTTAATCGAGAACTTCCGTCTGGTCTTGAAGGGCTCGATCTTCGGCGCTGCCTCGTCGTGGTGCAGGCCGGAGAGAGCAATCGCCTTATCTTTCGCCTCGCCAAGCACCTGCTCCAGCGAGACCCCTTCGGCTTTTTCCTCAGGATCGAGTTCAATCGACTCGGTCTTCTGCTCCTCTTCGAACTTCGCGGCAGAAATTCCGAGAACGTCTTCCCGGGAGAGAAGTTCGCCAGTCTCGATCTTGTGGTCGAGATCGCGAGTCACGGATTCGTCGGTCGACTTGCCGACTAGCAGAAATGCATTCGGTGGCCTCTTGATGCCGAGCAGATAGCGATAGACGAAGCGCTGGCCGCAGTCATTCGCCATGTTGACTGCGGACACGTGGATTTGCTGACGCTGCTTTTCTTTGGAAATGATCTTTTTGAGATCAGGAACAATTGGATCGACAGGCATGGGGGAGACTCCATTTTGCTGGACTGAATGACCAGATGCACATAGAATATGCCTCATGGCAGCAAAATTCACAGAAAAATCTGCGCCCGTTAAACTCTCAAAATCCGATCCCAATTTTTATTCGACGATTGCCAAGATGGCGGGGAAGAAGCTGAGGAAGAAGTACGGCAAAACATACTTTTCAAATCTGGCCAAGCAAAGTCACCCAAGGAAGTCCTACAACGGCGGCAGACCGAAAAAGAAGAAAGACTAGATTACAACGGTCAATGGGGTATCGCAGAAACACTTCTCTTTGCCAACCCACTCACATTTTGAACACCGATTCCTGCGTCTCACGACGAAGTCGTGTCCGTTCTCGCAACATGCCGCAGATTTCCGGCAATTGTCGTCGTGGTCATGCTCAACCCCATCGATAATAACGGGGGAATACCCGACAAGAGTCGTTACCACCCCGGGATGGACTGTAAAGGTGGTGGACTTACACACCGGGCACTCAGGCTTCACAGCCTCCTTTTTCCACCAGAACTTAATCACGCTGCTTTGCTCGTCGAGTTGGATGACACCGCTGTTTTCAACATTCGGATGCTCCAAAAGCCAAGGCAGCAACGGCTCATCTCTCCGGTCGCAGTTCAACACCCTGCCAGCCTTCAATCCGCGAATGATTTCCTCTTTTTCCATATTTACCTCCAGTCCATTCACTCGTCCACGCTCTCAATATCAGCATCCAGTAACCTGACGGTGCGATGGCAAATTGAGCACCACCCGGGGCCTTTCTCGCTCAATCCATACCAGCAAAGCAGCCATTTTTGTTTACCACCCAGAGCCAGAAACTCTCGGTCGTAAATTCCATCTTGGCGCTGCTTCCACATCTTCCCGGGGTAGACGCCAGAGGGGTTCGATGCCGAGTATTCTTTAAGCTCCCTAAACGTACGGAGAGACATCAGCGCATGAGTATCATCTACCTCGATCAGAGAGCGATCAGGTTGATCCCAATATCTTCCCATGGGATCGGTCATCTCCGGGATCGCGTGGTTTGCCGCGCGATGTGCGGCGCGGCGCTCAATGTGCTGCACTATCTGACTGCCCATTCTTCAACTCCTCAACCACGACGACACAGTGCTCATTTTTATTGATTCCGACACTCCAAGCGCCGTCCCTCACGCGCTGTTGAACACCTCTCTCTGACTCGGTGAACTCGAACACGCCTGCGATGGCGCTGATAGCGATGGGGTGGGGATAGTCTTTCGACGGAATCGAAATCGACAGGTGTCGATAGAGTCTGCCAGCTTCGCCATTCTCTTTCGTAAACGAGAAAACACAGCGATACGAGTTGATGTAAACAATGTGACCTGCAACATCGCCCGGGATAGATTCACTGATCCCGGGATAATAGACATGGCTCCGCGCGTAAGCGATGACCTGCTTGACCTTCGTGATGGTATCGTCGTCAATTACAAGAGCGCGCATGGTTTTCTATTACAGTCCAGATTGCAGAGATGGATCAAGCAGAATATTCATTCCGATCCTCAGATAGCATCGAAGCATTTCTCGCACAAGCCAGAAATGCCGTACTCGCGCCGACCCGCTTCGGAGTAGCACTTGGGGAGTGCTGGCTCACGACAACTGATACACATGCCATCTCGCGACAGCGCATCCTTGGCTATCTCAACACGTGCCGCATTGATGGCCATTTGCTTGAGATCGAATCCGAGTGGCCCCCAAAAGCGCTCTCCGTGAATGACTGATCCGTCCTTCGAGTGAAAGACCAACTTGTCGCCGCCGTCGCAGATGCGAACCTCGCGCTTCAGAAGCACAGCGGCCATGCAAGTCTGGTACGCTTCCTCTTTCCCGACTTCTTCGTCTGGATACTTTACGGCTCCATCGCGAAACCACTTGCCGCCCGAGTGAAATCCGTCTTTGTCGAAAATATAGATACGCCATGGACCTTCGCCAAGTTCCGCGTACTTCAAATCCGTGACGTGGATTACGTTCATTGCTGAACCATCCATGCGTTCATTCCCCCTTTGATTTGCAGTAGCACGCCTTGAGAAACCTTAGTAAGGCAACTCCTCCGTCAACGAAGTCTGCCAGATAAACGAAGATCATAATCAAAAATCCGGCGATCCATATCGGCGAAAACACCCACCACCAACTCCAATCAATAATCTCTCCTACTTTGCAGCTAATGAAGAGCAGAGTCAGGGCCATGCAGAAGCTCGCGCACACAGAAACAACCGCATTATGTTTCTTTTTTTCCAATGCTGCTCCGATGAGCGCCAGAATATCATAGTCTGCGCTCATGCACGCAGTTTATTTTGGCCTGATCCATTCAGCAATCCGGATGCGTAAAAGACGCCAGACGCTGAACTCAGAAATCTGGAATTGGAGTTGCTTTATTGTGGTTTCTTGCGCGGTGATTGTCTGCCTTAGAATTTCCTTATCTTTTCGCAAAAGCATCACTTGCCGGAGGGCCTGATCGCGTTGAATGCGCAAAATATCTTCCGCGCTATGCTTGACGGTTGGCGGCAATTTCCCGGCCATGATGGCCTTCTTGTCATCCCCACTAAGGGCGACACGCCTTTTTGGCCCCTTGTATGTCATCCCCTTACTGGGATCGTACTTGCCAAGCATCGAGCCATCGGGGAGACCGCACTGATCTTCGTGGCCGCGCCGGTTGTTACAAAGGTTGCACGCAGAAACCAAATTTGAGAGATCGTTTGTACCCTCTTTAGAGCGCGGTATGACATGATCGACAGTCGCCTTGTCCCATGCGTTCGCATCGTAGCTTCCATCTGCTTTAAATGGATGTAAGCGAGTCGGTTGGTGACACCAGTGGCATTTCTTGCCTTCTCTCTCCCAAAGCATTTGTCTAACGGGAGAAACAGCAGGAGTGCTACCTATTCGCGCTATCTGAATTTTTGTTTCCGCGTCCATGGATGGCAGTATACTTGACGCGCGCAGTTTCCGTGCCGGAAGTGTAGCACGTTAACAATTTCGCTGGCTATTTAGAGATGAAGAAACGTCGCTTTTTCTTTCTTTCGCGCCAGAAATCTCCGATCTCCTCGACCAGATATTGCAAATGGTATGCTGCGGCTTCCTCATCCACCACGGCGCAAGCTTGCAAACAGGCCACCACGCAGTGGTACGCCTCGTGGGCTACCACACCAGCACTCACATCCCACGGCAGTACGATGGTTGTTTTTCTTTTTTCGTAGTCCGTACATGCGAAAGCTTCCCAATCGGCCTTGTGTGCGTATTTGAATCGGCGCGCATAGCCAGCAACATCGGTCACAAAGACAATGTCGATCTCCCAACCGAAAGGTTCAAACATCGTCCAAAACTTGGCATACGTCACTTTTTTCATTGTGGGGAATTATATCGGAGGGATGGAGCGACCGGTGAGATTTGAACTCACGCAATGCGAGGGTGGAAGCCTCGTGCCTTACCGGACTTGGCTACGGTCGCTCATTACCACTTAAATTCCCGTTGCGCCCTTTGAAGATCGGCCTCGACCCAGAGCCGGGTCGTCGGGTGCAGGAGAATCGTTTCCTTGTTCTTTTCGTACCACCAATCGGCGCTCCACGTTCCTCGGATTGCTCGACCGGCTCCGTACCAGTCTGCCAGCATCTCTCTGACGTAGGTCTCTGGCATCTGCAGCGTCTTGGTGCCATCCTCGTCGGTGTACATCCAGTGGTTCCAGTGGTGAGGATTCAGGTGAATGTGATGAGCCCAAGCGCGCTTGAATGCTTCCTTCACTTCATCTGTTCGCTCGCCGTAGAAGAACTCTCTGTAAGCCACCCACTCGACCGGCATCAGCTTCGACCAGTCGTGAAAGATCAACCTCAGCAGCGGAACCTTGAACTTCAACCCGGCAACCAAGACGAACCACTTGTGTCGAGCAAGATACTTCATGTACAACAGATTCTTTTTCATCCGGAAATTCTGCCAGAACTTTTTGGCGTAGTCACGAAATCGTTCGTAACGGTTACTAAACTTTGGTTGGCGTGGACAGGATTGAACTGTCGACCTCACCCTTATCAGGAATTCCTTCCAAATTTACGCGCTCTATCTTCTTCTTCGTGCACCTCACAATGACAATTGCTGCACAACAGGCGACATTTATCGAGTTCTTTCCGTAGTCGCGACCACGACCAAGACATTTTTGTGCCAATGGAAAACTCTTTCTTTTTTGGTTCTCTGTGATGAAACTCAAGGGCTCGTAAGCACTTGGAGTAACCGCAGCGTTCGCACTCACCCCCCTTGTATTCAACGCACTTCTTCTTGACCGTTACGCGTTTACGGTTTGCATTACACGAATTGCAAATCTCCGTTTGGTGCCCCGCGTTAGGATTATAGTAATAGCTTCTTCCACACTCGCGACACTCGACTGCAGCACCAATCGCCACTAGCCGTGTTCGGGGTCCACTGAAGTAGTTCGGACGAAGCTTTACAATTTTACCCGTTACTAAATCGCGTTCAAGTTTATGCGTGTTGCGTTGGCCCCGAGGAGAACATGTAAAGCAATACTTGCGAGAGTGGTACCGGAATTTTTTCCCATCCACTGTTTCTTGAACTGGAAAATACTCAGCGCATAATTTGCAATTCGGCATTTATGCTCCATGTAACCTGTCGATAGAGCATAGCATGATTACTTAGAATATGGTGTACCTGCACGGATTTGAACCGCGATGACACGCTAATCGGGCGTGCGTCCTACCGTTGGACGACAGGTACATGGAGCCGATGTCGGGAATCGAACCCGAGTCTGTCGCTTACCATGCGACGGCTCTGCCACTGAGCTACATCGACAAAACTTGGTGCGGAGGGAGGGACTCGAACCCCCGACGACCTGCTTGTAAGGCAGACGATCTAGCCGCTGATCTAACTCCGCAAAACTCTATGCTTGATGCATTCTGCATGGCGGTTGGCCTTGCCAACATTCACACTCGGGCCAGACAAACGTGTTAAGCACAGCAAGACACTCCTGAGGATTGCGACCCTTTGCAACGAAAAGTGTCTTGGCTCCATCTTCCCGAACAGCCACGCGGCTCATAAGGTGAAATCTCTTTCCCATCACTCTGTGCGTGCCGCGATCAACAACTTCGGACGTCCACCGCTTCAACGTCGCCTCCTATCTGGTGCGCGAAGCAGGATTCGAACCTGCGGCCTGAAGCTTCGGAAACTTCCGCTCTATCCGCCTGAGCTATTCGCGCAAAACTTAAAATTCATAGTCTACAGCATTCCGAATGCCCTTCTTCATTCCATTCTTCGCCGGGGAAATTCTCAGCGAGTAATCTGTCCTACCATCCTCCAAAAAAACGCGGTAAAACTTTCCATTCTGCGGACAGAAAACCACAAACATATCGACTTCATCCCTCGTGTAGTAGCGTTTCTTGGCTGGTTTAGCTGTACCATCCACCGAACATGCGTTAAATCTCACGCAACCATCAACGATCCTACCCGTCTTTACTTGAACCCTGTGAAGCCCTAGCTCATCGTCAACGATGAGGTCGTATCTTCTAGAGCCGAGCGGTATCGAAACAGCGTGCCCTTTATTCAGAAGATACGTGATTACAGCGCTTTCACTGGCCGTGCCTCGTTCGTGTGTGTTCATAACTGGAGCCGCTGACCGGAGTCGAACCGGCATCATCCAGTTTACTCTTGCCCGCTTAGGAGACGGGAGAGATACAGCGGCAAATCTGGTGCCCCCGGCAAGATTCGAACTTGCGACCCTCCACTTAGAAGGCGGATGCTCTGTCCACCTGAGCTACAGGGGCATAAACTTTCTAAAATCTCCTGCGCGTAAATACTTCTTTGCTCCATTGAGAGGGGGTGTAACCCTCAAAGAAATACAACGCTTATTGCATTTTTCCCAAGGAATGTAATAACACTCATCGGTTTCCGGGCAATACAGTGCAAGAACATCAAAATCGCCATCAGCGTATTTCTGAATATGATTACCGTGCTTATCTGCCCATGTGCGCTGGCACGTTCCGATCAATACCCCATCTGGAGCCGAGCAAAATTTCACTTGCACTTTCCAGAACCGAGAACCGCAGTAGGCGACAATATCAAATAGTGCATGTTCAGTCTGTGGCGTGCATACAATCAAGCCTTGTTCGCATAAATCAGCCTGCACTTTCAGAACTGCAAGATCGCCTTTGTCTTTTGTGTGGTGGTTAGCCATCTCTCGATTATATTTGGTGGGACCGGTGGGACTTGAACCCACATTGGGATTTCTCCCGCTGATTAAAAGTCAGGTCTCTGCAGCCAATTCGAGTACGATCCCATGTGTTTGTCGGAACCGTCTACACGTTTTCGCATCTCACTTCTCCTGTACTACAAAACTTGGTGCGCAGCCCGAGGATCGAACTCGGAACCTTTCGCTTAAGAGGCGAATACTCTAACCAGTTGAGTTAGCTGCGCAAACTTGGGACCGGAAGGGGGACTTGAACCCACCTCGCAACGGTCATCTACCGTCAACGGGAGCTATAAGGACCCGCGCCTCACCCGAGGATTCCGGCATTACTTGGTGCCAGTGCCGAGCATCGAACTCGGGACCTCGGCGTTATGAATGCCGCGCTCTGGCCGACTGAGCTACACTGGCGAAACTAACCTTGCGCCGGGAAGATGGCACGGTTGTTCAGTGTCCGTGGTCTTCCCGGTGATGCAAGGGAACATCAATCTTGGCAGGGGCGGTCGGATTCGAACCGACGAGTTCGGTTTTGGAGACCGACAGTTTAGCCGCTGAGCTTACGCCCCTGTATGTCAAACAGCAAATGAAAACCCCGGCCTGAGCCGGGGTCATGGAAATCCAGAAAATGGACTTTCAGACCCCTAGCACACGATTCCCCAAATGACCCGCTTGGTCATTCTGGTTATCCCGTGTTTGAAGGTCTGCGTCATAACAGGAACCACGTTACACCACTTTCCGACTCTTTGCAAGAAGATTTTATGCCGCGTATTTGTAGTAGCAGTGTCCACTGAGGACCGGGCTCAAGTGAAGCATCTCCGGCGTCACCAGATATGAGTAGTAAGGCACCTTCACGTTCAAGAGCATGATCCCACCGGCAAGCTGTCCTGCGTTAATCACAAACTCAGAGCAAATCAACTTGCTTGGCGAATTGAACCGCCTGTTGCGAAACAGCAACCCGGCAATGTCGCCGAAGTTGTATTTTGTTCCCACCTTCGAGTAAGCGTAGTCCATGATCTTCTTGTGCTGCTCATCGGTGCACGGGATCGCATAGCGGCGTTCCCATGTCGGCTTGCAGTAATCCGGTGGTCTTGACTTCACTCCGCCACTACTGCGCGCACCAAGATACCAACCCGCATCGGTGACGATCTCCACATGGTCCATCAGGGAGTTTGTCACCCAGTCGATTGACCGGCCCACGAACGAGTTGCCGGAGTTGATAAATCGAATCCGAAATTCCGCCATGAGAAGCATTGTAGCCGCACTTTGCGGCGTAAGCAGGCAAAAAAGAAGGCTACCGGGTTCCCCCGGTAGCCGTGGCAAAAGTGGAGCAACGAAGCTTACGCGCCGACCGGCTCGCCAAGTGCGGCAAGCTCCTTGTCGATTGCATCGCGGCGCTCCTGTGCGGTCTTGAGGCTGTCGCGCTGTGCCTTCAACTCACGAACACGCTGTGCACGACGGTCAGAGAGCTTGCTGTCGATCTCCTTGCGGATCGCACGCAGGTTGTCATCAACGTACTCAGGTACGGGAACATTGAGAGCCTCGTGCTCGGCACGGAACTGGCGACCGAACGTTGCAAGCTCGACAAGCTCGTCAAGATCAGCCGTGTCGATGTTAAAACTCTTGAAGTTCTGAAGCATGGTCTTCCTCCTTTCCGCGATCTTCTGCTTTGACAGATCGACAAAGATATTCCTCTTCGGATATGACATCGTCTTGGTTCCAACCTTTCGCTTCGCCATCAGGCACCTACCAGTTCTGCATCCTTCAACACCTCGCTCAGTGATACGAGCGGGGTAGCCATGATCTCGTCGACGAGGCTATAGGGGTTCGAGCGCATCGTCTGCACGAGGTTCGGAATGCTGTAGTAGTCGACCTTGCCGCTGCGAACGTCGAACTTCTGCATCTCAATGCCAGCCGCATTCAATGACTGGGTGAGGTGGGTGTCGCCGTAGGTGTCATAGAAGTAGACCGGCACATCCTTGCCTGCGAATGCCGAATACTTCTTGTAGACATCAGCAAAGAGCGGTGCGGTGTTCTCGCCGCCGTCAGAGACGATTGCGATACCGTCGATCTCCACCTTCTCCTTCAACATCCTGCTCAGGCCCACGCCGATTGAAGTGCCGCCGCCTGCTGTGATGTGGCGCGTCGCCATCTTAATCTGATCGAGCGATAAGCCAGTTACATCGACCGTCATCGGCGAGGTGTCGAAGAACACGAGATACACCTTGCCCTTGACGAACTGAGCCAGAGACGCGGACACGTGCCTTGCGATCTCGATTGCCGCCGCCATGCTGCCGCTCTTGTCGGCCAGCACAAGCCAGTTGCCATCGGGACCACCAGCCGCCGCGATCTGCTTCTTCTGCAGGCCGCGTAGCTTATCCTTCAGCCCCTCGTCCTCTACGGCCTCGACAGCCGCCGTCGTCTTCAGCGTGTTCTGCTTGGACGTTGCAGCCTTCTCCATGCCCTTCTCAAATGCAGCACGGAGCACCGGGTTGGTCTTCATGCCGAGCTTCTCCAGCATCTTCGTGTTGGTCACAAGCTCAGTCGGCGACATCTGCTCGATCAGCGCCATCACAAGATCGGTCTCCTTCACCTTGAAGCCAAGGGCACCCATGGCGATCAGGAACGGAATCTTGTAGCGCATGATCGTGCCAGCAGCCTCAACAGGAGCCATGTCCTTGAGCTTAGCTACAGCCTCGAACACAGAGCCCTTCGGAAGAGCAAGCTTGGTCACGACCACCGTGTCACCGATCTTCTCCTTCCACTGGCCGGAGATCACGGCAGCTACACGACGGTTGCCCGGGCCGGTACGAGAGAGCGCGTAGAGCGCCTTTAGTACGGCACGGTGCTGGATCGCGATGTGATCCCAGTTGCGCGACTCCTCCTTCTGACGGAGGTATGCGCAGATCACGCGATCCATCCGCGACATCTTGCCCTGCGGACGAATCTCGCGAACGAACTCGAAAGCCCTCTTCAACTCACGAGGACCGAGCTTGGCAAGATGCGCGACGCTGTTATCGAGCAGATCGAGATTGCTCTCGAAAGCCAGACCGAGCACCGGCAACGCAACCTTGCTGTCACGAACCTGTCCGTGAATGTGATTCCACGCGATCAAGTGCTGAAAGAAGTCGCCCTCAGTTGCGATGGCCTGCTTGGCGATCTCAACATACTCAGAGAGCTTGCCATGCGAAGACTTTGAAAGCTCCGCGAAGATACGCTGCTTCGTGATTCCCTGCTCACCCATATAGTCACCCTCCTTTAGTGGGTAGTTATGGAAGTTTGCGTTCGATCAGATACTGGACGTAAGAATCGTAATCCCATTTGACTTTGTCCAGACCACACCATTGCCGCGGACTCATGCCGCCCTTGTCCTTGTTGCACTTTCGGCACGCCGACAGGTAATTCGATTGATCGTTCTTGCCACCACTTTCAAGCGGAACGAAGTGATCGATTGTAAGCTGCACTTCCCCCATCGGACGGAAGCAGTACATACACTTGCATCCGTCAGCAACCCACACCTTCTGCTGGACTGCGCCGGAGATGTCGTACCTGAGCTTACGGTGGAAGACCTTCTCCAGTGATCCCTGCACGAGTATGTCGGGATTGTCCGATCTCTGGAGCCAGTCTGACCACTCTTCGATAGTTAGCCACAGCGAATCACGCGTGAAAACGTCGTGTGGCGCATCTGGAAGCATAAGCGTTCCACGTGCGCCTTCGCCGCCGATCACGATTCCTTCAATTTTGAGGATTGAGCCAATGTCGCCGACTAGAGCGTCGCGATGGCGCAACTGTAGCTGATAAAACCTGTCGCCACTTGCCATGTTTCCCCCGGACAAAACTTTTGGATTGTAGTCGCTCGCGGTTTAGATTTGCAGCCTTGCGGCGCGCCCCCCATTGGTAAATGAAGCCGGTATGGTGGTGGAGGGGGCCGGGTTTCCCCGGAACAAGATCATGTATCCTCGTGCAGTCAATCCAAACTTGTAGGAGCCGGGTGAAGGATTCGAACCTCCAAACATAGTTCCGAGAACTATTGTCTTATCCATGTATCCAATTTCAGTCAGCATTGCTGCTGTAGTCGAATCTGGAAGTTTCGCTTTTAGACGAACCCGGCCCATCTTATTGACCTGTAGTCGAAGTGCAACCTCTTGCGAGGTACGAGGTTGGATTTGAACCAACTACCGTCTGATTACAAATCAGATGCTCTACCAATGAGCTACATGTATGCACTTCTGTCAGGTCAAACTCAAAATCTTTGGGCTGTAGTCGATCTGCTTGTTTACGCGCTCTACCGCTGAGCTAATCGCCCGTCTACTCATTGTTGGTGGACGATGAAGGATTCGAACCTCCGACCTCGGTCTCCAAAGGACATGTAAGCAACTCAGTCAGCCCAAACTTACTGGCTTGTAGTCGTTCCGCATTGCCTTTCGGCGTGTTCGCTTGTCAAGAGCAACATGTATGCGAAACAGTCAAGCCATACTCAAAATCTCTCCGCTGTAGTCGCGCTGCAACCCTTTCGGGTACACCCGGCTCGCGCCGGATTTTCATTAGCAGTGAAATGGTGGTTACCCACCCATGTAAGCAACACTGTCAGCGGAAACTCAACCTTTTTACCCTATCACAACTCCAACATGAGCGCAATTTAATTTCGCGCTATTTCCATCTTCTTCAGAGCCTCATCGAGCTTGGCAAGAATCTCCTGCACATTCTCTCGATCCCGCTCATTCTGCCTGTTCTGCGACAGCATGATAAGCGGACTCTGAACGGTGCTGATAACCGTCAACACCCAGTTCAAAAACAGGAATGGGTATGGGTCGAAAACCAGTAGGCGGCTCACGTTGAGAAGCACCCAAATTACGCCCAACACGGTAAACCAGATGATGAATGGCCAAGAGCCACTGAACTCTGTTACTGCATCAGCCCAACGCTGAGACATCGACAAGTTTTTCAATTTTTATCCCATACACCTCCTTGGTGGATTCTTACAAATGGTGGGGCTGACAGGACTCGAACCTGTGACCTGCGGTTTCGTAGACCGCCGCTCTGAATCCAACTGAGCTACAACCCCGGCTTATCAAACCACAATGCAATGCGGTGTGACAGTTCTTACAAACCAATTCACACAATTCAAGTTCCTTTACAATGCGCTTCCAAGACCACCCCCTCATACTTTGAAAGGCCGGGTCTTTTTTTGATGGGTCGGTGTGATGTATATCAAGCGATACATCAAACTGCGAATAGCCACAATACTTACACTTGCCACCGAGATGTTCTCGCGCCTTGCGCTTTACTAGCGATCCTCTTCGCGTCGTGTATCGATTATGACATCGCCCACAGACCGTCGCTTTTCTACCGTAAAACTTCTTTGGGTCGGCTTCTCCGCAAGCACATTTTGGTGGGCGTTTCTTCTTAACTTCAACACCCAATTGTGAAGATGTATTATGAGCCCCAAATTCTGAACATTTAAGACAAAATTTGCGTCGCTGCAGATTCCTGAGTCTCCCGCCTATGTTTACCCAAAGAGGGATAATCGCTTCACATTTTCTACATAGCCTAGCCAATAGTAAAATCATACCATGTCTAGGCTATAAAAACTGGTCGGGACTGTGGGATTCGAACCCACGACCGCCTGTTCCCAAAACAGGAGCGCTACCAAGCCGCGCCCAGTCCCGAAACTTAAAAACTGGTCAGGGTAGAGGGATTTGAACCCCCGGCCTCGCGGACCCGAACCGCGCGCTCTACGCAAACTGAGCTATACCCTGATACTTACAAACTTGGTCGGGAAGGTGAGATTCGAACTCACGCATTACACGCCCCCCAGACGTGAGCCTTACCGCTTGGCCACTTCCCGATGGTGGACTCGACTGGACTTGAACCAGCAACGCGAACCTCTTCAGGGTCCCGCTCTACCTTGGAGCTACGAGTCCAAAAACTGTGACGCTATCCTGAGAGTTCTCTGGTCGGCTGGTAGGCACCCTGCTACCACAGGGCCGTCACAAACTTGGTGGACCTCATCGGTCTCGAACCGATCACCTCTCGCTTGCAAGGCGAGTGCTCTCCCAAAGATGAGCTAGAGGCCCAAAACTTCAATTGGCTTTCCGGTGAGGTGGGCCATCCCTCAATCTCCATCCTTCGCGAAAAGGACGGCGTCTTGCCACAATAAAACGACCGGAAACTTGGTGGAGCAGGAGAGAATCGAACTCTCGGCCTCGCGCTTGCGATGCGCGCGCTCTCCCATCTGAGCTACTGCCCCGAAACTTATTGGGGGGACTACGGAGAATTGAACTCCGGTGTCGTGAGCCACAATCACGCGTCCTACCACTGAACGATAGTCCCCACAAAATGGGGCCGGGTAACAGGCTTGAACTGTTCGCCTGCGGTTTACAAAACCGCCGCTCTGCCACGATGAGCTAACCCGGCTCAAAATATTGGATCGCCTTCCTAGTGCACGAACTGGAATCTTGTGTCACCCTGACTGTCGTTCCACAAGAATGGCTTCCACTCGTTCACTTCGGAACCGATCTGTCTCAGCAAAAGCTTCGCCGTGTGAACCGTCACAGGTAGCGGCTTGTGAATCAACTTCATTCCCGCTTCCTCCGGCGTCCTGTCGTTCTTGCGCCGGTTACATGGTGCACATGCTGCAACTAAGTTCTCCCACGTATTCTTTCCGCCTCTGCTCTTCGGAATGACGTGCTCTAACTCAAGCTCAGAGCCATCCTTCCTCGTGCCGCAGTACATACAGCGGTACCCGTCTCGAACCAAAATGTTCTTCCGAGTCACCTGCTGCGTCCGGTACGGAATCCTTTTGTATTCCATCAACCGAATTACGGACGGCAGGTACACCCCGGGGCACACCCGAATGCTGGTTGGCACTACGACTGTGCAGACGCCCTTAGTTACCATCGTTAGGGCGCGACGTCCGGTGATGATGCTGATGGGCTCGTTGCAGTTGGTCAGCAACAAGACACCTCTTTTCGGTAACGCCATCATTCACCTCCAAACTGGGGCTGGTGAGGTCACTCGAAGACCCAACCTCTCGCTTACGAGGCGAGTGCTCTACCACTTGAGCTACACCAGCACTAACTCATTCCTCCGACCGGCCACTTCCGCTTGATTCCCTCGTGGTCGATCACTCCGTACTGCTGTTGAACTCGCCAACGCTTGTCGCTCTTTGCGAGCGAAATCACGGTGCCGACTCTAACTCGTGGATCACGAGCGAGCCAGCACACCATCCTTTCGTTGCCGCTGGCGAGTTCAACTTGCTGCAAAATCATGACGCAACCCTCAAAAACTTGGAGCGGGTGATGGGACTCGAACCCACGATATTCGCGTTGGCAACGCGACATTCTAGCCGCTGAATTACACCCGCTTAAATTTCAATCACAACTTCGAAATAATTCAGATATTCCTGATAGGTCTTTGGTGGCGTTGGTTCAGGTTGATCCTCACATTCATCACCAACACTACCACCCCCCATGTAGCAACGCGTTTCCCATGGATCGTCTTTGGCATCCTGTTCCATAACATCTCCAAACTTGGCAGGGGGAGTGGGATTCGAACCCACGGCCTTCTCGCTCCAAAGGCGAGTGCAATTGACCGCTCTGCCATCCCCCAACAAACTTTCTATGTGAAGGCTGTGAGTTACACACTCTTCGAATCGGCTGTAACGATCCTCACATAAATCTTGGCTGGCTCGCAGGGACTTGAACCCCGATATGCGGTTCCAGAGACCGCTGTCCTGCCATTGAACGACGAGCCAACTACTCAAACAGCGATGCTGACGCTGGAGCGCTTCTCCATATCAAGGACTTACTCAGACGGCCCGAAGCTCTTGTCGCCGTCACTGCCCATCAAACGGGGACTAACACAAGCGGCCCCGCACGTCACACATCTAAACTGGCTCCGGAGGAGGGACTCGAACCCCCAACGATCTGGTTAACAGCCAGACGCTCTGCCTTTGAGCTACCCCGGAATAAACTCGCAAAACAAAAGGTCCGAACCATTCGGCTCGGACCTTCTTCCCCATCGTGCTTCTCGAAGCTGCGATGAATAGGCCGAGCCTACATACGACCACCCTGAAACGGTGTTGCCACCGTTTGCGCTGGATGATTCGAATTGGCTCGGTTCAATCTCATGACTTTTCCACAGTACCCCGGATGGCCGCAGTTTGTCAATGGCTATTTTTCTTGACAAATCCAAGATTTAGCCTACTATCAGTCAAAGTCGAACCGTGGAGAACCACGGCCACTCGACCACAAAAGGAGTACCTTCCATGGCACCAATCCGCCGTACCTCTACGTCCGCCCTCACCAAGTACCAAGCCGTCAACCTCGACAACATCATGGATACCCTCATCGGGCAGGCCATGGGATTTCACTTCGGCAAGCCCAAGCGCGTGGAAGACAAGGCGCTCGCTGTGATTCTTCCGATCCTGCGCGATGGCGAAATTGGCCGCGACTACCTGACCTATCCCGAGACCGATGGAGTCACCGCAATTGACTCGGGAATGATCAACAAGGTCAATCTCAAAAACAACACCGACCAAAAAGTCTTCGTTCGCTCCGGCACTGTGTTCGCCGGAAAGGGAACGCAGAGCCGCACGATTACGCGCAGCGCGATCCTGTTCCCCGGCAAGGAAGTTGCTCTCGATGCGCGCTGCGTTCACGCCTCGCACGGAATTCGTGGCGGTGCCAACTTCGGCTATCACGGCACGATCTCTCTCGATGTCGAGCGTGGCGTGTATGGTGCTGGATATACACCGCTCGACCAGACCACGTACTGGAACATGGTCAGCACAAGCAATATGATGAAGTCAACCTGCTTCGTCGCCGACGCTGGCTTGGGCGCTTTTACTATGGAAAAAGCAGGTCTCGAACCCGCCGAGCCGATTCGCGGTGGTGGCCTCGATAGCTTGAGAGCACGGCTCGAATCCGCTCAACCACGTCCGCGCTTCACTACCAGTTCTTCCGGGCCGATGCGTGCCGGTGGTATTCGTGGCAGTGCGAGAGCATCTGCTGGATCGCCGCCTTTCGCTCCGCCACTAATTCGCACCGCCACTGCTGCTCCGCCGCGTGACAGCTATGTCGCCAACGACACGATCTTCACCGCGAACCTCGATGACATTCTCAGCAAGGTCAAGCTTCATGACGATCAGGTGGGAATCTCGCTCATCACGGATCGCGGCGTCGAGACCATCGAACTGTTCGAAGTTCATCAGTCATGGGCAGCGCTCCACAAGGACAGCGTGAAGCGCATGGGCACCGAACTCATCAAGGAAGAGCAGGAAGATGTGTTCGAGTACAAGCCCGAGAAGGCCATCGAACAGGTCACACGGGTCTTGGCTCAGAGCTTCGATGCGAACGTGATCTTCGAGCACAAGGCAGATGGCAACGACCGGGTGGTCATCACCGGCCTCACCAGCGCCAGCCACATCGGCGAAGCGGTGGAACTGGGCGGCAAACTCATCCACTTGTCACTGCTGAAGCGCGCAGCGTAAAATCAAATCACCTTACGAGAGGTGCTCTATCCCCAATAAAGCCGCCCGATGTTTGGGCGGCTTTATTGCGTCAGTCCGAGCTTCGCCGCTCTGGCCGCTCGCTTTCCCTCGCGTTCTTTCCAGTAGGGGTGATAATCGGCAAAAGCACCACCAATCCTTGGCTTCGTAAGTACACAATCCATGTAATGAAAAAGGTGCTCCGCATCTGCTCCGGGATTGGATACAACGATCTCTGTATTCGCTGTATACAACTTGTCGATGACGGAACCGTCGTCATCGCACAGTTGAATTTCGACGTTTTCTGACCACGGAATGAATTCGAGTTTCATAAATTCTGGTACTCCCGGTGGGGATCGAACCCACGGTCACCTGATTGAGAATCAGGGGTCCATACCACTAGACGGCGACGCCACGAATCCAGCTTTATTAGTATACCCAGAACCTGCATTAAAGGTCGATAGGGAGATCACCTTGCCAGTAAGGGGATCAACCGTAGCCCAAGCAGGAGGTGTCGTCGGAACCCATGTCTTCTGGACCGTGCGACGCGGAAACGCAGATTCCAACAAAATTTTGCGGCAGCGATCAACTTGTGATTGAATTTCCCGCCGACGTTTGATTTTCTTCTTGTTTTGTTTCCTCTTCCGATTCTCTGGCATCGCCATGCTCCACTGCAATCAGCAAGACTCGAACCCACCCACATTCTTTCACACATGGATGGCTTGCAACCAAGCTCTCAACAGAGTCGCAGACCGGGCCGGTCGCTGGAGCATCGCCGACCTCGTGCTGAAAGTCATTCTGACACATGTAGCCTGACTTCACCTGACCGATGTAGCCGGTGCAGGGATACTTCTTGCCGTCAAGCTCAAGGGACTTCACGCCGTTCGAGTCGACGACAAACTTGTCGTTCTCAGTGAACGCCTTGATGAGATCGTTTGAACGTAGTGGCATCATTCCCCCGGATCAATCGCCACGTATTGCTTAACAAGGAACGTGGCCAAACCTTGGATAGCTGGTGATTAAGCAGCCATCGGCAGTGCATTGTCCTCAGCACTTATTGGTTGCATTCCCGTTACGGTGGGCATACTACTCCGGCACGAAGCTGAGGATCATTGATCCCGTCGAAACCTTGACGAGCCCACAAAGAAACACACACGGTAGCACTCCTCGGCCAGCGTTGCGACTCCGGTCCGGTTAGGACATTGCCCACGGGCTTTAGAGTATCTGGCTCCGTACCTCTTGTGTGCTTCTTGGTGGACTCGGCGGGATTCGAACCCGCGTCCGAAATCCCTTCACCTCAGTGTTGACGTGCGTAACTCAATCACTTCTTTTTCTTGTTTGCGTTCCTGCCCCTCGGACAATGACGGCCACGGCTGGTCTTGTTGCTGTAGTGCTTCTGCCGAGACCCCGGCTCGCCACTCTTAGGGCGCATCTTGCAATAGAGACATCCGGTCGGACAAGGATTACCACGTCCGCTCCGGTGCCGCCACGCATGAGCGTTACCCATGAAGATTCTCACCTCACTTTCCTAGAGAGTTTTCATGGGTAACCTCGATTCGGTTGAAGTTTAGCGGTACAAGTCCTGCTCGATCCTGTCGAGCAGCTTGCCGATCTCATGCGTGTATTTCAGCAACGCAATTCTTTTTTCCGTGTGGACTATGCGGTTGAAGACCTTATCGAGATCGTAGAAGACACTCTTTGTCTTACTGAGACAAATGCGACCTTCTACGACTATCTCTCTATCGCCATTCGCCCAACCCATTCATCATTCCCCGGAAAACTATGGCGCAACCGACCGGATTCGAACCGGCGTAAGCTTGATCGACAATCAAGTGCACTGGCCGCTATGCTACGGTTGCGTGAAAATGGTTGCGGGAGATGGATTTGAACCATCGACCTCTTGGTTATGAGCCAAGCGAGCACAACCAGACTGCTCTACCCCGCGTTCCATAATGTACCACGGAAACTACGCGCGTGCAAATTATTCGGCGTCCGCTCTTACAACACACTTGTGTTCCATCTTGGGCGTCATGGAGTCCAGAATCTCGCTCATCTCCTCGACCGTCAGGCCACCTTCAGCAAACACCTGCAAGGTGACCTTGTCCTCATGATTCGGATCGTGCTTGGTATCGAAGTCGCGAATCATCTGTAAAAACTCTTTGGCGAGATCGTCTGGAATCGTGACCTTTAGGCTCATTTTCATGCTCGCAATTTTAGCACTGTTCTTATTTTCTCGCCACGCAAAAGGGCCGACTCTTAGAAGTCGGCCCTTTACTCAATCTGCTTACTGAAGTGCTTGGTTAGTTCGCTTGGAACGCTAGCTTCACGCTCGTAAGAACCTGAGGAACCGTCACAGTAACCGTCTCGGTATCGGAAAGAACACCGTTCGGTCCGGTCACGCTCGCGGTCAGGTTTGCCGTGCCAGCACTAACGGCAGCAACCTCATCGGTCTGGCCGTCTGAGTTTGGTGTCGACGTTGCGACGGATGGCGCGTCGATGCTGTAGGACACCGTAGCGCCTGCAGGCAAGGGCATCGGATTTCCATTTTGATCGAAGCCGAGCAGTTCCGCTTCAGCAGACTGTCCGACCTGTAGGGTGATTGGACCTTGGGCGAATGCCATGATTTCTTCTCCTTCAATGTGGTGGTGATGGATGGGGTGGACGCGGCGCACGAAGCCGATCTTGATAAAACTTAGGCGGCGATAGTGGTGGTGCCACATGCAGGCACTCTAGCACAGCCTGCGGCAGCAGCGGTGTGAATATTTCTAGCTGACTATCGGCTTTTTAGATACACTCACCGTTATGAATTGGCAATTTCTTTCTCAGGCGTTTCCGCCTTGGCTTTTATTGGTCGGCGGCGCTGCTCTCGGATGGATCAAGAATTTTTGGCATGGCGTTTACAACCACACGTTCGGGTTTGTGGTTCGAAAATTCTATGTAGCTTTAACCATTGAAGAAGCAGAAACAGAAGACCCCTACACATGGCTGAGCCTATGGGCGGAAAAGCGCATTCGTGCAAAGAAAATCACCGACCTCTTGCTGCGACGTCAAATTGAACGCGAGTCGGTTGTGTACCAGATGGTTCCCCACTACGGCACCTACTATCTGCGTTTCCGTAAGCGCTACTTGTTGATCTTCAGTTCATTGAAAGAGGGTACAGACAACCCCGGCGCTGCCACGCTTATTCGTCCACGGCGCACGATCAGGATATCAATCTGGGGCACGCTGGATCGCGCGATCATCACCGAGCTTCTTGACGAAGCAAAAAATGAGTTCTATGGTGGTCTCGAAAAACGGCTTATCCTCTATTACAACGAAGGCGGATGGTGGAGCAGCCGCGACATCTCTCCCCGGCCCCTCGACACAATCTATCTACCGCCATCGACGTCAGAGACAATGCTTACAGACGCGCAAAAGTTTATGAGGAGTCGGGACCAGTATCGCTCGCTTGGAATTCCGTGGCGGCGCGGCTATCTCCTGCATGGCCCCCCGGGAACCGGCAAATCTTCATTCGTCCAAGCTCTGGCCACGGTGCTGGAGATACCAATCTATTTTCTGAATCTCTCTTCGGTCGAGCGCCCTGAAGAGTTGCAGCGTCTTTTTAATTCCGTCACCAGTCGAGCAATTCTGCTGATCGAGGACGTCGACTGCGTTCCGGCTGCACGCCAGCGTCAGGAAGACAAAGATGCCCCGAAAGGGATCATTACTTCTGACCTTCTGAACGTGATCGATGGTGTCGTCGCCACGGAAGGCCGCGTACTTATCATGACGACCAATCACCGGGGTCGCCTTGATTCAGCGCTTCTACGGAAGGGACGCATTGACCGCGAATTTCACTTGTCGTGGGCAGACGATGAGCAGCTTGTAAAGTTCCACGCCCGGGCGCAGAAGATGTTTACTATTCCGGATTATCCTGAATTCCGTGCGCTGCTGCCGGAGCAGACTACGATTGCCGAGGCACAGGAACTGCTGTTCGGAAAAGAAATGGTGGAATATGAAACCTCGTGACTTAACTGGGTTCAACTGGGACGTTGCGTATGCGGTATTCGAAACCCCGGAACTTGAGGCTCGCGTGACTGCTGACGGTGAGAGGATGTGGTTTCTTTTAGCCAACGGATTGTGCCGTGCAGATGTCCTGATGCCGATCAAGGATTTCCGCAAAGCTGCAGCGTTTGTTGACACATTTGATGTATCAACTCTGACTCCGGATAGCACCTGTTTTTGCCGTCTGCTTGGATCGTGGGCAGTTGAAATTGTGGGGTATGTCGGATCGAGAAAACGTGGAAAATCTTTCTACAAGAAAATGCCTACTATGATGCTTCTTCGTCCGTGGCGCAAGAACACAGACTGCTCGATGATTATCAGGCTAAGTCTATTTAAGAAGCTGATCCGCTGGTACAACACAGAAATTTAATGGTGCAGGCGGAGGGATTCGAACCCCCAACGTCACTAAGTGATCCGGTTTTACGGACCGGCACAGCCAACCGTATCTGACTCGCCTGCACAATTTGGCGGAGAGAGTGAGATTCGAACTCACGGAACCTTTCGGTTCGTCGGTTTTCAAGACCGGTGCCTTAAACCACTCGGCCATCTCTCCGAACTGGCGGATAGGGTGGGATTTCAACCCACGGTGCCCGAAGGCACGTACGCTTTCGAGGCGTGTGCAATAAAGCAGACTCTGCCACCTATCCAAACTCTGGACTCTACGAGTCCTGAACGATTCTGCCGCCGACCTCTTCAATCAGTGACAGCACCGTTGCCCAAACTTCTGGCATTGCTTCCTCAGCTTCTTTCTCAGTTGCGTATCGCGTCGCGTATTTGAACGTCTTGTACTTGTCGCGATAAACCAGCGACCACTTGCCATCGCTGTCTTGCTCCGAAGAGAAAGTGATTATGTCTTCAGCCATTACTTGACTCTATCAAACTGGCGGAAGGGGCAGGATTCGAACCCGCACACGCTTTCACGTGAGCCGCATTTCCAATGCGGGGCGATACCATTCCGCTCACCCTTCCAAACTTATGGCATAAGATTGCCATTCTTATGCCCAAACTGGAGGAGACGGCGCGACTCGAACGCGCACAGCCCGAAGGCTTTGGCAGGTTAGCAACCTGCTGGATTAACCATTTTCCTACGTCTCCAAAACTCTCTGGTACTCACCATGACGGGACTTGAACCCGCAAGGTCGATGTTGCTCCGTGAAACACGTTTGCCATTGTTCTGACTCTCGTCGCTTTCGCCACATGGCAAGTACCAGAACTTGGTGCCGTCGAGGGGGCTCGAACCCCTATGCTTTCGCGGCGCGTTTTGAGTGCGCTGTGTATTCCAATTCCACCACGACGGCATAAAAATCATGCTGATTACGCATAATTTTTATTCAAACTTTGGTGGCCCCGAAGGGACTCGAACCCTTACGCCCGTGGGCATTGGTGCCTAAGGCCAACGCGTCTTCCAATTCCGCCACGGAGCCACTACTCAACTTCAACTTGGTGGGGACGGAGGGAATCGAACCCTCACGATTTCTCACTACGCCCTGAACGTAGCGCGTCTGCCAATTCCGCCACGTCCCCACATTGCTGTACAGAAGGAAGGACTCGAACCTTCACGCTCTTTAAGTGTGCCTAGCACACCGCAGAGCACACGCGTGCGCGTCTGCCAGTTTCGCCACTTCCGTACAACTTTGGTGCCCGGAGCCGGACTTGAACCGGCACGCTTGCGCGCTACCCCCTCAAGATAGTGTGTCTGCCAATTCCACCATCCGGGCAAAACTAATCTTGGAGTACCGGGCGAGAATCGAACTCGCGAATAACGGTTTTGCGGACCGCTCCCTTAGCCACTTGGGTACCGGTACATGGTGCGGGATAGGGGACTTGAACCCCTACGGTTGCCCGATGGATTTTAAGTCCACTGCGTCTTCCAATTCCGCCAATCCCGCAAACTAAAAGCCCCCAGTCGCTTGGCGTCTGAGGGCTCATCTTTCTGAAATTCGCTGAAGCTTATATCCCGCGATCCAGAAAAGGCGAGCCCATCCTCAGTAATGAGGAATAGAGTCGCGAACTGGACAAGCAAAGCTTCATAACGTTTTTCATGCTCTCACGGTCGCAAATACCTGTCAAGAACTTTCTTCATCTGAGTTTTCGTCGCCGGAGACCGATTGATCCCCTTCTTCGCACCGGGGCAATTTAAGCTCGTCATTTACTGCATTGGCGAAATCTCTGGCGCTGCAGTTCACGACGTGCGGTTCAAGAGCGCTCTGACCGACAAGCCACACGTTGCAGGTGTCGTCGTCGATCTTTTTCACGCGAGCAATGTGCTCCGGCGCAATAAAGTCGTCCTTCATCATCTCGATCATGGCGATAGTATAGGACAGGATGCGAAAAGAGACGAAGCAGGAACGCGCTGCATGGTCGAAATACTTTGGGCTCGACGTGAAAAAGCCGTCGAAATACGGCAACGAGCGTACGGGTAGATACGCTTCCGGCCACGAAGCAAAGGTAGCGGCCAACCTATGGGCGCTCGCCGAGGCGGGGAAAATCACAAACCTCAGGGAACAGGTGCCCTTCGAATTGGTGCCCGGGCGTGATGATGTACGCGCAATTTCCTATGTGGCAGACTTCACATTTTTTGAAGACGGCAGGCTCCGTGTGTGCGATGCCAAAGGGTACAAGAAAAACGCGGTGTACAAAATCAAAAAAAAGATGATGTACCTTATCCACGGGATTCGAATCGAAGAGTTGTAATTTTTCTTTGCATAGTCTGATCCTCTGCGCTATCGTTGATCGCATGGCCGCAAATAAGAGAATCCCCCTGCTCATAATTTCAGATGCTGTATCCGGTCCGACCGGTCTCGGGAGAATCGCCAGAGACTTAGCCTTCGGTATTCATCGAAGACTCAACGATGTTTTCAGGATAGCGACCTTCGGTTATGGCGCACCAATGGATTGCAGGCTAGGCTTTCCACAAATCACGGCAGAGGGCGTCGATGATTTTGTTTGTCCGACTCTTCCGGAAGCGTGGCATAACTTCGCTGGAGACGAACGAGGAATCGTACTCTGCATCTGGGACCCAAGCCGTCTGTCATGGATCGCCGTTCCTGATGGCTCCCCTCAGTTGAAGGAGGAGAAATACTTTCCCCTGAGGCAATGGCTCGAAAACGCTCCTTTCGAGAAATGGATTTACTGCCCACTCGATGCATCAGGCCCGAATGACCTCCTGACTTTTCCGATCATGAAGACGTTGCGGGGATTTGATCGCATACTCGCCTACAGCGAGTGGGGCCGCAACATCATCGAACGCACGATAAGTCAGCCAGAGTCCGAACTTCGGAATCTCGACCAGCTTCCTCATGGGATCGACGGGGGAGTGTTTTCGCGGTCTCCCAACCGAGCACTGATTCGCTCTGTGTTTCCCACTTTAGTCAAGGTGAAGTCGGATGAATATAAGTATCGCTCGATCAAGCCAGATGAAGTCTTAATAGGAATCGTCGCAACAAACCAATCGCGAAAGGACTGGGCTCTCGGCATCGAGACGGTTGCGATCCTTTCTAAAGCAATGAAAGTCCGGCTCTGGATTCACACCGACACCATCAATCGAAACTGGGATATCGATACACTCCTCGTCGATTACGCCCTGCGGGGTGAGCACACAATGGTGACCACCGGATATCTCCCAGATGACGCCATGGCGGAGGCGTACTCTGCTTGCGACGTCACGCTCGGCATCGGTCCCGAGGGATTCGGTTTTCCGATCTTTGAATCGTTGTTTTGTGGCACGCCGTGTGTACATGGCAACTATGGCGGCGCGCCAGAACACATGCAACCTTCCATGCTCGTTGAGCCCTATGCTTTCCGCTACGAAGGCGCGTACTCACAGAAACGTCCAGTCTATCGAGCGCAGGATTTCGCTGACGCCGTGGCACGTGTTGTCGGCAGTCGTGCAGACAGGCCGGAGCATCTCGATTGGAGAAACCTATGGCCGCGATGGGAGGCATGGTTTCGCGGTGCGGCGAAGGACTTGGAGGCGAAATGAGTGAGAAAAAGTATGTTGTGCCCGAGGGGATGCTGAAAGCGGCTTCAGATCAATACCATAAGGACGATGAAGACGGCGGAGGATCGGTACTGAAGGTTCTTGAAGCCGCCGTGCGCTGGCTGGCCGAGAACCCGATGGTTCCGAACCTCCAACAGGCACAGGAATTATCCACAATTGCTGAGGAATCTTCGGTTTCCAAGGCTGCACAGGTGTGGCAGAGCTGGATGTTCCTTGCGCCTAAGTTTGAAGGGGTTCCAGCGTGGATGATGGAGCTGGAGAACCACGTTGCAGAGTACGGTGGTATAACCCGCGTGCCCCTTAAGGATACGGAAGTGCCTGCCGAGAAGTCTGAATTAAAAGTTCCGGAAGAATTGGAGCAGTACATATGGCGCGCCGAGGATATTGATGGGCTGAATCCATCACTGCGAAAATTGCATAATACCCAGATTCTTCGTGTTTATACCATTGTCCAAAAGCACGTCGATGCGTTTATCGCTCAACTGAGATCAAACTTTGGCTAATAAGAAAAGTAATGCTCAACATCGACATTCCGGCTTTCGATCCTGCTCCGAAGCGTGGCGATCTCGTTCACACGAATGTCGGTAATAAGCGAGAGCGCACGTGGCTGGTGCTTAAAGCACAAAGAGTGAAAAGGAACCAAGCTAATTCAACAACGATTAGGTACAAGGTGCACTTGGCTCGGTGGTGGGAATTAAATCCGAAACTCAGACTCGCTCTCTATCGCAGCGCAGAGCGGAATGGCGGTCAGCGAGTGATTCACTTCAAGCCCTATCCGGTGCGGTCGAAGAAGAAGACGTTTGAACAGTATATGGGGGGATGGTGATGGGAGATACAACCAAAATTGCGTGGACCGACAGCACGTTTAATCCGTGGTGGGGTTGCACAAAAGTATCTCCCGGCTGCGACAACTGTTACGCCGAGGCTCTCGATGCGCGATGGGGTGAACCTCACTGGGGGAAGAAAGTTCCGCGCCGCGTCTTTGGGGATAAGCACTGGAACGAGCCTTTCAAGTGGAACCGCGACGCACAAGCTGCCGGAGTGCAGCGAAAGGTATTCTGTGCATCGATGGCTGACGTGATGGATGACGAAGCTCCGGAAGGTCAGCGTGAGCGGCTATGGGAGTTGATCGACCGAACCCCGTATCTCATCTGGCAGTTACTGACAAAACGCCCTCAGCGCTACAACAGATACTTGCCACAATCTTTCGCCCACAACAATGTATGGCTTGGAATGTCGGCGGAAAATCAGGAATTTTACGACGTTCGCTGGCCTGCTCTGCGACTCGTGGCGCTCGATTACGAACTCGTCAGCTTTGTCAGTTACGAACCAGCGCTCGGTCCCTTATCCATGGATAAGTGGGCCGAGAATGCTCCCAATGATGACGCGGCTGATTTTCCGGACTGGCTCATCTGTGGCGGCGAAAGCGGCAATGGACGGAGGCTTATGGAGCAGACGTGGGCCGAAAAACTTCATGAAGAAGCCACCCACGCTGGTGTAAAGTTTTTCATGAAACAGTTGAGTGCGAGAACTCCGGAGGAAGGGGCGAAGCTTATCCCTGCCCATCTCCTTATCCGCGAATTCCCACAAACCGAACTAAACAAGGAGACCGAACCGTGAGATCAATAACACTAGCAGTTCTTTTTTTTGTGATGGCGATGCCTATCGCTGTATGCGAGGATAAAGATGTCAAACCGACACCACCTGCAGCAGCTAAAGAAGCGGATAAAGCTCCAGCCGTTACCGATGCCATGAAATTGGCATACTTTAAGGCACTCGCCCGTAAGCAGGATGCGCAAAATTCATTAGAGCAGGCGCAAAAGTACATGCAGGAAGCAAACGTCAAATTTCAACAAGCCGTCCAAGATATTACGAAGACTTGCGGTGAGAAATACGTGGCTCAGTTCGACGCACAGGGTGATCCAGCGTGTGTCTTGAAGCCGGTAACGCCGAAGTCCGCAGACAAGAAATAGGGCGCATATGAAAGAGCATCCAATACTCTTCACTCCGGACAATATCCGCGCGATCCTCGATGACAAAAAGACACAGACGAGGCGGCTGATTAAGCCGCAGCCCACAAAATGGCATATGGTCAAGCGCGAGCCGTTTCATTTCGACGCTGTTGACATGCCTCGCGTCTGGAGCCCTCTGTCTGACCATTCTGAGGATCGCGTCTGTCCATATGAGATTGGCGACCGTTTGTGGGTTCGTGAGCGGTATGCGCATTTTTTTAAGGGCAACGACCCGAGCGCCTGCAAGTATCTTGCCGATGCCGGGACGCCACGCTGGCCGCAGGCGTATAGCAAGGAAAATGCTCTTGAATCTTGGCGCGGACAGTGGAAGAGTGCTCTATTCATGCCGAAATGGGCCGCACGTATCTGGCTTGATATCACTGACGTGAGAGTGCAGCGGGTGCAAGAGATCAGCCACGAAGACGCCATCGCAGAAAATTGTCACGGCTATGGTTGGGTTTCGCAGAGCCCATATGTCAGCGGTCCACATACTGATGACGGGAAACTACCACAGGAAGAATATGAGGAACTGTGGGATTCCATCAACGGCAAGACTTACCCGTGGGCGAGTAATCCATGGGTATGGTGCCTGACGTTCAAGAGAGTTGAGGTGTAATGTGGTGAAAAAAATTGAAGTACAGGAAAAGAATGAACTCCGCTGGCCCGATGGCATCAACAGAACTTACATCAAGCTCCGTAAGCCGCAGAATGCGTGGAAAAAGGCAACATGGAAAGGCGGAGTCGAAAAAGTCGGATTGGAACTCTCACGCATGGGCGAAGGGGCCACGTCTGTCTTGATCTGCAGGTCTCCTGACGAACGCACCGATCCCGGCGTGGCGGTATGGTGGACGATGAGAAAAGAGGATTTTTCTTGGCAGCAGGTTCTCGGTTTAGAGAATCCGGCTCCAACATTTGCGCAGATCGATTCCGCATTTCGCGATAAGGCGAAAGGTGTTCACCCTGACCGAAGTGACGGCGGTGACCCGGAAGCGTTCATGCGGCTAAACAAGGCTCGTGATGCGGCAAAGGCGTGGATCAGTGGAACCCATGCCCATGCACACGAGTTTGTGATGGCAATCGACCAGTACACAGAGGCACGATTGAATCTCAACGCCCTTCGGTTGGCATTTTCTTACATTCGCGGACTTGAACGTGTGGGCGCGCCGTCGATTTTGACACAAACACTCGGAGCGTTTCGAGCGAAACTTGTCGCAACTACAGGAGGTTCTAATGAATCACCTTCAGCTTGAAGGAAAGGTAGAAAGGCAGAGAAGTGAAGAAGACCTCGGACTAATCAATGAAGGATTACGAGCGCGAGTTCGGAGCTTAGAAGAGGAACTTCGAGTAGAGCGCGCCAAAAATACGAGCGCCTATAAAGGGCTACAACAGTTACAGGCGATCCTCTCGCCTTTATATGTGGCTCTTCAAAGAATCTTCGGCGAAATTGAAACGATTGGTATATCCGAAAATGTTGTGGCCCATGGATTACAAAAAAGCGCTGCGTGGGAAGCGTGGAAGCAAAAACTTGGTGGCCTACCGGCAAAGGCGATAGATGTACTCCTGCTACACGGGGAAATGAATCGGACCCAATTAAGGATTCAGGTCGGTTGCGCAACACGAAGCGTTACAGACATTGTCTACAAGTTAAATCAAGCCGGTCTCATCAACAAAAATGGTGGCAAAATCAGTCTGAAAGAGCTCTAGCGTTATGGCCTCAATACCGGAACCTGCAGATCGCAACAAATCCGAACTGACACATCGAGTGACTCTGGCCGCACACCAGTGGCTTGAGAACCACGGCTTCAAACCCGTCGAGGAAGAAGTCGGAATGCCATGGACCGACGTCAACGAAAAAGGCTGGATCGCCGATATTGCGGGAGTGATCGTTCCGACGCAGACAGAACTGATCGAGATGAAATTCTTACCGCGTCCACCCAGATACCCATACGGCAGAAACGATGACGATTACCAAGTGAAGTACGCCGCGTGGAAAGCTCTCTATAAGCCTCTTGATCGACGTATGACCTGTCTGGTCGAAGTAAAGACATCGCGAGCAGACTTTATGGGTGACAGAAAATGGAAGATGACGCCACCTACCGATCTGGCCTACGTTGCCATGCCTCCCGGTATTGTCAAACAAGACGAGTGGCCTGAAGGGTGGGGAATCCTCGAACTCCGAGGTGATCTGGTAGCGCAGGTGCGAACCCCAACTCCGCGACAGGCTACCGATAAAGAGCATTTTTTCGTGGTGTATAACCTAGCAGTTCGCTGCGATCATCGAACAAGACACCTGCAGAGCCGGATATCTGCCAAGGAGTACCGCGCGGAGGCCACAGAACGTACTTCCGTGGATCGCATTGACAAGATCATTTATGCTGTTCGCGATATTGTTTCTCGAAAAGCGAAGTGGTCCAATGAGCCGCTGAAGTCAGTCGAAACAGCATTCAGGCAAAATGGCATTCGGCATTTCACAGATCGTCACCTCGAAGAACTTTCGAAGTTATTCAAGATGCCAGCGAGGGATAACATCAATGAGTAGGCCGTTTTTCTCGATCATCACACCAACGCTTCAAAGAGAGAGCTTGTTGCTCACCTGCGAGTCTGTCAATCAGCAAACCTACAAAGACTGGCAGCACATTGTGGTTGTCGATTGCGAGACGCTTGATCTCGATCTGATCGAGAAGATCAAACACCCCCAACGAGTCATTGCTCAATGTCCAGTTCCGCACAAGAACGGCGGGAACACGTGTCGTCACAATGGATGGACGCTGGCAAAAGGGGAATACGTCCAATATCTGGACGATGATAACTATCTTGCTGATGAAGAGGTCCTTGAGGCAATTCACAATGCGCTGCTCTGGAAGGGGTTCCCGCTCGTCGCCTTCTTTCCCATCCTTCGCCTTGGCAGTATTTTCTTTCCTGACGGCGCGCCGCGACTCTGTCACGTCGACACGGCGAATCTCATCGTCGCCAAAGAAGTAGGGCAGTGGCCGGATATCCCCGACTATACTTCAGACGGCATCTTCATCGAACATCTCGTGCACGCACATCCTTACGCGTCTTTTGAATCTTTCAACCCAATCATCGTAATGCCGGTCATCAGTGGCGGAAAATAATGCCTTTCAACCCCTCATGGATAAAGAAACTTCGCGAACATGGCGACCAGCGGTGCAAGCTGTGTGGACACAGCGGTTACGCTCACGGCGAGTATGGTTGCATTGCTTATCGTGAAGGCACTCCCACGCGGATGGCAGGGAAATTTCGTGTTGTGGTCCTGCCAGAAGGAGCTAAATTTTCCGACTACTACTGCGGTTGCAAAAATCCAGAGCTTTGCAAAACAAGAGAAGAAATTGTGAATGGAGAGTCGAATGAACCCGGTACTGATCCTCACGCATAACTGCCTTGAGTTGACCAAGCGATGCGTCGAAAGCATCCGCAACCAAGACATCCAGACAGAAATCATGATTTACGACAACGGGTCCACAGATAGCACCGAAGAGTGGCTCGCCGACGAGATGAACAGCCACTATGCCAACGCGATTCTCCTTCACGAAAACAAAGGTGTGTCCGTCTGTTGGAATAGCGGGTTGAATTACCTATTCAACGGGCCACGCTACGAGCATGTGCTTGTCATCAACAACGACACGACGCTGCCGCCGTGGTTTTACCGCAGGCTACTCGAACTCAACCTTCCTTTTGTCACTGGAGTCAGCGTGGGCTCACACGAGGAGATTGCGACCGAGCCCACGGAATTGAACCCTATCGAAGCTCCTGACTTTAGCGCCTACCTGATTCGAAAAGCGGCGTGGGATCGTATTGGCAGATTTGATGAGCACATGGTCATGTACTGCCAAGACCTCGACTATCACATTCGCGCTTGGCGCGCCGGGATTCATCTGATGAATGCGCAGTTGCCGTTCTATCACGAGAGAAGCTCTACTTTGAAGCAGGCCGACCCCAGAGAACGGCGATTGATCGAAATGCGCGCCGACGCCGACCGTGAAATTCTCAGGGAGAAGTGGGGATGTTTCGACCAAGGGCCAACCTACAAGGCCCAGTTCGCGCAGGAATTATTCGGAACAGACCAAGGACAAGCACATGAATGATTTGATCGTTGTAGCCGGTGCCACGCATCGCGAAGGCTTCATTGACGAGTACGAGCAGCAACTGAAAGCTGCGGGGATCGAGTTTCATCTCGAACCGCTGCACAATCTCCCTGCGGGTGCAAACAGCATCACAATGAGGCGTCGAATCGAGTACATCCGCAGCATCGCGACGCGTTTCAAGGACTACAAAAATCTTGTCATGACGGATGCGTGGGATGTGCTCTTCTATGGCGACAGAGATGCCGCCATGGCCAAGATTCCGGACACGATGCTTGTTTCTGCAGAGCGCAATTGCTATCCAGAGCCTAACCTGATGCCGCGCTTCATGAGCACCAGCCCATGGCGCTTTGCCAACAATGGGATGATTGCCGGTTACCCGGAATACATTCTGCATTGGCTTGAATGGGCCGAACAGATGCCGGACCTTGAGATACTCGATCAGGCTTGGTTCAATCGACGTGCCGCAGAAAACTCTGACTGCGTCGCGTTCGATGAAGTCACGAATCTGTTTTATGTTGTCTCAGCGACGCAGGAGGATGGCGCGTTGCAGTTCAAAAACGGCCTGCCGTGGAATAGCCGTTATGATACCTACCCGAATTTCCTCCATTTTTCTGGAAAATGCCCCGATGATCGGTTCCGAGCTTTGTTAAAAGGCGAACTCGGAGCACTTTAGCCTTTACCGGGTTTTCTGGAAATGCAATCATAGCCATGAGGTCCCCCTCCTCATGAAGATTTGCCTCGTCACGCCGCCGAGCCCGTTTCTCTTAGATCAACGAGTTTTTGTGTCTCTTGGAATTTTGAAAGTTGGCGCGGCTCTTGAGCAGGCTGGAATCACAGTAGACCACCTCGATCTAACAGGAGTAGCGAACTATGAGGATGTTGCGAAAGATTATCAAGGCTCCAAAACATTTGCCATTACGGCGACGACCCCGCAAATCCCCGCTGCAGTCAAGGTGCGTCGAGTGCTTCCGACTGACAGTAAGACGATTCTTGGTGGACCGCACGCTACGCTCGTTCATGCGGCGGCAAAGCGAGGAAACGGACGTGCTCGAAAAGCTTTGGAAGAACTCCTAAACGAGTTCGACGTTGTTGTTGCAGGAGACGGCGAGAAAGCCATCTTCGAAGCAATTCACACGCGCGGCCTTGTCGATGCCGACGATCCGAAATCTGTACTCTGGCAAACTTCAAAGGATTTTACAGAGAGCCCGTGGCCAGCGAGGCATCTAATCGACATGGACAGCTACCATTACACGATTGATGGGGAGCGCGCAGCGCACGTAGTTGGGCAACTTGGATGCCCAATGAAATGCACCTTTTGCTCGGGCCGTAACTCGCCAATGCTTAGGCAGATTCGTTTGCGTACCCCGGAAAATATTATTGCCGAAGCAATGCACTTGTATACCACTTACGGCTTTAAGGGTATCAACTACTTTGACGATGAACTCAATATCAATCGTGAAATGTTAACGCTCATGCGTGGAATGAGAGATAAGGCAAAGTCCATCGGAATCGAATGGCGACTGCGTGGGTTTATCAAATCCGAATTGTTCACTGAGGAGCAGGCTCAAGCAATGTATGAAGCAGGCTTTCGATGGATACTTGTTGGATTTGAAAGTGGTTCTGACCGAATCCTTACGAATATACAAAAGAACGCTACACAGGCACAAAACTCTCGATGCATGGAGATTGCACACGCTCATGGCTTGAAGGTTAAAGCACTAATGAGCCTAGGACATGCTGGAGAATCGCGCGAGACGTCTATGCATACTTACGAGTGGCTTCTAAAAACCAAGCCGGACGATCTCGACGTCACCGTCATCACGCCGTATCCCGGAAGTCCCTACTGGGATGAAGCGATTCACTTGAGCGACAATAAGTGGTGCTACACTTCCCAAAAAACTGGCGACCGGCTTTATATGGAAGAAGTCGATTTCACTCAAACTGCAGATTATTACAAGGGGGTCATGGGTAGTTATGTTAGTCATGTCTGGTCCGATTACTTGACCCCCAGTGAATTGGTGGAGCAACGCGACTGGATTGAACTTAATGCAAAAAAAGAGCTAGGAATTTCGATGCCGCCATCTGTGGCTGCAAAGCTCTACGACCACTCCATGGGAATGAGTCCACAAATCCTACGAAGTTCTCTGTGAGGGACTATGTTTGGGTTCAAGAAAAAGAAACCGATTCCAGAAGCGGGAACTCGCTTCGTTCGCAACTCGGCTGAGGCGGCGCGCCGCGAGGGCTTCTACATCCCCGACAGCGAAATCGGTGTCTCCGGATCGCCATCCCATGAGAAAACAGCCAAGGGTCCGCTCGATGACGTGCCGACCGGCCAGTGCTACCGCAGACAGCAGATCGCCACTCTTCTGCAGGCGCTGTTCCCGAATTTTAACTGCTGTGGCCGGTGCCAGCTTCCATGGGCCATCGTCAAGCCACACACAACCATGATCTCCCCGGCCAGCGGGATGTTCCCGCTCTGCGAAGACTGCTGGCGCGAGCTTCAGAGCCCGGAACACCGGTTGCCATACTACCGGGAGATTTTCTCGGGTCGGCGCTACGGCAATGTCGAGGCCAATGAGGCTGACTGGCGGATTATCGAAACCGCCGTCATGTGTGAGCCCATCCCGGGTCTGACAGCGCAGAGTTTCCAACAGATGAACTGAATTCTACCCTTGCAACGCCAGCGGCGAGTGGTTATTCTCGCTCACATGACAGATTCTCTCTCAGAAACACCCCGCCAGAAGCCACAGCAGGCCCGTGGAGCGCGTTCCAAGCGCCGGACGGCCCGGAATAATCAGTCTCTCGCCGTCGCCGTCAGGGCGGTAGAGAAGCGGCTGACGGCGGCATTGAAGGAAAGAGATGGAGCCGCCCGGGACTGGTCCGTCGTGAGCGCAAAGCTGACCCAGATCGGCGGAGTCTACAACGCCCGGGATGCCGAGGTGAAGTCCTTGGTCAACACCCTCGCTGTTTTGCGTGGGCAGCAACAGCCGATGGGCTATCCCCCGGGGGCATCCCCTGCTCTGCAATACCCGAGCCCTCGACAGGTGACGATGGAGCAGGTCATGTCCGACCATTACATCGCACCGCAACCCCCGCCGCTACAACCACTCGTGCCGTCTGCTGCTCTGGCTCCGAGTCCATACAACGTGCCTATCCCCGAGCTTCCGTTTACTCCCGGTCGTGGCGGTGGAGCAGCCATGGACACAGCCTTGGCTGCTCCAGAGGCCGACGAAGATGAGCACCTGAAAGCCAGCGAAATGAACTCGGGGCAGTGGGTGTAAGCTCTACTCGATCCTCACAAATCCTTGGCGGGAGTTAGGCTCCTCGTTTTTGTGGCAGGGAACTCTGAAAAAACAGGGAGAAGGCCAGTCACAGGTTGTCAAATTCTGATCTGGCTTATCTTCCATTCCGTCGATTATTTCGAGTTTGCGGATCGCGAGATCAATGATCTTTTGGCGAGCGACCTTCTCTGGCACGGGAACGTCCACCTTGAAGCAGCAATCCTTCAAGATATCGTCCTCTAGCATGGCCTGTAGCCATTCGTCAGTAGTGATGTCGTCGAAGTCCTCGCGCCAGACTTCTTTCCATGTGGATTTGAATGGCTGCTCGATCTGATTTTTCTTTCGAAACCTGAGCTTCTTGTTGACCGGGTGGCGGAGGCCATGCGTCCACCAACTATGGCGCTTGCCGCTTCTGCTCTGGCCGATCACGCACACCACCTGCTGCATCGGTAGGCCGTGGATACAAACTTCGCCAAGAGTACGCCACCCGCGTACCTCTGAATAATGCCGGTCGTCGGACCAGTTGCTAGCAAGAACGACGCGGCGCAGATGCGATCCATCCGGCGACAAGAAAGCCTCAGACTTCCACGTCGCTGTCGATGAAAGTTCGACACGACCGGGAACCTTCCAAGGCACGTCGCCTTTTTTTCTGACGGCTGTGGCCATGATGTCGGCAAGGGCAGCAAGATGGACGACCTGAGCGTAGACGTCGTAGTGGTCGGTCAGGAGACCGGGTTCCGCGCCAAAGCTGTAAACCTGCTCACCTGCGCACTGTCCATGATCTGGACGAGGGGTTGTCAGACCGGCGCGGAGACCTTCATGGAGTATGCCGATCTCGTCAAACTTAGCGCGCCGCCAATCTCTTGCGAAATGGGCGGCGCAGGGACAGCGTTCGAGTGTGGTGAGAATTTGCGGCGAGCTTTCCATCGGATTACGCTGTGTGGATTTTAATGCTTCTCACTTTCCACGGTTTCAATTTCAGTAATTCCTCTAAGCTCACCTCTCTTGCGTTCGCCGCGAGCTTCCCGCTCGGACTTGTGGGTGTGCTGGTTGGACTCTGCTTCTTCGAGGTCTGATCCTGTGCCATAGCTGAAGTCAACCCCCTTGAGTTGTAGCCTTCTCCCGTCGTCGAGCGTCACGTCGAACACCGTATTTCTCAGAATCTCCCGGGCTTTCTCAAGCTTCTCTTTCATTTCATCCTGCGAGTCGCCGCGATAGAGGAATTCGTCGCCCTTCTCGTGGTAAGCCTGCAGGCCGACTTGCTTGAGCGCATCAGCTTTGGCGCGCAGCAGAGCATTGCCTTTTTCGTATCCAAATCTATCATTAAACGCCTTCAACGCGTCGGCATCCGACCGGCCAATTGCAGCAGCCGGGTAGTCCATCTGGTCCTCATCGAAGGAGCGGCGATTGGGAAGATCGACAGTCTCGCTGGTGAGAAGGACTCTCCTCATCTCCTCCGGCGTCATCTCTGAGATTCTCTTTCGCAGACCGCTATTGCGGCGACGGTCGTTGCCGATGACGGGATCGAGGGATGGGTTCCTCTGCTCTGCCTCCTGCTTCAGCGATCTGATCTGGTCCAGAGGAGACTTCCCTTCCTGCGTTTCCGCTTCGATAGCTGATGCATCGCGCCGGAACATCGGCACACCTTCACGCTGAAGGGACTGACGCATCTCTGGCGTGATCGGCAGGTATGGTACCGTTTTTTCGGCGGTATTTCCTGATGGTTCGCGTCGAAATAAGATGTTGCCGGTTGTTGAATCAAACGTTCCACGATTTCCGATTGCGCTTTTAATCTGATCCGGTCTAAAAGCCACATATTCAGTTCCATCTGTAGACTCAAATATCAACCCATCATGTCCCGCTGCCTTGGCTCTATCAATATAGTCTTGCCTTTCGTCATCGTTCGCGAAGTTTTCGAGGATTTCCGATTTACTAAATCCGCTTCTTGGCGCAGCCTTTTCTATGAGTGGGTTTCTGATGGATAAATACGCCGGAATCAGTCTTGCCCCACGTCTTTTTTTGGCAAAACCTCCTGCTAATTCCGGATTATCCGTGAAAAAAAATCCAAAATTAGAAATGGGAGTAGATTTCCCCGGGTGATGGCCAGTTTCAAACTCTGAAAAATCTTTACCGTATGTACCGTGATAAACAATCTTTGGCTGGTTGTACTCATCGACTACTTTGGATTCGCCAAACCAGTTTCTAAACTCTGAAGACTTAGTTTGTTGGCGATTGAAGGCTGGCTCTGGCGTTGCTCCAGTAATTGGAGGAGTGCCTGCTTGCCGCCCTTCTGGTACGCCTCGAACGTTTCCTTGAGTTGCTGTTCTGTCGGTACCACGATGTTCTTCATCAATGACCTCCTGTAGATGTTTTGCAAGGCCCCTTGTGCGCTCAAGTGTTGAAAGAGCATTCGGGCCATGCTGCTGAACAACCGCGTCAAAATATTGCGACAGGAACTGGACTGCATCTGCCGGAGTCGTTCCTTGCAGATCGTTTGCGATATACCGCGCTGCAGCCTCGCTTACAAACACTGGATTCGAGGAAGGTCCGTATACGCTATTCAGGTGATCCCTCATCGGCTTTGGCACTGCGCTTGCCAACTGAGAGAATGCTTGCGGTGTAAGATGATTCATCACATCGCGGTTTTGCGATAAGCTTCGTTGCCACGAGTGAATCTTTTCCTCGCGAAGTACATTTACGGCTTGACCGATTCCGCCGCTGCGGCGAGCAAGAACGGCAGTCTGCTGCGTCGACGCATCGTTGGCTTTTTTAAGAAGTTCCCGCACGTGAGCCCAGTCCGCATACTTCTGCGGGTGCTCCATCGTCGAGAGCTTCATAAACTCCGGATCGATGCGAACGTTCTCTCCGAGGACTGTGTGTGGATTTAATACTTCCGGGTGAGCCGCACGCATGTAGTTATGCCACGCCTTCGGCTGGAGCCAGATTGTCGGCACTCCATCTTTACCCATGCGTACTTCGCCCACTGGATTTGAGTGAACGATGCGGCTGTTGAAGCGTTCTGGAACGCTAGCTTCCCCAATTAGATTCGATGAAAGTTTTGGCGCGCTCTCACCGATCTTTCCTGTCGCATACAACCCAATCAGGGAACCGAGTAGGTTGTCTTGCGCCATACGCTGATCGACCTTGGCGTCTTCTTGATACTGCTGATACAGGCCAGCGGGAATTTGGCCCGGATCGAGAGCGCCAACTAGCGCGCCTTGAGTCTGGCCGGTTGCATCAGTGTAAGCGCTCTTGGCAAGATCGACGACGAAACTGGGAGCACCGACATAGATTGCGCGCTCGACCGCCTTCATCGTGTTTGCGATAGGATCGCCACCGGGCTTCGACGCAAGCGACCGCTGCACGTAGTCAGTGGCCCGCGACAAGCCAATCGGCTTCGCAGCCTTCAGATCATTTGTGTAGCGATTTTTTTCATCGCCATTGAACCAAATGTAGCCCTTTTGGAAAGCTTGAGGAATACTGCTGAATGGAACTTGGACGGCTTGCGGATTCTTGGCATCTCCGCCAAACATCGCGTACGTTCCTTCGTTCTGATTGTTCTGAAACTCTGGCGCAGGTAGCTGCGGCCAAGTGCCCTTGTATTCCTTGAGTTTCTTTTCAATTTCGGTCGGCTGAGTCTTTGATATTTCGACAGTCTTTTCTACTTCAGCGTCCGGGGTTTTCGAAACATCCGCAATGAAGTGAGGCGAAGCCTTGTGAATACGACTATCGTTTGGTTTGGAGCGAAACTCCTTGATGACAGACGCTACCTGCTCGTCCGGCATCGTCGCAGGGAAGGCAACAATGCCAAGATCGTTGACCTTGACGAGTTTGTTCTGATTTGGCATTACACTGCAACGATTGTACCCGTCTTCTCATCGAAGACATGCGTAACACTTGGCGGAAGGTTAATCGATTGCGGCCCGACCGTATATGCTCCAGCATCTGGCTCCGGTTCTGGATTATAAAGCGCCGGTTGTGGACTCGAACTGCCTCCGGTCGGTGTCGCCTGCTGCGATTGAATTTGCCGCCAGTATTGCGCCGCCTTTTGTTTAAGTTCCTCAGGCGTCGTCTGCTGTGCACCGGCAGTACCGGAAACGAACGCACGAAAAATGGGCGATACTGGAATCTTCCTTTTATCTGCCGCATCAAGAATCGCCTTCATGTCTTCTGTGAAAAGCGCTTTCTGCTCTGGAGGGAGTTTCGACCACATCTCAGCATCTTTTGGAGTGATCTGTGAGAGCCACGCCTTCACCGCAGGCTTCTCAACAAGGTTTGCAATAATCTGCGATCCAGCGAGTACAACTCCACCGGCAGCAAGGCCACCAATTGCCGCTTCACCGGCACCTGTCGCGCCAGCGCGAGTGAATAGCTCGATCACTGCAAAAGGCAAGCCGGTGAGTGTCGCATACATCGCGCGGCGTAAACCAGTCTTCCTGAGTTCTCTTGCTTGCGCCCGGATTCTTTTCTCTTTTTCTTTGGTGATATCTTCGCCGGAAATAGTTTTTTGTGGAGGTGGTTCGTTCGATGGTTCCTCGGGCACGGGCACACGTTCCGGCTGCTTCACTTCTTCAATAGCGGCACCAGCCGCAGGCATCTGCGGCTCAGGTTTCAAAGCATATCCAGAACGCAGATCGCCTACGGTCGGAAGCTGGTACACCGGATTCGGTTTGAGATTGTAGCCGGGGCGCAGATCGCCTACGGTCGGAGGCGGTGGTACCTGCTGAATCGATTTGCGAAGCTGGTCTTCTGTCTTCATTGCCTTCAATGCTTCGCGGCGCGCCTTGACTTTCTTGTACGCCTCGACAAGCTCCGGAGATAATTTCGCCGCGCCAGCCAAGCGCTCTTCCTCCTCACGCTCCTTGAACTCCTCAGGGTTGGCTCCCTTCTGGCGAATCTTATCGAGCGTCTTCGGCGACGGGCGCTCGCGCCCAAATGCTTCCTGATAGTCAATCGTAGCTTTGCGCGCCGAATCGAGAAGCGACGCAGCGCCATGTGCCGCCGACTCAGTTGTGACGACGCCACGAAGAGCAGCCTGTATCTGCTTCATCTCGCCAAGCAGCGGGCCTTCGTAGCGGCCTTTGGCGATATTTCTTCCAATGATCGATTGAGCGCGCTGAATAATTTTCAGCGGTATCGTTCCACCACCCTGCGGATTGAGATCAATTGGCTCTGGCTGGAAGCCGTTTGAAGAGGTGATCTGATCGATGATAGCTCTTCTATCTGGTGGCAAATCCCAGTAATCGCCAGTGTAGCCTTGTTGCGCCATGACAACTTTGCGATCCTGTGCAAACAAGGAATCCGGCTCAACATCAGCCGGGTCAGGAGTAAGTTGAGACATCGCACGACGAGCTTCAGGAGATACGTCCAGAATCGGCTTCAGTTTTGCCTGAACAGGTCCGATATCAACCGGAACCTCATCCATCTTTTTATGCCACGGTTCCCACGCAGCATTCTCCGCATCCTTCGCTTTAGCCTTTTCCGCATCTTCTTTGGCGTAGTATTCTTCTGTCTCTTTTTCGAGAGCATCTTCTTCGGCACGACGCATCTCCAGCAGATGCTCTGCGGCCTTGTTCTCGTCTTCAATGCGGCTGCGCTCGGCGTCGTATTTGTCTGTGACCCGCTTGTTGTCGTCGCGGACCTTGTCCAATTCCGACTTATAAGCCTCGGAGGTCTTCTTCCAGACGCGGGCGTTGTGCTCGGCAACGTCGGCAGCTTCTTTGCGGTAATTCTCAACGCCCTGCTTCGCCTTCTGCTTGACGTCGTACTTGTGTCCGATCTCACGACCGCGAGTCTCATGTTCTGCTTCAGCTTTCTTTTGCTTATATGTTTCCTGAGCCTTCGCGTAGTCGTCAGCAGCTTTCTTGCGCGCCGCCTCGTTCTCTTCGGCAACCTTCTCTGCCATTTCGCGAATGTCGCGAGGCGTCGTTTCAGTCACTGCATCCATGGTCGACTTTGGCACACCGAAGGTAAATTTCGCCGTCTTGCCGATAGCGTGCGGCGCTTCGTAGATTGCCACATTGCCTGCGAGCGTTCCGGCTGCACCGGCGACGTCGCCAGTGCCAATCTGCTGGCCGATCTGCTCACCAACCTGCGCGGCCCATGGCCCAACACCGGGCACTGCCGCCGCAAGCGCATGACCGGCAGCAAGCTGGCGATGCTCTTTTGCTTCGCCGTTCGGCGCAAATGAATACCACGGCGTCGCCGCGTTCGCTTTCTTCATCTCATCGACGGCTTGTTGTGCCTGCACAACCGATGGTTGAACGAGAAGCCTATCGAGCACCATGGTTAATCGTCCAAGGATCGGATCGCGCCACTCCGGACTCTCGCCCGGGCCTTCACCCATCATGGCAGCTTCGTGTGGGTTTTGTGGACCCTCAACAATGCCGTGGTAAAGCCCCTTTGCTGCCCCGGAAACGGCTCCTCCTGCGCTTGACAGGAATCGAGACGACGCGCTGGTCTTTTGATCTGTTCCGGACTCTCCGGCGTACACTGTCTGGCCAGCAGTATTGCGTCCAACCGCTTTTACTCCCGGTAGAAGATGTTGGTTGCTGTTTAGCCGTGGGTCAGCGGCAGCATCTTGCGTATATCTTTTGCGCTCGGATGGGTCCATCACATAGCCGATCTTCGACGCACTGCCGATCAGGCTATACGGGACAGAAATGGCTTTGCCACCCTGTCCAACCATCTTGTAGACACCTTCTCCGGTGTGGACGGTAAGGTCTGAAGCGTTTGCGACGTAGCCACCATTGTCGAGCGCGTCTTTCACCTTGCTCTGCGGAACCAACTTCTGCTTTCCATTAGGAGCATTGAAGACAATTGCACGCTCACCACCATTCGCAAGTGCCTTGTCGGCCAGTGAAGACGGGACCTCTTTCACTTTTCCGTCAGGAGAAAAAAACAACATTGTACCGTCAGGCATTAACGCACCCCGGTAGTTGGATTATGGTCGGGGAGTTGCGACCAAAAATCACCGCTCTGCCCTGCTCCTGACCCCTGCGAATTGTCCAGCGAGTCGAGAGCTTGTTTGGCGGCATCGCGTTGCATGTGAACAAAGTCAAGCAGTTGTTTCCGTAGTTCCGGAGATAGTTCGCCATGACCCACCTTGCTCGCCCAACGTTCGGGGGCCTCTGAGATACCACCAGCTTGGAAGACTTGTGCAATCTCCTGTGCATTGACGCGGCCAGCCTCCGAACGAATCAGAGAGAGAACAAACTGGCCGTCAGCTTCCGAGCTTGGCGCTTGAATCCACTTATCCCCCAAAGCTGCGATTCGATTGGCATCCTCGTATGTGTTCTTCGCTTTCGTGTAATCCGGCGTTGCTTTTTTGAAATTAAGGATCACATCGTTCTTCACTTGTGCGCGCGGCTTGTTGCCGATATTTCCAGAAGGGGTGTGCGGTAGACGCGGCGGTGTTGGTGCTCCGCCTGCGCCCTGTGGCGCGCTCGGCGCTGTAGGTGCCGCAGGCGCTGGAACCTGAGGAGAAAGAATTTCGACAGGACTCGACATGCTCGTGAGGTCGATGATATGAACGTTGCCATCACGATCAGGAACCGCGACTTGTCTCGTCGTCGAACGAGCTTTCATCTTGTTCAGCCATGTTTCGAAGCCGGGTTTGTCGGCCATGGTTAACTGATCCATCGTCTTGCCTAGCGAAGCCGCATAAGCATCCCACAAACGGTCGTTCGCCGACATCTTTGTCTGCTTCGGATCGGCGATGAAATTCTGCAGAACTTCTGCCGGTACTTCTTCGCCGGTTTGTGTCTTGTAGGTGCCGTCCTTTTCGTTGTAGAGCAAAGTAACCGGCTGGCCGTTAACTTTTCCGGGCATCTGAATCCACTTGCCGACTTCCTGACTTGGCTTGATACCCAACATGGTTTCAGCAACCATGTCCCGGTACTGCGATCTCCGCTCTTCGGTAGCGTGTGGATAGAGCTTGTCGAACGCCGCCATCTTCTGATCGAGATCGGCCTGCATGTCAGCCGCATTGATGCCGCGTTGAATCGCTGCTGTCTGCGCGGGAGACATTGGTGCGCCTGCCTCAACGCCAGCCGCACCAGCCTTGTCAGCAGCTTGATTCTTCAACATGTGCGCACGCTGGCTTTCGGTGAGCGGTTGGCCAGAAACGGTCGTTTGTGGTCCCGTGGGTAGTGTGCCCGGACGCTGGCCGCGTCCATGAAGCTGCTGTGCGTACTGGTCCGCGTTTTCCGGGCTGTCGAAGGTGCCAAAGTTCTGGCCGGTCTTTAGGTAATGCTGCCACGCCCGGGCGAACATCATCTTTTCTTCTTTGCTGCCCTCAGGTGGCTTTTTGCCATCAGGAGTGAGGAATTTTCCGTCGACAATCGTCGGAACAAGAACCTCCTGTCCCTTGTCGTTCGAGAACGAGACCGAATAGTCGCTGCTGTGAGTTCCGTCCGCATTCTGAATCAGGGGGCGATTCCAAATCGGCAGATTTCCCGGTGCTACAAGCCCTTTGGGATTTGCAATCACCATCGTCTCGGTTGCAGCCGGTGGAGAGGACATTGAAACTGTCGATGCCGCAACGCCCGGTTGCGCCACATTCGAAGGGTGCGTCTGTCCGGACGCATCTTTTGAAGCCGTTGCCTGAGAGTATGCCGGAAGCGCATCGAGCGAGACTGAGCTATCTTGCGGCAGCGGAACGCTTGACTGCGAAGGAATATTTATGGTCGGTTGTGGCTTGACCATGTGCATCCGCTCCATAAGCAGACGGCCATACTTCGCAATCGCGCCGGGATTCTTATCAGGATGGTAAAATTCGCGAATTGCAGCCTGATTTGCAAGGATGCTCTGGTTGATCGCCGACGTCGCGTCAGTCGGCTGACCCTTTTCATCGAGTGTTGCGGCGTACTTTGACTTCAGTGCATCGCGCTGGTCTAGCAAATCGGTGATTTTCTGCTGACGCTCCTGCTCTTTATGCGCATCCTTTTCACCAGCGCCCTGCTCCCATCCAGACAGCATCGCCTGCTCAACAAATTGTCCCGGTGTCGCCATCTACACTCCTAATGTTTACCCAAGGGAAAGACCGGCGATTTTCGCCAGTTTTCCTAGACCGATACCCGCGCCGCCCGTCAGCGCACCACCAAAAATCGAGTTCGCCCAGTTCTGCATCCGTTCTTGTGACAGATCGGCTTGTGTTGTGGTGGCATTGAGCCCGGTGTTCAAAAGGCTCGATCCTACATTTGCTAGATTTCCTGCGGTTTGGGATTGCAAACCACCCACAAGATTGATGATGTTGCCACGGCCCTGAGAATCCAAGTTCGAGGCTGCAGATGCTGTACCACCAGAGCGCGATCCAAACTCAGCCAGTTGCTTCTTTTGTTGGCTGATCCCACCCTGCTGCGCCGAAATCTCTGGAGCGAGAGATTGCGCGATCTTCGAGGGGTCTCCGGAGACAATGTTTTGCATCCAGTTGGTACCGCTTGTGAGCGCACCTTGACCGAGACCGGTTGCAAAGCCAGCAATCTGGCCGGTCTGATTGATATTTTGATTCAGGGTCGGATTTTGACCGCCAAAAATAGAGCTAAGCCAAGACACGGGAGCGCCCTTTCCCATGACGCTCCCGGGCGTTCATGCTGGAAACTGTAGAAATTTTACAACCATTTCGAACCTCTGAGAACTTAAAAGAAAAGCGCAGCGTTTCACGTGGAACATTCCCACTACTTCAGTTGCTCCACAATGATATCTAAGCTGTAAACAGGACTTCCGGTGACTGAACTAAAGGAAGTCGAGTAGTTGATCGCCTGACCTGCAGCAACGTGAAACATCAAAGCAGCTTGCACCTGCGCCCCCAGTACCGTCGTGCTCGCACCGCTTGTTCCATAAAAGTTCGATGATCCACCAGCGCCGTTATTTGATGAGGCCGTTGCACTGATCGTGCCTCCTGTTCCCACAGTTGTTATCCACAAGACAAACGTGACGCGGTAAGAGCCTGCAGCGGATGGTGTATAAATGGCGGTTGTGCCGATTGCTCCAGTCTGTCCGGTAAGTGTAGTTGAAGCCTTAACGCGTGGCAAAGTGCCATCCACATAAGCCGTCGTCGCGACCTTGGTGGAGTTATCATTTGCTGTTTGCGTTGTGCCGGTTGTTCCATTGGCTAACGCTGCCGAGATGGACCACGTACCGGCACTGACCTGAGCTACCCCGGTCGACGCCGAAGAGTTTATGCCAGTGCCTCCTTGAGATGAAGTTGCCGTACCGCTGATGTCGGTAAAAGCAGGCTGCGCCGCTGTAAAGAGCCCTGTCGTCGCATCGTAAGAGATCAGGAACTCGTGAGTGATGGCGTTGAACGTCTGGGGAACAGTCGGGAGCGTAGCGGCCCAAAAGTTTGTTCCGTCAAAGACGATCATCGTCAGGTAGCCCTTAGTTAAGGGCATCGACGACGCGGCGAGGTTCCCAATATAGGAAATGTTTCCAGACTGTGGAGTAAAGGTGACAACGCCAGCGCCCCAATTCACCGCAAAGCAAAACCATGGTGCCGACACGGCAAAATTTAACGTAACCGCGACCGCCGAGGCATCTGAGAAAATCAGCAGGATTCCGTTGTCGGAAGTTTGAGTGGTATAGGAGGTTTCCGATGATTCGTTATTCACGCTACCCAGTCCGGCAAATGGATTCTGCGTGATATTTTCTACGATGGTCTGTGTGGATGCGGCTGTGGTCGTGCTCGTTTTCAAGTCATCTAATTGCTTCTGGAGAAGAGGAATTGAGGTTTGAAGATCGGTGGTGCTATTGGTAAGATCACGCAGCGCCTTCACGACAGTTGGATGCGCCGCGCCCTCCGGAATAGAGTTGACGAAACGAAATGACGAAACTAGAGGATTAGAACTCACGAGACCCTCGGCTTAACAACGACCGGCAATTTGATCTTCTTCTCTGGATTCTTCTTTTGCCACTCGTAACACTTCACACAGATTCCATTCGCGAGTTGCCCGGTACCTATGGTCAGGCAACGTGCGCAACGACGAGAAGTTATGCTTCCATACTTCATGGCTGTCCTCCGTAACCACCTTGCTCACCGAATGGATTTACAGGCTGATAGACAGAATTCGCTCCCCAAGATTTTATCTGAATTGAAACGCCGTCGAGATACACCTGAGCGGAAAGATCGTTTGTGATATCGATCTCGAATTGCATAAGCTTGAACTTATTCGCTCCCCACAAGCCATGAAGTTTTGTTGGCGTTCCTCCTGTTGAAGGCAACGTAATCGGGCTTGGCGCATAGCTTCCATTATTTGCGTCGGCTACGATTGGTGTAACGGTGATTGACGAATTGGAACTGTATTCCAATGTATATTCCTTGATGTGTTGCCATCCCGCTCCACCAATGGCAGGCGAAAGAACCTTTCCGGTTACAGTTTCAGTGCCGCTGCTCTGCATCATGCGCACGGTACCATCAGCACAACCGACAAGGATGCCTTGCTGGCTTTGTCCTTCATTTGGCGCATGACTCACTGGCTGCGTTCCAGTATAGAGATCAAGCTCCCAACCTTTAGCTGCAATATCAAAAACTAAAGTCGCGTTGCCCTCAGCCGGTTCTGTGGTCTCGTAATAAACAGTGACCGACATTCCATTCAGATTCAATTGTGAATCCGAGGTGAGAAGCGCGGACACATTTACTCCCATGTTGTTTGCGTCTGCGCCGGACATACTGCCTTGTCCCCACAAATCACTACTGCTACCAAGTGAAGATGCGGTCGGCCATGTCGACGGAGTATAAGTTTTGGCGTTACCAACCGGCGATCCGGATACTGTCAGTTGAACATTTGCAGAAGTGACAGTTCCAAAAGCCATCCCGCTATCGAAATTGACGGCGATGCCAGTCACAACAGCGCCGCTTGGCAAGCTTAACCCAGTACCAGTTAGCTCTAACGTTTGCGTTTGTCCTGCTGGTGGTGGAGTCCCGGATAGCGTGTAATATACAGCCAAAGCAACCTGACTTATTGCTGCGGCACTGGTGATCGTTCCCGGCGCATAGTCCGTTGATTTAACAGTAATATCCAATTCCGCCTGCGATACGATAGCGAGCGTATTTCCAAGAGATTTCGATGCATCCGGAGCAGTATATTGCTGAGAAAACGAACCAAGTAGGATGCTGCCGCTCCAAACCTGACCGCTAGTGATGCTCGCGCTGTAATTCACAGCAACGCTGTTCGATAACACCTGCCCGGTCGCATAAAAAACAGGGTAAATGCGAGAAATTGTCGCACCGGCAGGAAGAGAAGGCGCTTGAAATCCAGACCAGCTACATCCAACCGTCGCAAGGAACGGGCTTCCACTTGAAGTTCCAAATGCTCCACCCTGCTGCCACGCAGATGCCGCCGCACCAGCCTCCGCCGCCGCAAAGTTTGTTCCATCAACCTCAGGAGTGCTGAAAGTGGTTGGAAGCGACCATGCAATAGATTCGCCCGCATTAAGTGAAAAAGGAATAGCCGGTTCGGTCACGGATGCAAAGTTATTTGCAACGGGAGTCGCCGTACCAGATTCAGCGCTAAGAGAAGTATCGGACCATGGGAAATTGAACTCAAACTGAGTATTGCTGAGTCCGGTAGAGATGATTTGAACCGTGAGTCCATTCAAGAAAAGCGCATCGGTTGTTGCCAAAACCACGTACTGACCAGACTCAAAAGCGTTGTTGGCGATGAACGTCACTACATTTGAAGAAATGCTGAAGCCGGTAACGTTTGCTACCGCAGGCAGTGATCCTGCTGTCGCAGAACTAGGATTAGCCCATGCAATTCCATCGCCAGCAGATGTAGCACTTTCCGGGATAAACGAGACATCGGTTACGACTGGCGCTTCGTAGCTATAGCCGTAGTCGTAATACAGATAACCGTTTTGAATGGCGAACTTTTGCGCTTCTGGATTCGTATCGTCCGGGGGATAGATTGTTACGCCATTACGGACAATTGCTTGGGGCGCAGAACCTTCATGAGGGAATAATGGGTAGAGCATCTCATCGGTAATTGACTGTGATGACAAGCCAGCAACTGAAACATGAATGCCATCATCCACACGAAAGAATATGTTTCCGGAGCCTTCGACAGCTACGCAACGTGGCATAAATAGCCCGCGATTGATCTGCGAGACTTGCAGACTCCATGTTGTTCCGGACACGCCCTGCGCTGTAGCCGTAGCATTGTAGTAGTTCGGCTCGATGATCCACGCCCTGCGAATTGAGAATAAAACTCCTAATCCACCGCTGATTGCTCCGTTCACGAGCGGCTCGGAAGGATCGGTCACGTCAAGCTGGTTTGTATCAGGAGCAGAGTCAAGATTGCTGCCTTTGGACCAGTAAAGCGTCCCCGGGCGTAATGGGTCGCCGACGCCGTATTCGAAATTGATGTTATCGGTGGGTCCGAATAGATAAGGCAGCGGCTGTGCAGCGAGAATCGGCTCAGGAATGTTGTAGGTCAGGCTTGTTCCGTCAGGAACCTCCGGAATGACAATAGTTGTGTCGGATGTTGGCCGCGCGATCAAGCTGTATGCCAACTGTGTTGGGTAGCCAATCTCAATGATTGTTCCTGCAAGCCACCGAATATTGAACTTGTTTCCGCTTACCCATGAGATCACGCCGCCTGACACATTAACAACGCCAGATTGCGGCAAGTCAATTGATGGAAATGGCTCGTAGTCGTCTGTATCCATCACTTGGTTGTCGGCAGCTTCGAGATCGGTCAACGTATCCGTGATCGGAGTAGGTGGATTGGTGTTTGGTCCGGTCGCTACGTACGTATAGTTCGCGAGCCCAGAATCCTGACGATAGTAGTCAACCTTGTCCACCTGAGGATCGGGTGAGTATGGGCAGACCACCGTATTATCTAGTACCGGTGTTACCTGCGGAGTCGAAGTCGGACCGGGATTGGACACTGCTCCGGTTTGCGAATTCCTATATTTGCAGGCGTAGGAGACTCCAGTGCGCACACCCTGCGGAAGCGGTGGAATAATGTTCGAAGTAGACGGTGGGAGCGAAGCCACTGTACCAAGTAGCATGTATAGGCACCGGCCAGTGTGGTACCAGTAGTCGTAATCAATTTCGACTTCATACGACCCTGACCCCGGAAAAGTGATGCTGATCGTCTGAAAAACTTTACCGCCTGCTCCGTTCGGAGTTGAGACATAAATCAAAGGTAGAGCATTGACGACTGTTTCTGTCTGTCCCACCTGCCCAGTGACGTAGCCTCCCGGAACCGTAGCCCCGCCGCCAATACCAACCATGATCTGATCTTTGTTGACGAAGGTGAACTCGTAGGTTCCTGCGGCTGGAACAAAAATGGTTCCAACAACGCACATATTGAAGTCTTGATATCCAGCCGACTCAAGTGCTGGAGAAAACACTGGGATCGATCCGGTGATTGTAGCGGAGGAGTTGAGAGTGTCCCATAGCAAGGGCACAGTGCCGTCCTCTGGCGATGAGTCAAACATCCACGAATTGTTTGTTACCGTTCCCGCAGCAGTTCCGGTTGAGCGCGCAATACCCGTGCCGGTGTCATTCGGATTTTTCCAGATGTAGTCTGCAACTGGACCCGTATGGGGCGAATCGCCCCAATAATAAACTGTGACATTTCCAAGGGTTGAGATGACCGTCGCTATGGCGCTCGTTACCAAAGTCCAATTGACAGTAAACGATCCAGAATTGGCTGAGAATGTGTTAGCGTGAGAATCGATGCCGATTTGAAATTGGGATGCTCCAGCCGGAATCTGAAGCGTGATTCCAGAACCAACATTCGCGAGAAGAGGCACAGGAGAAGTCCCCGTCAGGACATTTCCTGAGCCGTCAGTAAAGGCCCCAAGGACAATTGTTGGCCCCGCGCCTGTAAAGTTTGCGGGATAACTCGATCCAGTCGGACCTGTATCGCCGGGACCGTGAGTTGCTCCGTTGACTGTGGCAGTTCCAGTGATTGCCAGAGTTAATGTTTGTGCGCCAGCCGGTGTTGAAATAATTACGGGCGAAGTTCCGTCGCTACCACTTGTCTGGCCATAGTTATATGAAGGATTGACTCCGCCAACGTTTGTCCACGGCACCGTAGTTGCTGGCAGAGCATCTGTTCCGGTTGTTGTTGTTCCGGTCGTTGAAACAACGGGTGCTGTCTGCGGTTCTTCAATTCCCATTTTATAAATCAGGCTATCGGAACGCACCTTTAACATGGACGAGCAATCGAAGGTAGTAGCATCGCCATTTATAGCGTATTTTGTGCTGATGGTTACATAGGTGATCGATCCTGCTGGTGTCGGGGCAGAGTCGCCGATATACATCCACGGCTGCACAGAGGCATTCGGTCGAAACGGCACCATGGAGACTGGGTTACCGCTCATTCCTGTCGCAATAGCGGAAGGACTACCTGTTGACGCCGCATAAATCTTAGTACCCGCTGCAATTACATAAGTGTATCCGCTTCCCGGTCCGGCAGGAGTGGTGTCGTTCAGCCTCGCTATCGTTTCAATCGCATCGGCTACGGTTATGATTGCATTGGTCAGGAGATTGCGAATCTGAAAACCTCCCTTGAAGTAGGCGCGGACGTTGACACACATCGCGGCAAAACCGGACTTCAGCCGGTTGATCGGAGACGTAAGGTCTAATCCTCTAAAGTCCATTGCTCCTCGTTACTGAATCGTTCTGTTAGTCGAGAATATAAAGCGGGTCCAAAATCCGTCTCCGACGTCTCTAAACTTATCGATAACCTTCACCTGAATACCCTTGCTGTGTAGCGCCTGAAGCATTCGAGAGGAGTAAGTTTCCAGTTCTTCCTGTGTGGTAGCATGACACCCAAGGCTCTCCTGTTTTAGAAAAACATAGATACAATCATCTTCAGAAAGGTTGTTCCACTCGGTAAAATCGAATCCGAGAGCTTCAAGCTCCTCTTTTTCAGCTTGGTCTTCAAAATAGATTTGATCTCCGCTTTTTGTCTTTTTGGCTGTCGTTTTCAAAGCTCACCCCTACTTTGCCTTGTTCGCGTTGTATGGATTCTGATCTCTCTGCTCTTGCTGCCCTCTCTGCACTAGAATGTCGCTGAAGGCACCGAAGCTACGGAGGCGAGTATTTTCAGCAGAACAGGCTTGAATGGCTCGCGCCTCAAGTTCAAGCGATTGCTGCCAGTCAGCGCCGCCCATCTTAAAACACGCAAAGCTTTGAGCTAGATCGAGGATGATGTCATAGTCACTTCTGCTCACCTGCACATAATCACTTCCGGAAACCGGAATCGGCGCGTTACCGAGAACCGTCAGCCCAATTCCCGATCCAGATGGAGCCGCAACGAAGTCGACGCCACCTGTCACAATTACCGGGCCAAAATTAGTTGGGTTTGAGTCCCAGTTGCTGTCGAAGTGATCCAAAGCGAAGATTGAATCGCAATTGACTGCTTTTCCATTAACGCGCCCGAGCATAATCCATGGAATTTTTTGAAGTAGCATCAGGCCGTCCATGTAGCGCTTTAAGCAATACTCAGCCCGCTGCGGATCAGATGCCTCAGCTTCGCGACCAAGCAGGTCAGCCATAGCTCCAAAGATTAACGCCCAAGTGAAATCATCGGGAATATTGAGCAGTGTTGCAGACGGGGGCGAAAATGCTGTGCCAGTCTGAGAAACAATTGCTTCGTAACTTCCGACCGTGTTCGGTGCAATGTCAACATTCCATGAAAGAGGTGGTTCGGAAGATAGCGAAAATATTTGCGGAGTTCCTGAAGGCTGCTGATAGAGAGGTGCCTCATAGAATTCCGAAGCTACTGTGTCGTCGCGAAAAATAATCGACGCGCTGTAGAAGTTTAACGTTCCTGTTACAACCCCAATTGACGCTGGAGCAATTGTGATGGAGTTGGGTTCGACAGCAACTACTGCCGAGCCGTAAGCAATTCCATTGCCGCTCACAATTTGCCCTTGAGTGATTCCCCGTGTCGATCCAACAGTAATGCTTGTCGCCCCAGAAGAAGCCGATCCGGTCGTGGAGGTTTGCAACGCAAGATAGCGAACTCGCGCCACGTCAATTGTGGAATCTGGAAGATAGGTGCGACGCACATTAGGCGTCACAGGAATATTCGGCAGCAAAACGGAATTGAGATTGCCAACTTGAATCATCTCGTCGCGCCGAGTCTGCAGCGCCTGCGACAGATTGGCAATGGAAAACTGATTGGTGCCGGTCCACGTTCCGCCTGTAGGCGGTTCCAGCAGCATGTACTCAATCTGCGTATAGCAATTAACGTCGGTTTGCGTACGAAGACGAGGGGAACCGTTCAATGAGCCAAGCGAGTTCCAGATAGTCGACGAGTTGTAGGTGAAGTCTGTTTTCCAAGTGAAGGTTAGGGTGTTAAATAGACGCAGGGCTTGCTGAATGTAGATAACAAGTTCTGCTTGTGTCCAAAAAGCGTTACTTGGATCGCTGAGACGTTGCGCAAGCTGCGAGATCGCTGTCGTTAGCTGTATCCATTGGTAATTCGAAGGCATCGAATTTTGCTCGCTTTCTTCTCGCTTTCATCTATCGCCTCGACACCTTTGGAATCGCTTTCCGCGTTGTGGGCTTGTCATCTCCCGGGCGAGGTTGCGGTTTTCCGTAATAAGCCCATGAAACCGCGATTGGCTTTTTGGTCGACTTCGGCGTTACCGCGCTCTGGATGGCATCGCTCGCCGATTTGATCGCGCGTTTCACCGGACCGAGATTTCCCCAGTCGTAAAAGCTGTTGCTTGCCGACTTGGCAAGATCGACAATGGGCTGCGCCGCTCCGTATTCTGATGCCATTGATACCTCTGATTATTTGTACGGTGGACGCTTCGTTGCGGACAGTTCCTTGAGGATACTCTTCGCTTTATACTTGCTGCCGGTCGTGCACCCAGACGTGGATTTATCCATGCCGGACGTAATGGTGCGCCGCGACTTTTTAGGAGCGCGACGCACATTAGGAAGGTTGCCTGAGTCGATCTCGTTCATGGGATACCTCTCACGCCTGAGCTTGTTTGCGCCTGCTGAAGGTTACGCCTTACGAGAAACGCGCTTGCGGCCACTTTTACCGACCGTCTTCTTGACGCGGGGAGATGTCAACTTCGGCCATCCGCCGATGTGATTGCGCGAGGTCCGAATCTTTTTCGGGTTTTTTGGTGCTTTCAAAACAGAGAGGTTTTTCGCTTTGCCCTTCATGGTTAATCCTTTCGAAGTGAAATTTTTCGAACCGAGTGCTTGCGCCGAGTGGCTTTTTTCTCGGCTCCATGAAGCCCGCTCACCTTAATGCTCGGGTACTTCTGATGGACTTTTTTCTTGATCTGCGCTTTTTGTGAAGGAGATGCGTTTTGTGAAGCACGTGATAGCGCATCGCGCGCCCGGTTCTTCGTATCAAGCGGATATTTTCGCTCGGAGGGAATCGCGAACTCAGAAGCTGGCAGTTCTTGCCGACGTTTATAGCTCAGCTTTGCCATCTCATGACTCCTTGGGCCAAACAAAAAGCGGCTCAAGCCTTAAGCTTGAGTCGCCGCTTTGTCCCTGCCCGGGGAGCACGTTCTCTCAAAATTTATACCGCAAAACGGGTCGATTGTCACGATAAATCAGCGCTTCGAGACCCTTTTCTTGTGCTGCGCTTTTTTGTGCTTCTTCGACTTCTTCTTCCCTGCGCGCTGCGCTTCCAATGCAATCGCGATCATTTGACTTCGAGCTTTCGCCCTCCCATATTTTTTCTCGGTTTTTCGAAAGGTCTTTCCGTGTCGAAGATCGTGAAAATTTCGTTTTTTCTCTGCTTCCGATCCTGTGCTTTTCTCTATTGGCACCATATCCTCCTTTGAGTTTTACCAAGCTGGACCAAGGTGAATAACCCACGCATCGTTCACGAACGGACCATTCTTTGGATCGCTACCTTCAACGAAGGCGTATGGCATCCAATAGAAACCGCCATCATTTCGTCCCGGTGCAGAAATTCCCCAGTCGCTGCCCCACGAGTTCTGGATCAAGAATCCGCCAACGTTTCCGTCCGGAAACTCAAGGGTGTCGTCGTAGTCAAAGACTGGTTGAGCATGACCTCCGAGGAGTTGCTCTGTGTTTGGATCAGGCACCGGCATCATTCCCGGCTCAGACCATGTCCCCTCGAACGACGAATAGACAGAGATTCCGAAACCGAACGGATAACCTGATGCGATACAAGACTTCATGGTCTGGAGATCAGGAATGTAATGGTAGGCCCCAGATTTGTAAGTGAGCGCTTGTTCGTACTGCGTCTGTGTAGGCTCGGTCGAATAGTCGCTGTCGCTGTACGGCTCCTCGGATTCGAGGCACGCTCCTTTCTGGTTGAGCGTCATGACGGTCTGATGAATGCTGCTACCAGCATCTGTGCCAAGATCGCCGTCAGCGATGAGATTGCACTTGTAGATGAAAGAGGCCGATACCTTGAATTGATCGGCGGAAATACTGCGATCTTTTTCGTACTGAAATAGCTTACGGTAGAGCGCATCACGTAGCGCGCCTCCCATCTGACCAGTGCAGGAGCCTTCTTGGCCTTGATCGCGAATTGGCCCGGTCCACTGAGATGTTGCAGCCTTGGCTGGAAGAATGACGTCTGTTGTTGGGTTCATCGCGAGTAAGGTCCGCGCGGGATGGTAGGGGTTGTCGCGAAACCGACCGTACCGGCGTCCGGCAGGAGAGAGGGGGAGGTATGCCATGATCTGCTCCTAAAAAAGGTTGCGGCGGGATGTCAGGTTGCACCGGATTGGAGGTATGCGGAATTCCGGTGTCCCGCCGCAAGCTTGGTTGACGGTTAGATTTTTGCCTGTGGCATCTTCAGCGTATTGCACTCGCTATTCCACTGATGCTTGTAGGCTCCAGTCCACGTCGGGTGGAGTGCCGACGTCTTGATTGTCGTAGCTTTGAAGTGAGGGCTGTTTACGACGGTTGCGCGCTTTCGTGAATCTTCTCCAGACAGCGAAAATGTCAGTCCTAGTGCTGACATTACGGCCTCGATTCCAGCAATAATGATGTCGACGAGTGGGGCATAGGATGCGGTTACTGGAATCACGGCGATCACAGCCTCGATGGTGTTCAGCGCACTGACGATCACCTGCGCTGGACTTCCGGATTGCCATGCGCTCTCGGCTTGTTCAAGGGCCGCTATTGCGTTCGAGAGTGGACTTGTCCATGTCGCGTTGGGCTCGGCAACCTTGAGGATCGCGTTGAGCGAATCGAGTAAGGTGTTGAGAGCGGTTTTAACGTCGAAGGTGCAGCCCTCGACCATAACTGTGGTTGAACCGATCATAATTGCAGCGGCAGTTGCTTTCGCAATGCTGGTGATAAATTGACGCCTTTTCATTGTGTCTTCTCCTAGAGAGTTTTTTACCTGTGTTACTTGGTTTCCTTGGGCGACTTCGGTGGAGGTGTTGGATCGCTCGCATTCGCCTTTTGGCCATATCCCAAAGCACCAGCAAGCAGCGAAAAGAACATTGCTGCTCCTGTTAACCACGGTTGATATTTGACCGGAACGATGCTTGGTGGAAGAGCAGCAAGCAGCGCAGCAAGAGCAGCGACGACGCCGGTGACTGTAAGCAGCGTGTTCGGCTTTGTGCCGAATGCACGTTGCAGTAGATTAGCAATGAGTTGTGCGAGAACTTGAATAAAGTTGCTCATGCGATCTCCTTGAAAAAAAGCTGATTCTCAATACCCGTCGTGAATTGCACCTTTGATTGTTGCCAATTTTCAGGAAATGGGACAGTCGCTCCTCCGGGAACCGCGAATGTCTGGCTGCTAGGGCCAATACCTGTTGGAGCGTAGTAGATCGTGGCTCCGTGTGTGATATCAGCAAGCTGTCCCGCTAGAGCCTCTTGCATCATCTGCTCAGCTTCGACATATTGCGGATCACCTTCAACTGGCCATAGCGTCAATTCCGGATCACCCTTTGCTGTAAGCGAAGAAAATTGAAGTTTCTTCACTGCTTCGGCGTACATGGTTGTCCTATCGCGATTAGCTCTGTTTTGTAGAACATTGAGAACAGACTGCATCCCCAACGCACCTCCGCCGCGATTTTCGCGCCATGCGCATAGAGCCGGAATTGCAATATCCAATGAGCTTGCCATGTCTTTATTTGGTTGAATGCAAAATACGAATGAAAAAGTCCGCGCCAACTGTGCCGAGCATGGCGAGGAGTGCCCCTAGCACGATTCCCATGAGCTTTTTCACGTCGGTTCGAAGAGCGGTGATTTCTTCCATCTTCCCCTCCACTTCTGTCATGCGGGTGGTTAAAGGTTTCTGTCCATTTCCGTCAACCACAATGCGCCGCAATTTGGTTATTTCTTCCCAAGCTGTGTCGATATCCACGATAGGCTCCCAAATCACTTATTTTTTTGCAGCACTTGGTAGGCTGCTAAGTTGTTCTTCCTCTGCCGATCTCTCTTTTGCGGGTAGACTCTTCGGTACCACCCATTGCCTACTTCTACAAACACTGGAACTTTTCGTCTTTCGTAAAAAAACCGGATAGTTTCTACCCGTTTCAACTCACTCCTAATCGCGTCCAAATTTGCAAGAATCTGAGCGCCATATCTCTCCGCAAATGTCACTTACTTTCTACCCTCAAAGCTAGGACCATCGACTTAGCCATAGGGCGATCTGGAACAGGAACAAGAGTAGTCAATTGCACTGGCACACCTATTTTTACTGGAGGCGCTAAGGCCGCTAAAGCCGTCACAGTCGGCGTGCCGGGGGTCCCCGGATAAAGCGCTGTGAGAATAGCCGCTGAGGCGGGAGAGGGATTTCCAAAATGAGTTCCATCAAGCGTCGCCTGAGTTACATATGCAACATATTGTCCTGATGGAGGCGTCGTGTCAGTATAGGTCGAGGTTGCCAGCGCAGTTGCATTCAGCGGTGTGTAGACTCCAGTCGCAGGTGTCGGGCAGCTTGTCGCCGAGCTACAGATCGCACGACTCACTAAATACGAATAGCTGCACGTTTGCCCAGATGGGCACGAGGCAGGAGCAATCGTCACTGTATTCGATGGTTGTGGCGCTGGAGAGACTTGGCTCCTGCATCCGGAGGTCAGCATCATCGAAAGCAGGAAAACAAGAAGCGGAATTGAAACTCGGCGCATCGTAATCTCCTTACGGGATTGATGGTTATCGTGTTTGACGGAACACTCTGATTGCCTTGGGCATCTACGCTCTTTACCTGATAAGAATAACTCGTTGCCAAAGCGACGGTGCCGTCGATATACGCTGTCGCAGTCACAGGTTGAGTATTCAAAACTGCGTATGTTCCGCTGGTTCCAAGTGCGCGGTACACGTTGTAGCCGACCACAGGATCGGTCGAGGCAACTGGAGCCTGCCACGTAAGGCTATCCTCGTAGGCAATCGGAGCTACTTGCGCTTTTGCAATAGAGACAAGCATCAACACATGGACGACGAGAATGTAGCGCATGAGTTTCCTAGTTGGTCCCATAAATCTCAAAGTTTGTTCCATAATAATCACCAGAACTTAAGACAAGCGTAATGGAAGTTATAGCGCTTGTGCTTTGCCAGTCACCCGAATTTTGGAATCCTTCCGGTCCGCCGTAATACGTGTAGCCTTCTGAATGAAATTGGCGATAGTAAGTTGTTGTTCCTGCATAATTTTCAATGGTAGCGGTCATAGTGCCGCCTTTAGTTCCTGCTCCTCCCGCAAGGGTGCCAATAGGCACAAAGGCTGAGTTTGTTGGATCACCTTGAGCATTAGTGTTTCCGTAATAATTATAGGCGCGGTCGTAGTGGTTTCCTGTATCACCATTAAATTGCATTCCGACATCAGCATTAGAGCCAGACGTCGCTATGCCTCCAACTACTCTAATAACTAAACTTAGGTAAGTCGATGGAATGCTGGATATAGTGATTGAGCTAGTAGACGATCCGGAAGTTGTACAGACTCCACCAGAATACGTGCATCCGGACCACGCGACAGATGCTCCTATATTGACAAAGTTTCCTGTTCCGCTGCTCGGAGTCTGCCACGTTGCCGCCGTACCACTGGTTGCAGTTGGCACTTGACCTGCACTCGGAGTTCCGGTAACTGTTACACCGTCAACTGCTGAAGCGTTAATAGCCCCGGTTCCGGTATAGCCAAGGCTAGAACCAGAACCCATCACCGCCGACATGCTCGTATTGGTTCCACTGGTAAGCGCTGACCACGCTGCTCCGCCGCCACTGGTTCCGCAAGCCCCGCCAGCGTCAACAATAGTCCACGATCCACCTGAACTTGTTGGCTGACCACAGTGACCGCTTGTAAAGCCAGATGCGAGCGGAATTAGCAACGTGTCCGCTCCGTTCACCCAAGCGTGAAAATTCTTGTTGGTCGAGTCGTACCCAATTTCTCCATTCGCTGCGGATGTATAACCAGCAGCAACGGGTAGTTTAAATTGAGTGGACCCACTCGCATCCGCAGTTCCTGTAAATGCAGGACTGGAAAGCGTGAGACCTGCAATTGTAGTCGTAGTGCTGCCAGATGCAATCGATGTGGAACCTATGGTGATCGGGAAGCCTCCGGATGGGACCGATTGCACGCTTCCATCTGTAGCCCAATATTTACTAGAGCTTCCTCCGGAATCAGCGTTGATCCCATGAACCACATAAAGCACATTGCTGGAATCAATATTGAAGCCGGTGCCTATACAAAACGGCCTACCGCCCGGGCATCCGCTCAATCCGTTGGACCCCACGTTGAGATATGTAGGCGAAAATATGCCCGAATCTGTCAGCGACGCCACGAGAGATGAAGATGAATTAAACCACTGATAGAGATAATTCGTGGTGCCGTTGCGTGGAACATAGCTCAAGCTGTTAATGCCTGCTGCTGCGTTACTGTTGATGGCTCTAAACCACAAAGTATTACGTGGCTCGGACGTTCCATTACCTACGAGAAGAGACTGCGATCCAATCTGGGCTGCTCGCGCCGCTCCTTCCGGACCAAAACCGGTGTTGGTTGCGATCAACGCCGTATTGTTTGCGTCAGTTAAGTCCGGACCAATATCTTCCAGTGCATCCCAATAGGCGGTCGACCCCGGACTTGTAGCCTGAACTTCCTGTTTAGACTGCTGACGTAGCCAAAGGTCTACTTGCTCTTGTATATCCCAGACGTGCGTTGAGCATCCCAACGTGTTCGTAGCCCAGTTCGCTCCTGTGGCAGTCATAGCGCTGGCAAACCCATTAATGGCGTGGATAGCGGAAAAGATGGTCTGGTAATATCCCTCGATCTGTGCAGCGGTTTCGCAGAGAGCTACGTCATCGTTCGCGTTGGTAAGTGTGACGTACGGTACTTTACCTGTGGTCGATCCGACACATGCACTAATAAGACCGGAAAAATCGGAAGCTAGAGTTTGAAGACGATATCCGGTATCCATACAGGTCGCAGTGTTTGTTAAAGCGCCTGAAGGAAACAGGGGATTAGCCGATTTAGCAAATTCGACATACGGCATTGCCGAGTATGCATTCCCGCAGGAAGACGAACAGGGCGAAACAGAACGGCTTCCAACGTTCAATGTGAACTGGGTAGAACTCGTCACCGTTGCCTGAAATATAGTGAGTCCTGTTCCAAGGCCCATCGGACTCACGTTTTGAGGCCAACCAGTTGCCGCTCTCATTGAAACCCAGTTGCCAGATGTAAGGCCATGCGCCGCACTCGTGTTTACAGTCACCGTCGATCCAGAAACAGTAAATGAGGCAATAGCTATTGCAGGCGAAAGGACATGGTTATCATCGTCGCACATCGAATCGCCCGCGCAAATGAAGAGCGCGTTTGAGGGTAAACCTCCTCCGCCTCCTCCACTGGTCTCCAAGTCAATTGTTGAGCTTCCCGGTGTAATTGTTATCGTGCTGCTGGTCGATGTTAAGTTTATACCTCCGGTTAATGAGTTTAGGCTCGTAACTCCTCCCGAACCGGTCCCGCACGCGGCACCTGCGTCTACAATCGTCCATGATCCGCCCGAGCTTGTCGGCTGACCACAGTGTCCGCTTGTAAAGCCAGATGCGAGCGGAATTAGCAACGTGTCCGCTCCGTTCACCCAAGCGTGAAAATTCTTGTTGGTCGAGTCGTACCCAATTTCTCCATTCGCTGCGGATGTATAACCAGCAGCAACGGGTAGTTTAAATTGAGTGGCCCCACTCGCATCAACGATTCCCGTAAATATCGGGCTCGCGGTCGGAGCAGCACCGAGCGTGTTATAGCTCAGTGTGATCGCCGAGGAGCCATTGAAGGTCGAGCCGGATGACGCGCCTGATCCAGAATTATTCATCGTCAGTGCATTGGTTGTAGAACCGGAGCCGCATGAAGGGCAGGAGATCAGCACTGAGCCTGTGACCGGGCCAGAACCGCCATTTACCTCGATTGGTCCAGTTGCACTCAATTGAGTGACACCACTGACAGGGGAGAAGCTCTGGTTTGGAAATACGTCTACCAGCGTGTTCGGAGTTGGGTATGTATTCGGAAAAATACCGCCGCTCAATTGAACGTCAAGACCTTGGTTTTGAAGAGCGTAAAAAAGGTAAGAACCGTCTGCATTAGCCACAAATGGATTGGTCAAATTGCCAGTCATGTTTGCAGTCGCAGTGGCTCCGCTTCCGGTCCCACCGGTAAAAGAAATTGTGGGTGCGCTCGTATATCCAGAACCGGGATTCGTTACCGCAACCGAAGTGACTGCAGTCCCCGTGCAAGACGGTGTCGCAGCCGCTCCTGTTCCGCCTCCGCCGCTCAAGCTGATACCGGTTGGGCATACAGAATAGGTGCCACCTGCAGTGACCGATATCGAGCCAACCGTCGCAGTAGAAGTGCTTGCTGTATAGATCGGGGCCAGCGTTGTTGTTCCGGTCAAATAGACTGTCACCGTGCACTGGGGGATGTCGCCCTGCTGATAGTTCGAGCTTCTCAGGCCGGAAACAATTGCCTGACTGGCTCCGAAGTCGCAGTACCGCTGCACTGCTCCGTTTTGCGCGAGCCCCGTCATTGCACAACAAAAGAATGCCAATGCTGTGAATATTCTCTTCATATTAAAACGCCGCTGCAGTCCATGTGATTACATCGCCAGAAGCTGTAGTTCCAGACACTATACAAGATGTTGCTCCTGTTGCGGTCTGGTGCAAGGTGTCGGCGACGGTTGTCGTATCCTGTGCTGCGCAGTAGAATCCATGAGCAGCAGTTATGCCGGGTGTGATAGTGACGGTGCAAGTACCGTTGGTTCCGGAATGAAAAGAACCTGTAGATGCACCTCCAGCCGCAGAAGTCAACGAACATCCAGATATCGTTTGCGTTCCGATTGATTCGGTGATCGGAAACATTACCAGACCATCAAAGCGATTCAACGCCGAAGCATCAGTCGCCCAAATGTCATAGTTTGTGGAGCCCTCTAAAATGCCATCGATTTTAACGCCAATTGCCGTGGTGACCGGTCCGGTATCCGGGGGAGCGTTTCCCCCTTCATTGACGTCGATAGACGCGCATTCAGTAACAGTTCCAAGACCAAGATTATGGCAATCGGCGATGAGCCCTTGACCTTGAGTTACAGACCCAGTTCCTTGATTTACTGCTGAAAATTCTCCTCCGATCACCGAATCAATCAAACCCGATCCCCCGGCCACCGCACCGATTTCAGAATGCTGTATGACTGAATAACTTGTGCTATCTGTCGATTGGGACGTTGTAAATCCAAAATCTCCTATCAATTCCACAATTGTGCTGCTACTGGTCCATGATGGTGTAAATGTAAAAACTTTGCCAAAAAACACAGGCTGAGTCGAAGAGCCTACGCTTGACGGCGAATATTCTTCATCAGAGATCACAGGGTACGTGGGAAAGAATGTCGGCGTACCTCCAAAGAGAACTCCCGGGCCTTGACTGGATAGGTTTATCGACTGCCCTGAGGGAATAGTGATTGAGCCGCCTGCTGTTATTGTCGCTGCGGAACCTCCGAATGTTCCGTTATTGTTGTATTGAATATCGCCATTTGAACCGCCCGGATTTCCTCCACCTCCACCGCTAAAATTGCATGGTTGAACGATCCCCGTCGCATTTGTATAGCACTCCATGATTGGAGGGTTTGAATGAAGTTGTGCGCCGTTTCCGAATGGGTAGGGATTTCCCGCTCCATCCAGTAGTAAGACAGGAGGATACTTTTGAGCCAACACCGGCATCGCAACGCCGATTATCGCGAAAAGTAGTGCCCTCTTCATCGAGTAACCTCAAGATTTACTTTTACGGCGTTGGTAATTGTCTTCATGTAGGCCGCAATAAATTTTGGCCAAATATTTGACGGCATATCCCATCTTCCGACAAATTGGCCCGCAACAATGCTTCCGCTTGCATCCGTGATGCTTCCGATCTGCACATAGGAAAAATTATTGTCGCTGTTTGCTCCCATAATGTCGATCTCGAATGCACCCGGATCACCAGAAAAGATCACTTCAAATGACAGTCCCCATGGGTAGTATGTGCTGGTAACGCGGCTAATCTGAAAGGCTACGCTAAGTTCACCTTCGGCAACATTTTCATTTGCCCAAAGGTTCCTCTGCTCGTTCATCTGCAGAAGCTTCGATTGTCCGTTTCCAGCATAGCCGGGCATACTTTACCTTGTTACCTTTCCGCTCACGCTCACCGTCCCGGCGTTTCCTAGCGATGTGACGTAAAGGGCCACATAGCGTGGATAGTATGTCAGTCCTTCGAAGCGCCCGACGAATGTCGCGTTCGTCGCCGTGATGCTTCCAAGCTTGACATAGTTATTTTTGGCGTCTGTTTCCGCGCCCATGATGTCGATTTCGAATGTTCCGGGGTTTCCCGAGAACTGAACCTCAACAGCGAATCCCCACGGATAGTACATCGAAGTCGTGCGGCTCAATTCGAAACCAATGCTTAGCTCGCCAACTGTCACTGTTTCGCTCGCCCAAAAGTATCCCTGTTGGGTGACGTTGAGAAGTTTGGCTTGTCCATCTCCTGCGTAACCGCTCATTTTTATACTCCCTCAAAATCAACTGATAAAATTTCTGTGTGGCAAACCCTAAACAGCGACAAACAGTTGTTCAACCGTCCGAAAAATCTGTGCGTTTGATTGCTCTGACTAGAGGCCAGTGCGCTATCGTTGACGCTCGTGATTACAAATGGGCAATACAATGGAACTGGTACGCTGAATATAGCCGATTCACAAAAAGCTTCTATGCAGCGCGACGTGGAAGAGAAGGCGAGCCACGCACTGTCTACCTGCATCGCCAAATATGCGGCGAACCCCAATGCGAGGTCGATCATTGGGATGGAAATTCTCTCAATTGTAGAAGAAAGAATCTTAGAGAATGCACGCACGCGCAAAACCATGCGAACAAGAAGCCTGCCGCAAACAACACCTCTGGCGTTACCGGCGTATGTTGGTTCAAGCGAAGCAGAAAATGGAGAGCTAGAATCGTTGTTAACCAAAAGGAAATTGATCTCGGCCTTTACGATACGATTCAACTCGCCACTGTTGCTCGTCGCAAGGCAGAGCGGAAATATTTTGGCGAGTTTGCTTTTTCTGCGCGTCATAAGCATCCCTTACATTGACCCCACATTCAAAGTTCCGGAGATGGTGGCATACGGATCGCCCTGTGTCGCGGGCAACCGCTTCATCTTTGTGAAGTACAGGTCTACGAGGTGTCTGTCCATATTCCTGCATTGCTTTAGCCGATTGGCGTACTCCGCCCGGTAGGCTCCTACCAAGAACTTCCAATCGGCACCAGCGCCTCGCTCCATATCGTCACCCTTCTGCGATTCCTTCCAGAGTGACATCATCTCGTAAGCTCTGAGCTTGACGACCTCTTCTGTCAGAGGGTACGGAACAATGTCGGTCGGATTTGTGAGTTGCGGCCAATTACACTCACATCCGAACGTATACGGAAGCTGTGTGATCGGGTGCGGCCAAAGCTCGAACAGCATCTGTCCATACGTCGGCGATCCCGGCCTCGTGTCTTGCTGGTACGGAACTACATAAAGGGGCTCATCGAAGAACGTTCTCTCGGCATCCTCATCGGATAAGTCCTCTTGGGTCTTGGTCCACCAATCCATGTAGTTGTTGTTGGTGGTGTCGCGGATGTTGTACCAGCGCTTGAATCCCGGAGGAGCAGCGAAGTACGCCTGATAAGCCATGTAGCCTGCGTTGACCTGTGCTGGCTCCATCCACGGCCTGTCGGTGGTGATGATCGCGTTCAAGGTGGCCGAGAACGTTGCTGGTGTGCCGCCTGCGGCGAGCGTGAAGCTCGGTGGATTCGCAACTCCACCCGGCGCGTATCCACTGCCTTGGTTGGTCACAAGAGGAGGAGTGGTCACTTCGCCGTTCGAGTCGACCGTCACGATGATCTGCGCGCCGGTTCCCGATCCTCCAGTCCCGTTCAAGGTATACATGCCCGGTGTCTGTCCGGAGCCGGGAGTCAAGACCGTCACATATGCAAGCGTGCCAGCAAACGTCAGGGAGATGGCGCTGTAGAGCGAGTAGTAGGGAACGCGGAACTGGTATTGCGTGATGAATGGAGGCGTCGACAGAGTCGCAAGCCAAGCTGCGGTCGCGACCGCGTCTCCAGTGATCTGTGTCGTGTACGGAGACACCGTGATCGTTCCCGGGCTCAGGAAGTTCGTCCCCGGCGCTCCGCTGATGCCAGTGCCGCCAAGAAGTCCGGGCGTGAGCCATCCTCCCGTGAGAAGCTCAAAGGACCAGACGTTCTCGTTCTGAATTGTCAGGAAAGCTTCATTGATCTTGGTCTTCACCAACCCCAAGTTCGAGCCGGGTACAGCACCGAGAAGCTCCTGATACATGTTCTGGAACGGCATTAGATTGCCTCCAGTCTGCTACACTGAGAGGAATCTAAAGCGGCCACCTGCCGCACAATCTCTGTGATGGAGAGATCATGAAGCGCACCGTGGTGAGACACGTTGTCGAGCAGCCGCTTGACCCATCCTACCGCATCGTTCCATTGTCCCAAGGCAAGAACGCGTTGGTCAGTGCACATCGATATGAACTGGTCAATCAGTTCAACTGGACCGCAGAACTTGATCGAAAAGGACGCGGCTGGTATGCGATGCGAAAAATGTCTGTAGCTGGAAAAGAAAAACGAATCACGATGCATCGCTTCATCACCAATGACTTCATCTCGCCAACCATCGATCACAAGAACGGCGATGGCCTTGACAATCGAGATGAGAACTTGCGCCCCGGTACTGTTTCTCAGAATGGCGCAAACTGTGCGAAGCGCGCGAACAATAAAACGGGGTACAAAGGCGTCCAACTTCTCCGAAATGGGAAATTTGAAGCAATGATAAAAGTCCGAGGCAAAGTCCACCACCTCGGGCACTATGTATCCAAGGTAGAAGCTGCGGTCGCCTATGATCGCGCTGCCTTTCGATATTTTGGCGAATTCTCTCAATTAAATTTTCCTCGATCTAACTACAGCGATGATAGTTTTTCTCGCTAATCAAAACGCCCTCCGCAGATTGCTCCGCTAGAGGGCGTTTTTTGTCTCCGGGAGAAGACTGGTTTGGGAGGCTTTTAGAACTGTCCTCCGATGCCTCCAACTTGAAACAGAATCGCACTCAGGTTGCCGGTGTATTCTGTGAACGCTCCAGCACTCAGGTGAAAATATCGTGCGTACCACGTCTGCCGAGTGCCTGTCGTTTTGTTGTAGAACAAGACCATGTAGTTTCCGGTCGTGTCCATAGTTCCCCCGCTCAACATTGCATCAATATAGAACGGGGTCACGTTCAACGATACTGGATCAGGCGTTCCAGCAGTGTAACTTGCCGGTCCTGTGCCGACACCGACGAACATGCTGCGCTTGCCGATAAAATCCGGGTACAGCCCACTGTTCGTGCTCGGCGTCGTCAACATCGTAATCTGCATAGTTACTACTCCTTACTGAAGTTGCTCAATAGTGATGTACAGGTTGTAGTAGCTTAGGCCACTGCCCGAGATCACGGTGTAGAAGTCAGCGATCTGTCCGCTTGATGCCACTAGAGAAAAACTGCTTCCGGAACTTACGTCATTCATCGGCGATGATGGATTAGCCTGCACACCTGCAACCTGAGCATACTCCGGCCAAAAGTGAAGCGTGACTGTTGGTGACCCGGAACTGGACACAACCTCAAGTGTAATTGACACTCTGTATTGCCCGGTGCTTGAGAATGTATACAAGCTTTGCGGACTACCAGAACTACCGATGGCCGAAGTCTGACTGAGCCATGAGTTCTGGTAGACGATAGTCGGGATGTTGTTGCACACCTGCATCGAAGCTCCGCATTCGAGAGGAGAGAAAAAGCATTTCTCTCCTCTCGCGGTATTTATTCTTGAACGACAGGAACGTTGTTCAGAATCGCCTTAAACAACAGCGACGTCTGTGGCGTGTCGATTGCGTTTCCAATCGTCTTGCCAATCGGGCTGTTTGTTGGGGACGTTCTCGTAGTCACGGTTCCGTTGTTTGCAGATGTGTCGTAGTCGACGTAGTCTGCAATCGTTTTGTCGGAAAGGTTGCTCGATCCAAGCACTGTCGCTGTTCCCAGTTCTTGAACAAAGCCGTAGTTACCCGGCGTGATCGAGTTCAGGAAGACCACTGGGCGAACGAGGCCGATCCCTGCGAGTGCCGAGTTTGACAGGCCACTGTAGGCCACGTCGCCACTGGTAACCACGTTGACCGAGATACCAAGCTGCGCTGCAACAGTTGCGCCGCTTGCGCCGGTCGGCGTCGCCACGTTGAAGCTTGGCGCAGACACATAGCCGTATCCCGGATTGATAACCGAGACGGAAGTGACTGTTCCAGATGAACCAACAGTGACGCTGATCTGCGCTCCAGAGCCGCCACCGCTTCCCGCCGTCGCGTTCACGGTGTAGCTGCCAGCCGTGCCGCCTGAGCCCGCGTTGGTAATGACTGCGCTCTTTACTGTGCTTCCCGCGCGAACATAACCAACTGTGCCAGTCTTCACGTTCGCAGCAGTTGCTCCCGAGTCAACCTGCACCAGACGATAACGGCCTTCGTAAAGGATACCGTTCGACTGATACGACGCCGACGCTGCCTCGTCATTCGTCACGTCGAAGTAGTCGCCGAGATTCAAACCGCCAGCATTGTACGGCTGGCCGGAGACTGGGTCTTGCATACCGCTCTGCGAAGTGAAGTTCGCGTTATTGAGAGCGAGCCAAGTTGGAAGAATTTGCTGAAGTGGCATGAATGCGTCTCCTGTTTCTTAGGCCGTGAAGCCGAATGCGTATGCCGAGTGACGCGGTTGCGTGTTGTACAGGTTCGTACCCAAGCGCATGAAGATCGCGTCGATGCTGACGTTATTCGGCATTGGTGCCCGACGAACGCCAAAGTTCCAGCCACGCTTGTTGGTCGTGCGAAGGAAGAAGCTCTCCGGTTCGAGAAAGTAGAGCACCTCGGACGGCTGGATTGTGGTCAGTGACGGCAATCCAGAACCGGTCGGCGAGAAGTTGACTGCAGCATTCGTCGTCGGGTTCGTAAACTGCGGCGTCTGGAATGAAATTGTGGTGGTGTTCGAGCCAACACCGTCAACCAGCGTGGTGTTGCTTGCCGGTCCGGGATTCGGACCCAACGGGATGTAGTTCTGCGCCTGCGCTGAAGGTGCCAGCGGATCGGTGTAGATATCTACGCCGTTGAAACTGAAAGCGTCCCAACGAAGATCGTGCTTGGTTAGGTTCACGTCGCGGCGTTGCTGATCGAGCGCCACGCAGATTGCCTTGAAACCGAAGACGTTGGTGATGCCAAGAGTCGGCTGTCCACCGGTAATGCGGCACTGATCCCAAAGCTGATGCAACTGCGGCATACCGATCTGGCCGGGGCTGCTGGTTCCGGTGCCATTGAAGACGCCGGGATTTGTGCCGAGATAAAGAGGTGTCGAATTCAACGCAATACCGATGTTGCCATTGCGCTGCTGTGCACCGTACGTCGTGTACCGGTTGCCGTAGACGGACGGGTCGATACCGTTGTTGAGGGCTTCGTCCATGCCGTTGCTGGCCTTGATGCGGTTGTCGGTAACGGTTGCCGAGGCACTCTGCCCGTGACGGAACGCGTCCATCTCAAGCATCGTGTTGATCTGCATGACGAGGTTTTCCATCCAAAGCTGGTACTCGTCCACGATGCGCGGTGGGCCGGAGTTGATGACACCACCAGTTCCGGAGCCGTCATCCAGTTCCCAGTCATCCATCGGGAACCACGAGGCGTATGCCTTCGGTTGGAACTTCATGCCGGTGTTGATCTGCTGACGCGTTACCGTGACAGTCTGGCCGGGATTCACGGCTGCGCCCTGTGCACGACCGTAAAGGATGCCTTCCTGCATCGCCGAGCCGCCAAGGAATGGATCAGCCACACCCACACGACGAAGTTTTTCGAGGAACGGGTATCCAACGAAGAAGTTGTTGAATACAACGTCGATCCTCACCGCCTGTAGGTTAGAGGCGTCTATTTCATTCAGCAGTGGATCGTTTGGCATTTGTGTCTCCTGTTACCTTTATTGGTGCGCAGTTATTAAGCTGCGCTATCCGCCGAAATTCGTTCATTGATCTGCTGGCGAGTCACCTTGGTGCGCTCGCGAGAGTTCAAAGTCAATGGATCGGGACGAGTACCTTCCTTTACGGCGCGCTGAACTTCCTGCATTCTCGAAGGTTCAGTGCTGCGCACATCCGGATTGCTGCCGGTGCGTTCAGCCCACTCACGACGCTGCTTCTCAAGGTCGGCCTTGGCAGTTTCCTGCGCCTGCTTCAGTTTGTCCTCGTACTCCTTTGCAACTGCCGAGCGAACTTCTTCATCGTGCCTTTTCTGCGCTTCCAACTGAAGTTCCTGCGCGCGCTCGTTGAACTTGTACTTACGTGAGACGTGATCGCGGTACGGCAACTTCAACGCTGCGGCCTCGCGAGCATCCTCCATCGCATCGCCCGGGTACATCTGGCCATAAAGCTTTTGATACTGCTGCAGGGTCCATGTGGTGTCGGACAGGGCGCTGCGCACATCGTCGATCAGAGTCGGGCTCCCGGGAGTGCTTCCCGGAACTCCGGGGGTATAACGGCCTTGCGAATCGCGGGGCTGCGCGGGATTTTGCGGTGCACCCGGGATCGTGGCAGGAGGAGTGAACGTGAAGGCCGGAATATCGCCTGTGATGAAGCCGCTCTTCTTGGCTCCATCAAGCTGAGTCTTGTAAAACGCGATCTCAGCTTCCTTTTTTGTCGATTCAATCTCCATCTGCTTCCAGCGATCCTCCCAAGAATTCAATGCAGGTACGATGTTGCCGTCGTAGAACTCTTTGTTCGAACGCTCTACAAGTTCAGCTTTCTCAGCACGCTTGCGAGCTTCAACTTCTGCAGCTTCCGCTGCTTTCCGTGTTTCTTCGGCCTTGGCGAGCGCATCCGCTGCTGCCTTCTTTTCGGCCTCGGCGCTGCTCAGCACTCCGCTGAACGCGGTGCTTACACGACCATCAAGCTTTGCGATTTCCTCATCGGAAAATCCAGATTGTTTCAAGACTTCTGCGACTGTTGGCATAGTCATGTTCTCCCGGAATCAGACTTAGTAGGTTGGTTGCTGCTGCGTTGGAGTAGGCTGCTGCGGCACCACGATAGCCTGCTGCATCTCATGAATTCCATCCGCAACTTTCTGTGCACCGGATGCGAGGCGTGGGTCAGCACCGGCCATATCTTTCGCGGCCTTGTACCACTGCGCCAAAATCATCTGTAACTGATTCGCTGGAGCCTGAGATGGAGACTGAGATGTGGCAGACGCTGGTGTCTGCGACGAGTTATCAGGTGGAGTGCCGCCCTGAGGGGCGGCACCTTGACCCTGATCCGGCATAGGCGTAGGACTGGTACCCACTGTGTTTCTCCCTTGTTCTTTCGAGGTGTGGGCTGTGATTACGCCTTGGTGATGGTCTTCTTCGCGTGCTTCTTGCCGCCGTGCTTACGGCCATGCTTCTTGGCTGAAACCGCGTGCATCGCTGCGACCTTCTTGTGATGTCTCTTCCGTGCCATGATGTGCTCTCCTTGTTTTGGTTTTTCACGCAAAAGAAAAACGGCGAACTCAAGCGCCGTCTTTCGTGGCTTGAGTCGCCGCTTTATCCCAAGGAGGGGAGCACGTTCTCTTCTTAATGAACTTAGAGCCGATCTAGTTTTGTTGTCAAGAGATTTTCGTAAAAAAGTTAATCTGCGCTAACTCACTACTTAGTCTGCGCTAAATCTCTATGTCTTTAATCCCTAAAATCTCGCGAACCTTTGAATCTTCGGTCGACAGAATATGCGTGCGCTGCTTCATCGTAATGCCCTGCACGCCGCCATTCGAAAAGATTCCGACAAGCTCTGCGTTCGCGCGGCTGCGCCTGATGAAGTCGTGCACTTCATTCAAGTCGACAGGGGGTTCGAAGACGATTTCTGTCAGATAGTAGTTTTTGATGTTTCTAATCTTTGCCACTGATCCTCCTAGATTGGAAGGGGGTGACGGTGTAATTAGCCGCTCTCGCTTATCGTCGTGCGCGGTTCTCCACCGTCACCACCTTTTTGCTTTATTTTTGGTCCAGACTGGCCCGATGGCTTGCGTCCCGTGGGACCGCCGCCGCCACCCTTACCTTTGCCTTGACCGCCACCTTCCTCTCCCGGAGGTTGGAGCCCAAGTTGCTTCATCATTTGCTGCGCCATCGCAGTCGCGAGGAGCTTGAGCTTTTGCATTTCAAGCTCTTCGTTAAACCATTTTTCCTTTTCTGTATTGCCTTTCGAATCGCCCCAGTTTGGAATATCGAGTTCCTTCATGACTGTCGCCCACGACAGCGGCGCTCCGCCACGCTTTAGTTGCAGGAGCATTAACTGGCGCTGAATTTGGGTGATCCGCAAAAGCGTGTTTGGAACAGAGATCAGACGAATATTTCTTGCAAACCACCGCGCTCTTTCCAGACGCGAGTACATCGAGGCGTTCTCTGGAAAAGCGTTACCGATCATCTCGTCCGGAAGGTGGCTCGGAATTAGATCATCGGGATTGAAATCGAAAATCTCCGGGGCCACAGTCGGTCCGATGTACTCCATAATGCGCCGGACATTGAACCACTGAAGTATGAGCGACTTCACGCGGTTACCGACAGATTTATTGGCTTTCTCGATGCGCGCGGCAATACCTTTCGCGATAGGCCCTATCGATTCCAACATCTTGTCGGCAGTATCACTTGCAATATTCATCTTTATGTTCTGGAGATTCCCGAGATCGAGCAATCCTAACTGAGTCTGCAGAGCGTTCTTCAGGTACTCAAGGAATTTGAAATGAAGTTCTGTTGGGCGCACTTCGTCCGGAAGCACCGACTGAATTGTTTCGCTCGGCTTGCCGTCGAGACCGATGCGGACGTCCTCTTCGAAGATGTCGAAGTGCTCGATCTTCGGACCACCAGTTTCAGTCATGTTGTAGCCAAGCGGCGGGTTCAAGGTGACGGTGATGACCTGATCGAGTTTCCTCTCGATCTTGCGGCGAGTCTGCTCGATGCGGCCTACGTCTTCAACGAGAGACCGACCAAGAGGCTCCCATGCCCAGTCGTCGACGGTGTACTGAATGACAGGCATCTTGGTATCCCAGTCGAATGCTGGTCCATCGTACAAGGGCTTTTCGATGCCGGTCGACGTGATGATTAAACGCAAACCCGGATACACGCGGCAATCTTCCTTCGTCGCTGCACGGAACGACGGCAGACCATTGTGAATGCCATCGAATATCGTTTGGCCAACCGTTGGCACGCGGTAGAACCACGTCGTTCCTTCATCCCCCATAGGAAGTTCTTGCCCGGTTGTGTTGATGCGCATGTCCCGAACAAATGTGTAGCGAATCTCGCAGTATAGGTTTCCGAACGAGCGGTTCTGATCTCCGTAGCGATGCATCTCCGCAAAATCCTGACGGCGCGCTTGAATTCGGTTCTTGTAGTTCCATCGACCGATTACCTGTAGCTGGTTTTGAAACAGCGGGAAACGTCCGTAAGCTTCAGCAATCGGCAGGTAGTCGAAGATGGTAACGCAGTATGCATCCTGAATATCATTGCTGCGGGGAATCTGCACGGGAATGACATCGAGCAGCCCGAGCGGCTCGAACACAAGCTTGCGCTCGCCATAGCCATACTCATCTGCCTTCACTTTCGGCCAGAGATAGCCGATACCCATGACGGCTGCGTACTGCAAAACTTTCAGGATTTGGAACGGAAAATCTGACTCAAGATAGACAGCTTTCGCAACCTTGGTCAGCATCTCCGCGATTGGCTTGTAGGCGGGATGATCTGATCCGTATCCTGCAATCTCACGGACCTCGGCAAGCGTCTCGCAGAATTTTCTGATGTCGTATTTGAGTTCGTTCGTGAGGAGCGTCGACTTGGTCTTGTCTGCACGAACAACGGCGTCGAAAATGCGTAGGCTCTCGCTCAGATTCTTGTAGCAACTTTGATTCTCAAGGAAACCCTCTCCCTCTTGAATCATGTCCTCGACCCACGAGACTCTTGATTCAGGAGAAGATTCGAAAGGAGGACACTGCCAACGAACCGTGTCTACCTTCCGGCTGTTATAGGCTTCCAGTTGAACAGGCACTTCATTTCCGTTTCCCCCCCGGAAATCCAGAATCTGGACGACGTATTCTCAGTCACTTTACATCAATTTTGCGGGACTATCCAAACATTCTTTTCATCGAGATCGGTTTTCGTAAAAGAGTAAATGCGAAAACATTGCGGACATTGACAGCTAGAGCCGAAGTACCACCGGAACTTAATTCCGCATCCCCAAAAGGGCTGAGCGCCATTGTATCGCTCTACCACTTCCAGAACAGGCAGTTCCTTCCTTCCGCTATCACAAATGCGTTCAAGTAGGACAGGACCGACTGGGGACGAATCAAGACCCTTTACATGCATCGGATTCGGTATCGTCGCAACTTGGGCAGGCTTTTCTGGTTTCTTACGAACAGCCTCCGTGGTGCGTTCCCTTCCTCTGGTGCCCCTCTTTCTGTGCTTTTTTCCATGATACTTTTTATGCATTACTCCCCCATGTATTGCTTTTCACCATGGCTCGGGTCGCTGCCGTGGCCGTAGCAAGTTCTTCCGTTGTCCCTTCTGACCCTCCACAACCAAACACTCAATTCTGGGCGATGAGAACCTTCGCCGTCATACGTTTTTCTTCCGATCTCAGTTGCCGATGAGACTTCATCCTCCCGGAGAACGTGATCGTGAATGAAGCATTGAGTGATATGCATCAAAGACGCCAATCAATTGCTAATTCCCAGAATACCCAAATGACGCTCAATGAAAGATATTCAAGCCCTTCCCAATCGAGCATCAACGTTGGCGTTAAAGATATCCGCTGTCTCCATTGAGAAATACGGACCTGAAAGCAGTAGAAGCCGATTGCTCTCTGCCAATCACACCAACTTTCATCACAAGGCACCGGACAATCTTTTCCTGATAGCGATTTCACTACACGACCCCCGAAAATGTATTCAGCATGGCAAATTCTCCAAAGTGGGAGAGCGCGAGATCATTGTAGGCACGAGCAGCGGCTTCTGCTGTAGGTAATCCGCACTTGCAAATATATTTGCCATTGACCATGATCTTCGCGATCCAATTCTTAGAGGTGTTGTCCTTAACAACACCTCTATATTTTCGAATAGTCCGCACTGATGATTTATTTGCAGAATTTTGAGATTCTGTTCCAAAACGAAGATTGCCTTTTCTGCAATTTAAGCCATCACGATCTCGGTGATCCACGCGCATTCCATCTGTGGGCGGCATGACTAGATTATGAAGAAATATCTTCTCAGTTCCGGTTTCGTTTGGGACCACAGCCTCTGCGTAATAGACCGATACACCGTCGGATTTTCGCGTGTGCGAAAAACGTGGAACCCATGTATAAAGCCGAACACGTTCGAAATCGTCAAAATCAATCAAGGCTTCTAAGCCTCTGGTCATTGAGATATGAACTGTGCCATCTTCTATTTGCCAGTGGCTACTACGTTCTTTCCTACGTGCAGCCCATTGGCGTCTAGCATTTTCGCTCTTAATCTTATCCATGGTTTTTCTCGTAACCTTCAATGTGGAGATAGCTTTCGCGATTCCATCGCGTCGGATCGTTCGGCAGTTTGTCGGATTTTTCAAGGTATTTTTTGAGAAAATCTCGATTGAGATTGTTTTTGGAATTTGCGATCAGGTGGTGGATGTGGCTACGAATCTCGCCACGGATGCGCTCTTCTTCAGCGCCACGTTTATCGTCTTCCATCTGTTGCCGAATGCGATCCTGCTCGCGCATCTTTTGCGACCATCTCTCGACGTCCCACACAGTGTTACAGACGATTTTTTCATGAAATGGCGGTGCTTCATACTGTTCCGGTAGCCCCATCTTGACGGTACCATTCAACGTATCGAGCCAGAACACGACCGGAGTCGTCAAATATGCATTTCTCGACATGTCTATTCCCTTTCTTAATTATCCCCAATCGTCATCGCCGTCGCTCACTGAGACTTGCCCCGCTCGCCGCATTGGCGTAGGTTCGTTCATTTGCTTTGGCACGACTCTTCTCTTTTGGGCGCGGTCTGCGAGAACATCGAGGTCGTGCGCGCAGAAAAACGACTGTGCCGACGCTCGAACTCTGTCATCGAATTGGCCGCTTCTGTGCACCATCTTCGACTTTCCTGCCGCTTGACGGCGCTCCAACGTCTTCAATTCCTCAATCAGCCAACGCGAACGAGGAACGTACCATCCCCCATTGATCGCCTCAACGTACCGCGTCATCAGGATCGGTACTGCCCAAGCGCTTGACCACCATCCTTCTTTCTTTCCTAATTCATCTTTGATTTTTTTTGAATCGAACCTTTTGGGACGGTAATGACGATGAAATCCCATCATTTTTAGCTGGTGCTGACATGTCTCTCCCGGCCTTCCAATCTGTTCGATAGCATACATGATGCCACGACTATCTTGAACGCAAGGGCTCCAGTACGCTCCAATGCAGGCGGCGAATGCTACAGCCTGCGCCGCATTAACTCTGTTCGAGGTGAATTCGGCTACCTGTTCATCGTAGCCGCCATGATAGCGATTTTTCGCCAGCGAAAGCACAGTCCTTTCTTCGTCTTCTTTGCCTAGACCATCCGCTGTATCGATACCAAGAGTGTACTCGTTCCATTTGGCTGGGTGTTCAAAAATCAGAAGACGATCCATCGTGTTTTCTTCGTTTTCTTCGGGAAGCCAAATCAGAGGGACCATCTGCCACTCGTACTCTTGGCCTCGGCTCGAATTCCAATAAACGTTGATTGGCGGCTTGCTAAAATCGATCTGGTCCTTGCTCGGGTAAAACGACGGGTCGACATCGTGGCCGGTGATCGCATACGCATCCACCGGCTGCTTGCGCAGCTTTGTCTCTTCTCCTGTAGCGCGATTCGTGATGATCTCATAGATATTGCTCTCAAGGTCCTCGATGACATCCGCTTCGAAGACGGAGTCATGCTTTCCTGTCAACGCCTCGAAGTCGTCAGCAGGCATCTGCGCCATCCACACTCTCTGTGTGCGGTTGTTGACTGCCTGCCGATAATTGAAGTCATAGAACCACTGCTGGTCGATTGGCATCGTCCATCCTGCACCATAAACCTTGCGCATGTACGGCGTGTTGCGGACGAATGCCTCGCACCGAGCGACGTGCTTGACTGTGGCATCGAGACGCTCGCGCATGAAGTTTCCGGGGATCGGGAATTTACGAATCCAATCCGCTTCCGGATAGAGATCGGTGGCAGTAAACCACGGCAGAAAGATCGGGCAGAGACGGTGCTTGCCGAGTGGATAATCGCGCTTGGCGTTACGCCAAGTCTCCGCAAGCCATCCTGTATTGCCGCCGCCAGTTCCTTCGAGAACAAGGAATAGATTTCGAGACGAGTGGGTGGCGCGGAGCAGACCTTCTTCAATGACCTTCTCTGGCTTTGGAATGTCGGCAAGCTCGGAGATGTGCACGCAATTGTGTACCGCACACTGATCTGTAGTGAACGAATGGTCTTCGCTATCAACCTCCAAATCCCAAAGGCTAGCAGACGAGTTATGGGAAATGCTTTCAATCATCACATCGACTGTTTTGCCGTCGACTCCATAGCGCCAATGGCGAGCATGTTTCATCGGTTTTCTGAACGGCAGTCCGCGATCCCGACGATATCCCGCACCAACGGGGCCACTCAACACCAGCCGCCAAACTGGACGCTTTTTCATGGAACCTTGCCTATGTTCGTCAACGAAATAAATCGATGCCCAACCGTATTTCAAAGATGCGACCAAGTCGCGCATCTGATAAGCGATCTGCGAACATATTGTCGGAGCTACCACATTATTGCTGCTGGTATCGCAATGGCCATCTCCATCTAAATATCCATAGAGTATTCCCCTGCAAAATTCTTCGCCAGCATCCCAAATCCAGTCTGGAATTTGCTTGTTTGTTTTCTCTCCAAAATTTTCCGATATCCACCGCGCCAGCCAAGCCGCTGAAATTTTAATCTGCGCGCCATGCTCGTTGTGTTTCTTAACTTTTATATGCTGCTCCTTCCCGAGAAATCGACGCAACATCTGAACACGGTCCTCTGCTTCTCTTTCATGTACCGTAAAAATTACTTCTGACAGATACGGCTTTTTCTTCCCAATTCCACTCTTATGCAAGCTGCCTTCAGCGAGGTACAGGCCACACAAATACCCAAATGGAAGATCGAACGGAGCATCGAAATTATGCGCCTTGTTTGCTGCGATCTTGCCACGACTGAAGTGCGTAAACTGAGCCTTGAGGAGAGAGTGTTTAATCTCTCGCAGCGGATGGCATACATAGTCTCCCACTGAAATCTGGTCGGCCTCAACAAAACCATCCGGCGTCGAGACGCGGTGTTCGATTGTGCATTCGAGTGGTGAATAGTGTCCCCATAGTCGTAAAACTTTCGTTTGCGCAAAAGGTTTTGTTTCGAAAGCCTTTTTTACAGTTGCGATTTTACCTTGATGTGTGAGAACTCTTTCACCTACACTAACTTCACTAATCGCCTTGAGGAATCCGTTTGCCATTCGGATTTTTGAGAAGTACGGAAGGCAAGTCGGCGTCCATCCCTGAGCAATACCGGTCGCCTGCATACCTGACTGGATGGATAAGACGGAGCCATTGTCGAACCGTCCCTTGGAGCCGCGCATCGGCACTAGCCACCATGGCGACTTGGTATATGCAATGTCCAGAATTCGGCCAATGAGTTCCGACTTCTCAGCTTGTACCGAAGCCATAACAGCCTGTGTGTGGGGGATGAACATCAGACGGTGCATGAACTTCAAGGCGGTCTTGGTCGTGATTCCGACCTGCCGACCTTTAAGACAATTGTGAGATACAAAACCCTCCGCGATGAATGTCCTTGTCGAAGTTTGGATGTCAATCATGCGCTGTTTTGGAAGGATTTCAATCTTTACAATCCGTGACCAGCCAATTCCTGTCTTCTTTCCGGGAAGACTTTTCCCTTCCCACCATTTTTTAGAGATAAAACGGAATGGCCTCGTCTGGCCGATGATCCGAAATGCTTCATCCATCCGCGAAACGTATAACCTCCCGACGTCCTTTGATCCCAGTTTTCCCCTGCCATCCTTAGACGGCTGTCTTTTGTCGATTCCCTGTTGGAAGTTATATCCGGAGATCGAAAGATATTCCTTTACGCGGTCGAAAACTACATTGAACACCTGAGTGATATTTATTTCGATGCCACATCCACTGTCGAGCGATCCTTCTCCATCGATGATTCCCCCCATCCATGCATCAGCGGTTGTCTGCTCATTCCACGGCTTCGTTATATATCTGGCCTGATCTCCCACCCGCATTTCTTCAGATTTTTGCCATATAGGTTCGCATCCTCCGCGCTGCTTGCACAACCACTGGTGATCCGCCGAGCAGATTAAAGTTCTCCCATCTTCAAACGTAAACTTCAATGCTTCTTTGCAAGATTCCCATTTATTTTCGACAATAGTCGTTCGCATTTTACGTTCTTTACGCAAGCGTTTTGTCGATTTTCCTCTGTGAACGCCGCTCCTCAATTCGCGCTGTCGCTTTGCTGCTTCAGCACGTCTCTCGTTCATGCTTTGCCCTTCATCGACAGCTACCAGTTCTTCGCCGATTTGAATGTCATCGAGGCGTTTCCACTTGAGGTCAGCAGTCAGTATCTTAGCGTTCGGATCGAGGCAAAGAACCTCAATTGAGACCTGACGCTCGTCGAAGTCGCCGACAATTTGATCGAAGACTTCCTGAGATTTTCTGTTCCTAAATTTTGAAATCTCTCCCTTCTCGTTACACACGTATGCGTAGCGCGCCTCCCAATAGCTGTTATCGAGGGCGCATAAGACTTGTTCGTTTTGAATGAACTGCCTGATCTCCGTCGCGACGTTCGAACTGATTGGGCCTTTAAGAGATACAGAGGCGGATCGGCTAGTCTCTTCGATGTCGACGATTTTTGCAATTACTTCTTTGAAGTCGTCGATCTCATCTTGCGAGTGTGGAATAGGCATCCACTTATTTTTGGCCGCGAAAGCGTCGAGATTTGCCTGTACGATTTTTGGGGAATAAATAGCTGCCTCCGTCAGCCAGCTTGCTTGTCACGTGGCGCTGGCTGTGAAGAGAACATGCCATCCGCGCTCGGAATTATTTACTTATCGCCTTCTTCGAGGAGGCGTTGACGTATCGGAATCAATTTATTTTGCATGTCGGTTGAAGATGGAAAAATAGAATTTACGTTATCTTCCATTGAAAATGCCGGTTGTTTTATTTCTTCTTCGGAATCATCGGAAACCGATTCTGCTCCAAATATCGCTTTGCCTATAAAAGTAGGCGGCTTGGGAGAAGGCGTGAATCCCATTGCTTGATTGATAGCCGCACGGTCGCGTTCTCCAGTTTTATCTTTCGCATATTTCATCATCTTCTTCATCACGCTCGGATAATGGCTCAGCGCAATGAATTTTACCTGCATCACTGAATCCGATTGAAGGGCGAAATGTATCGCTCCTAACAAACGCTCAACGTCGACTTTGGCAGCAATTGCGATGGCCTCCCAAGGCAGTTTTTCGCGGTCGCCTTCTGGAATTGAATTGTATGTGTCGAGGAAAGCCTTGATCGATAGATCGTTCGATGCGAATCGCATAGCGCGCAGCGCAGTTCTCGTCCCGCCACGAATTGTGGTACGAATCATCGTTGTCAATGGCGGACAAAGATCGACTTCTGTTTGGCGAACACCGAGACGACGAAGTGCGTCATCGTGTCTATCCCGCTTTACCGCCAGCTTTGGTACCCGGCGCATAGACTTGTTCTTCGGGGTGCTCTCTAAGCCATTCTCGCTCTCTTGGTCCAAGGCGGGGCTCAGCGAGTTCTTCGTCGAGGGAGAGCCATTGACTAATGGGGCGCGTATCGGCTGCACCTTGGTCTTCTTTCGCCCTGTCTTCGGCTGTGGGGACTCTGGAGACTTTAGCTTCTCGCTGTTTCTCTGGTCGCTCGGGCCAGAGCCGTTCTGAGACCCTTTTCCCTTCCTCATAGGCACTCCGCGCTGTGTCGGCGAGGCTACGAAAAGCCTCGGCAAACATAGCCACTGCTTTGATGATTTGGTCTTCTTGAACTGAGTTCATTGAATCGTCTCCGACACTTTGTCGCTAGTGCCGGTCCACGTCGTCGCCGGTAATTGGTTCTCCCGGAGCCATTGCGACATTGGCGTCTCAGGCTGAGCCAGCATTTTCGCGATTTTAAGCTCCGGATCGCTACAATCTTTGTGCTCGATTTCGTACACGGTTCCGAATATCCCGAAAACGTGTCGTTTCACCTGACGCCATTTGTCATGGCGACGAACAATTTCCCGGCATTTCCGACAAACACGATGGGGTTTTCCATTCGATTTGCCGACGCCTAGACGACTAAACAAGCCCTTTCTCGTGGCGTATTACTTATCGAAGCTTCCGGCTCCGCCTCCTGCAACACGATGCGTCCGTTGACCGTATTGGCGACGACTTGGCTCTTGAGCTTTTTCTCCTTCTGGAGCAGATGGTGCCGGAGTATCGTTTTTCTCAAGCTGCGGGGCTTCTAGTGCGCTGCGGTCGCGAACAGCTTCGAGATCGGGTTCATGGGCAATAATCACCTGCTCGGTTACTTCCAAAACAGGTTTTGTTCCCGCTTCGGACGGAGGTTCTTTTGTCGCAGAAATCGTCGTCTCCACTTGCGCAGTATCGATGCCGTAGCACTGAATCTTCACCGAAATCTCTGCACTGTATCCGTTAATGTATGAATCAGCAGGACGGAGATTGCAATCGCGACGGAGCTTGTTTTTGATTTGCTCACAAAGATCGACAATGATCTCTTCGCCCGTCAAACCGGGGATATCAACTACTTCGTCTACTTCCAATGGCATAAATCTCCTCCTGATGATTTCCTAGATTACATCATTTACAGCGGCAGCGTGGGCTTGAGTCCGTATTGCTTCAAAAGCGACTCCCATTTTCGAATTGTTTCTGTCGATGGCGTGACCCTTCCAGCTTTCATCATTTGAACAGTTCTTCGCGAAACGCCGAGAACATCGGCTAATTTTACCTCAGTAAAATTATTGTCAGCCATGAAAGCTTTCATTTCCTCCGCTCGCGCTTGGCGACGATCAAGGTCCTCAGGTGTCGGCTTTCTTCGCGGCATTTATCGCCCTCCCATTTTATCCATCTCTGCGCCTTACGATAACGCGTTTCTGTTGAATGTCAAGCGGTTAGGGGTAAGCATCTTTCTCGATTTTTGCCGTGGCGCGCCGTCGCCGCCGTGCGTTGAGACAGAATAGACATAAGGTCTTGTCGTCTTTACGGTCCATTTTTCCACAATCTTGGCAAAGATTAGCCTTTTTTAACCTCTGCTTGCGCTTCTGCAGAGATTTTTTCACCTGCGCTCGTTTTTCCTCTGGAGTTCGCATCCGATTTGTTTTTCCTTGGTGCTCCCCATGTAGCTATGCGGAGCCGTACTATAGCGCGCGATATGCTGTCGCAGACGACAACCGGTACATCAAACCAGCAAGCCACCGGTGTACGCATAAACACTGCGTCGATCTCGTTTTCGGATAGAGCTTTAAGCGCCTGATCTTTATCGCAGACGCCAATTACTCTAAATCCGTTGATCGAAATCGCCAACAACAACGTAGAAAGAGCCGTTTCGTTCGCTTCAATTACCAGAATCAGACGCTTCGGACGCATTTGATGCCTTTGCGTGCCGGTGAACCGGCTTTATTTGAGCTTTGGTGATGACGGTGACGTTTTCGGCCTGCTCACCTTTCTGGCCGCGTGCTACATCGAACTCTACGACGTCACCTTCGTTGAGTGTCTTATAGCCTTCCGACTTGATGCCCGTATAGTGAACAAACAAGTCAGCCTCATTTTCCCGCTTGATAAATCCCCATCCCTTGCTGTTGTTGAAGAACTGCACTGTGCCTTTCATTTCTCCGTTCCTTTCTGGTACATAAATTTCGTTTGACGTCCACGGCCAATTTTTGGATCGACGGAATATTTTCTAAGATTTCTGTTAACGGTGTTCCGATGAATACCGAGTCTTGCAGCTACAAGACACTGATTTCCAGTGTATTTTTGTAGTTCCATTACGAACCATTCTCGACGAATCGCAGCTAACACTTCATTAAGCGAGTAGCCATCGCGGTCCATTTCTTGGACGAGGTCTCTCAATCTGGCCATAGTGTATTTCTCTCCTTGAACTGATTAAGTAATATGCGCGCATCGAGAATGATGCTATCGAGTTCTGGAATAGTTTTGGTTGAGAGGAGTTTACGGCAAAGTTTCGCGAGTTCGCGGTACGCTACATCGTCGGCGCGCTTGTTCCAAGCAGCGATAAACTCAGGAGAAAGTTCGATCTTGAATGCCCACATTGGCTCGAACTTGCAGGCGCTATTTATGCAGCCAAGAGAAGCCTCTCCGCTCGCCGCGTGTTCCATGTACTGCGGGTCTTCGCCGCACCATGGGCATGGTTTGAGGTCTTCCACTATAGCTCCTCAGTCTCTTGGCTTAATCATTGCTACCGGCACATATGGTGCTTCCGTTTCAAGCGGGAACGACACCGGCACCAAAAGGTAGACTCCAGTTGTTGTTTCGATTCCGACTTTATTCCGGAAGAATCCCAGTGAGTCGTGCCATGCGTCAATCAAATTGACTTTGTATTCCCGGCCCTCGTAGTGAATCTTGCTGCCACGCTTTAGTTCTAACGGGTACAGAGACATTTCTTTCTCCTCAATTGGACTACCAAGTAATTTTATGCGGCATTTTCCCAAACTGCGCATAAAAATCTTCTTTAGTGACGCGCTCGTTTATCTTGCATAGATTGCAATGGCGTGCTGGATGGTTGTCGAGAAGGGCTGGCCTCCACCTGCGCTCGGAGAGTCACAAGCTGATCTATCAGGCGCACCATCTGCGGAAGGTTGTAGCCGCTATTGGCAAACTCTTTTTCTCCGATGATATTGAGAGCGTCATTCAACTTGTCATTGTCTGCCTTCAGCGCGTCTCGCTCGGCGGTCAGGGATTTCACCTGAATGCTAAGCTCAAGGTTCTTGCCTCTCAGTGACGCTATGCCCTCCTCTAACGCCTCCAAAAGTTCGTCTACGGCAGCCACACTTTCATTTACCTTCGCGTCACTCACGGCCTGCCTCCTTAATTGCCATCATGCCAAATACGAAGGCAAGAATCATTCCGCACATTCCAGCAGACAATGCCCACCACGTATCTGGATATCGCACAAAGCTCCATGCTGATTCAAAAGACGAAGCAATCGAACAAAAAACACAGAGTACGATCTTCAGTGCTTTCATGCCTTCTCCTTCAACTCGGCCACGATATCAGCGGCCAGTGAATCAATTTGAGATTCACCAGTCTGACCCTTAAATCCGAGCATGTCACGATTTCTGAAAAGAACTGCCTCGATCTTCTCTTTTGCACTCGTCTCCTTCAACTCAGCGCGTAGGCCAGCGCTTTCCTGCATCAGAGGAAAATGCTCACCAAGGATTTGCGTGAGAATGTCGAAAGCCAAGACAACTTCATCGCGCAGGTGGTCGCAAGCCGGGTCTGGAATCTCGGTGGCAACGATGCGATTGCGCTGGTCGATTAACTTATCAAGGCCGAGCCGCTGCGTCTGTATGAGAGTGTTGGGAGTCGGCTCCGGGCGGGTGAGGCGCTGGCGGACACCATACTTAACGAAGTCCTCGTAGCCGTTTAGTTCGCAGTGCTCTTGCATTGTTGAGGCGATAGCCTTCTCGATTTCCTCAAGCGAGTACATCCCTTCACGGGCGACCTTGAGAGCGGCGGACATGCGCTCGCGCTCACGTGCGCAGTAGTGCGACGATCTATCGGGCCAATTATGGTATTCATCCAGCATCCGCTCCACCACATCACCGGAGGGCTGCTCGGTGGGCGCGGCTGGTTGAGAGGATGGATTGTAGTACTCAATGGCGGGACAGGTTTCACACGTCCTGCATAACTTATCGTCCTCATCGATGCGCTCGATCCATTGATGTTTGTGTTCGGAAACCACAGCCGGGTAGTTGACCGTGGTGGTGCTGCACATCTCTGGCCTCTGCATCTCTCCCCCGCTGGCGGGTTGCTTCGTATCCTGCCGCGCTTCCCAGTCATCGGTCCTGTCGATCGGTGATTCGCTGGCGGGTTGCGCTGACACGGCGAGGGCGGCTTGTAGTTCATAAATACAGTCATACCCACGGCGACGAAATTGGCTACCGTTCCATGACGTGATTGGTTGATCGCGTTCAAATGCAATGTCATTTCCTTGCAGCACATCACGCAACGCCTCAAGCGCATTCCTCGCGGCAATCTTCAGCCCCTCGTTCGCTTTGCGCTCATGCGCGAGAACGGCGTCACAGGCGGGCAGTCCTTCGACTATGTACTTGACCATTTCTTCTGCCTGACAAGCGTCCAAGACGTTCGTTCCCGTTGGCCAAGGATGGTTGAATTTGACGGCGCTCTTAGACCGCTCGAAGGTTATGCCGCCGTCAGGGTTGAAGTTGCTCGGCAGCGTCCAATTCAGGAATCTGTCGCGCATGTGCTGTCTCTGCTTCTCGTTCATCTGCTGCTCCTCTCGGGTGGTTGCGCTTTCTTGCGACGCTTATAAAATTCAGACTCCGCGTAAGCCATGCCCAATATGAAAGAAAACGGAAAGGTGCTGAATGCTCCAACGAAAAAGCATAGGATTTCAATTCGGCGAAGATCGCACAAAATTTCAGTCACCGTCCTTCTCCCTTCTGCGCCCAGAGGCGGTTGGCTGCGGAAGTCCATGCTAGCTTGGGCGTGTCCTCATAAAGGCCCAAAATTATTGATCGCCCATTTTTTTGGGGGCGCACGACTCGATAGTGGCTGCAACCTTCTACGCACACAAACTTATCCACTCTGGCATCTGGATGCGCCTTCCTCACAAACTGCCTGTCCGTCATCCCCATCCTCCTCGCCGCCCCAAGGGGGCTAAATAGACTCCAAGTCAACATCCTTGTAAGGCTGATTGTTAGCCACGTCCCACGCAGCCTTTGGAGCAACGATCACCGCGAAGTCAGCTATCAAGAGCCTTGCTTCGAGAGGTTCGGCGTCGGGATAATATCCGTGAGGTCGAGTAACCTCTATGGCATCTTTCATCGAAAGAGCAACCACGCGGCTCCGCTCCGTATATCCGCCTAAAGTTCGACTGCGACAAGTTTCGCAAAATCTACGTGGCGTTACAGTCCATGTAATGGAATAGAGATTACCTTTAACCATCGGTTGCTTTGCCACTGTTCCCCTCCCCTCCTTACTCTGCACCCGTGGGTGCGGTTAGATTGCTGATTTCCTGATGCGGTCTGCGAACAGGTATAGCCGACGCAGCTCATCGGTGGTCGCTTCTTGGATCGTCGGCGTGACGGGGCCATCAGCCGCCGCGCAGCGCTGGTCAATCGCTTCGAGCAATTCGCAGAATCGATCCGCTGGCGTCTTCGGCTTCTGGTACGGCTTGAACGGCTCGGTGTCGTAGCGCTCCCGCGTTGAGGTTTCGATGAAGTAGACAGAATCATCGAACGTTGGCTCGCCGCTTTCCAGAGAATCCTTCGTAGGCTCAAACCCGAATATCTGGCAATCCGTCTTGCTCCAGTTGGGCTTTGATCCGGTGCCAGATGCCCAATGAACGAACTCTGGCGTCTCGGTACGTCGCGCAGCATTGCTGACTATCTCGTGGATCGTCCGCATCTCCCGCTGAGTCAACTCAACTGGACGAGCAAAGCTCACTTCGATCTTGCTGATGATGATTCCGTCTTCGTCTTCCATCCCCATCCTCCTCGCCGCCCCAAGGGGCTAATCAGCACGCTCATAAGTCGCAGCGAAAATATCCGGCTTGCACGGATAAAACTCACCCATCACACCCTTGATAATCCAGTCGCCGACGGAGACAGACATTTCCCCTTCAAGCGTAGGAATTGCCCAATCATCCTCTCGCTCAACTCTTGGACAACCCATTGCAATGATCTGGTTTAAGGTTGCTTCATCGCCAAGGTACTGAATTGCCTCGATCACAACCGGCTTCTTCCTAAACTTTGCCACCGTTCCCCTCCCCTGCTTACTCTGCACCTACGGGTGCGGTTAACTTCATTCCAATTCGCTCTGGCCGATACTTTGCGGCCTTGAACTCTTCCCACGAGCAGCGATTCTTGCCTACATCTGCACGGCGGATTACCCACCGTTGGAAGCCGCGCAACTCAAGCGCGAGGTCTGGCGATGTATCAGGCCCAATGTACGCCATCGGAAATGGACGCGCTCCAAACTCACGCAACCTTCGACGTCGATATTCTCGATCCTCCGAGGTTTCTCCCGGCCAGTAGCCGATGAGCATGTAGACCATGATGTGATCCGGCTTCACGCCATAGCGCACAAGCCGCTCAAGACCTGCGAACAGCCGGTCTTCATCCTTCTTGCTGTCCCACGCGGTGTAGATGCGCCGTGTCTTCATGTCATCGTCGTAATAGCGCACAGATGCAATCGCCTCAGCAGCTTCATCTGTAAGGCAGCGAGCGTTGATGCCCTGATTGAAGCTGACTTTGAAATTGCCATCTCTAATCTCTTGTATCCGCGCCTTCCATTCGGACTGGCCAAAGAAGTCGTTGTCGAGCAAAACTAGCTCGCGCGGCCATGGATCGCCCCTCCAAATTTCGGACACGGTATGTTCTCCGCGAACCCGGCCTTCCTTTTGGGGGACTACACAGAAAGAACACTGGAGCCTGCACCCGCGCTGCGTGAATCCGATACTCTTGTCGTATTTGGGATAAATGGAGTAGTCCTGTTCTAGTGTGGTCACTCCATGAGCCTCAAGACTGCTGATTTGCAGCGGCGGAGCGTCCGATCCCGTGCCGCCGACAATTGCATCAGGCCGACCATCTAGCAACTCCTTAATGACAGGCATGGACCGCGAGAAGATGACGCTGGCATAAATCTTGTCTGTATCGCCGAACCACCACCGCTTCACGCTCTCCAAGGAATCCGCGCGGTGATACTTCACTTCTTCGCCCCGAGACCGATAATGCGCGGCAAGACGCATCAACGCGATGTTCGGTATCTTGCCATCGATCTGAAGCAAATGAATCATCCCCCACTCCCTCCGCGTCCTGACGGTTACTTGCTCACAGCCAGCGAATTGCTGCGTAGTTGATTGCCAAATGTAAGGTGTTGTCCGCCGCAATCATCAGCCACACCGCAAGCCATGCAGGTTTCGCTGGATCGTAGCCTGTGCCAGTGCAATCCTTCCACGGCAACGGTCGCGTCGGTGATAGCCATTCCTTCGCCCAGACCACGTATCGCGCCAGCCGATAGCGGTCAATGACAAAATGGGTCAGGAAGATGGTTGCCCACGCGATCTGTCCGCGTACCGAATCTCTGGTAAGCAAAAAGAACGGTAGCGCATAGACGAGCGCGTGAGTAAAGGCTGGCAAATCCCGCTTAGTCTTGTTCTGCGCCATCCAGTCCGATTGCGTCACGTAGTCGCCAAACAGATGCAAAATTAACTGCTCCATCTTCCTTCTCCTCCGGCTACTTGCTGGTGAATTGCGCGGGGTTCATGCCGCGAGTGAGATCGGCGCGAATGGATTGCAGGCGCGAATGGATACGATTAGCCGCCTGCGCAGGCTTTTCAGCGGAACACCGAGATGCCAAATAAGCCAGCAGACTCATCTCCTCATCCAACTCCGCAATCTCCGCCAGCCGGGAGCGCGTGTATTCAAGAGCCGCTTTCCACGCGGTTTGCTCATTCTGGTGGTTTGACCGGTCAAATGGATAGTTGATATTCCCCGAGAGAATCCAATGCGCCCCAGATAGATAGTGGTCCGCGATGATGCGATGGCCGTCATAATGAGCATTCACCCACGCGGCTCTTACTTCCTCTTCAGCCGTCATAACCCCTCCGCATCACCGATAAAATTTAGCCAGCATTGCAAGGATCACTGCGATTTTCAACAACTGGAGGATCAAACAAACAGTCAGCAACCATACCGCATTGATCTTGGATTCTATTTTTCTGTCGTTCTCCTTGTGCCACTCGTTGGGATCAAAGTCTTTCATCGACACACCTCAATACTAATCAGTTGCGTTGCTGTTGAATGATCGCAATTCTTGTTGCACTCATTTTTTGTCTTCTAAACTTTATCCAAGCATCTGCAATTAGTTTCCGGGCTCGTCTTTGCTGCGAATGATGAACCGTGTACTGGGCCAATCGTCTAGCGGTCCGATCAACTCTAAGACTTCCACGTTGGTGTGTTTCATTTGTCGTCTTCCTGCGGAAAATACTTCGCGTAGTGATTTTCAGTTATCTGTTTTTGAAGGTATTTTTCGATCCGCAAAAGCTTGTCGCGTCGTTTGACCACAATGAGACCTAGTAGCGGAATATGCCCCCACCATGTCATCTGTTCGACAAAAGCTCTGGCAACGATGCAGAGGGCGTCGATCAGACCTTTCTCTCGCGCGGCTGTCCATCTTCGGCGTATCATTTGCGCTTCCTTCCTACGGGCAGAATAATTTCCGAGTTCTTTTCTCGCTCGGTCGGGATGTATTCGGGCAAGTTGTACTTGATCGCGATTTCCTTGCTGACGTAGGTACGCTTGCTGATCCGAACCGCATCGACCAATGGATCACGCTTCGGTGGCATAGGGCCTCCGGCGAGAACTTCTTCGCCTGCAGGGAGAATCTCGACGATGGTCCATGGGTATTCGCCGCCGACGTCTTTGACGAGTCCACGCTCGAAAAGCAGCGTCATGGTGCGTGCGATCCCCTGATTTGCGCTGGCTTCGAAGGCGCTGAAGCGTGGGTTCTCTTTGAGCACGGCCAGCACCTTGGCAGGATCGCGCTGGTCTTGTCGCCTCATCTCGTCGATGCCGGTCGAGAAGGAGCAAATGTGAATGTGTCCCTTCATCGCCGCTGCTCCTTGATCTGCTGGAGAAACTGCCGAAAGTTGCCGTTCGTTGCATCAGCCCAGTCGAGGAAATCCTGATACCGTTTTTGCGATCTGGTCAGGCGTGGTGGCTTAGGCGACGCTTCGCGCATCGCTTTGATTCCAGCTTCGGTCGCCGAGCAGTTGAAGTAGGGCAACCACTGCGTCGTCTGGTGCTGTTGCATAAAGCCCATTTCGACAAGGGCTCGACAATCGGGTTCATCGGACGCGCCTGCGCAGAAGTGATTGCGGTGATAGGGAAAGTAGTCTGGGTGAGCGGGGACATACCGGTGCGCGTTCTGGCCGTACTTGTCGCAGCCGAGCGTGTGTTGAAGAATTTCAAGCTGTCGCGGTGTCATTTTAACTCCTCATAGGCCGCGGCCATATCGCGTCGTTTCTGGTGCGGGTAGTTTCTGAAAGTTGCATCGGCTCTCATGCACTGCTTTCCGGGTGGTGCGCCACAGAAGAGACAACGGAAGTTATTCCCGATCTCATTGCCGGTGACCGCAGGCCAGTCCTTGTAATGCTCCTCATCGTACTTCTTCTGCTTTTGCTCGTTGAGGTACGTCAGCACGGCGCTCTTGCGGGGACGGGCGAATCTCATCGGGACCCCGCTGCTTTGGTTTGTGCTTCATTGCGGCAAGGCATCAGCCCCGATTCAACAAGCATGTCGCAAACGATTTCACCAGCACGACTCAGGACAATATTCCTATCGCCGATTTTCGTTTTCTTGGTGAACGGCTTGAGGATCACGAGGCCGCGACGCTCCAGTGCGTTAACCATGTTGATGTACTGGTGTGCGCCGTTTTGGTACTCACACACGCTTTTGAAGCGGTCGTATTCTTCTCGCTGTTGTTTAGAACCTACAACGTAATATGGAAATCCGTAGTCCCGCACGACCTGTAGAAGATCAATCATTCTTCGACTGAGCGTAAGGTTGAAAGCGACGTTCTGGACGTGCGACGCAAACTTCCGTCGCGCTTGCTCATCGGGATTCACCATCGGAAATACTTGCGCTTTCATTTGCGGCTCTCCTTACAGCCTTTCTGGTGCATCCCCCTGATGGCTCCGCAGGAGGGGCAGTGTTTTTCCTTGGGAGGTGTGGGAAGTTCTGCAGCGGTGGTGACGCCGGGAATCGAGCGTGGGGGGAGAATCGGTTTCGGTTTTTTCTGCGCCTTGCCGAGTTTACTGGTGACCTTCGCTGGCTCGGGAGTGTACTTGATCGCACAGGTAGACGGTTCAGGGTGAAATGGTTCCGTATTAATGGGAGTGCCGGACATGCCCGGAAAGTTCTCTGGAGGTGGTGTGGCGTTGATTGCGCGGATGACGGAATCGATACGCAAGTCTTCAATGGAGGAAGCGGGGGCTCCTGAGATAGTCTGCGCCTGATGGCGTAAGACCTCGCCACCATTAAGGCTGGAGCCGACGCGAATGCGAGGGCCACCCGGGATACTCTGCGCTCCGGGCGTCTTGCTCCCCTCTCGGGGGGATTCCGCGACCAAAGCGACAGAAGCGACTTCACCAGCCAACGCGCCGGAGAACGGAACAACTTCCGAACTTTTCTGCGCTTTTTCATCCGCACCCGCGCCAGAACCAACCGGTGAATGTGAACTCAAACCCTGCGCCTCATTCTGAGCACCAACCTGAATCCACCGCAACAGAATGTACGAAACACTGCGCTCTTCAGCCTGCGCCATCTTTCGCGCCAACTCCATCACCACTTTCGGAATTCGAATCGATGTCGGTAAATTTGTATTCATAATCACTACACTGTATCGCAATCAACTACATCTGCGTCAAGAACAAACGTTCCACGTGAAACGCTGCGCTCATTATGCGCTATGAAAGTCTGCGCTCTATATTTTTTTTGGGCATAAAGGACCAAGGCGGAAAGCCGTCACTGCCTGCGGCGGTGGGGGGGTGGCCGGACAACGTTTTCGCTCCGCCTTCGTCACCCATCCGGGTCATCTGACAGGGGCAACGGGTCGACCGATCCACGCGTGTGGGGCACTTGTGGGGGTCCGGTCGCCGATTCTACAGAATGGGCGGCAGACAGGGACCAAGGGCGCGCCGGGGGCCAATTCCGGGCCAAGAACGGGCACCAGACGGCACCACCGGCACCGCAGCCGACCGATGCGCGAGCGTGAATGCTGCGCCGGTTTTCGCTTGATAGCGCTTGATAGCGCTTCATTCTGGCCGGAAGGGTTTCTAGCCTGCCGCGCGGTGACGCTGGCGAAGTGCGGAAGAATCGAAGAGCACCACTACGGGGAGAGCGAAGTACGGAAGAGACACAAAGCGATGTCGCGGTAGAGATGAAGTGCAGGGAGGGTTGAGAGGGATGCGTGGAGGGCGCGGGATGAGGTTGTAGTCTGGCGACGTGGGAAATAGATGCGGAGGTTTCGCACGTGGACACGAAGAGAGAGCGCAGCGCGGGGCAGTTGCGCAGAGGGCAGTGGTGGGGAGAAAAGCGCAGGGATCGCGTGTGCACGGTTCCGCGCGTGGTGCACGTAAGGTGGGGTTACTTGTCTTGTGTTCTGTGCTCGCTGTACTGAGAGACGCGGGTATAGCAACCAGCTTCGACGAGTCGACCATTTATGACGATGTAGAGTGCGAGAACTTTCGTCAATGGGCTGAAGGTGTAGAAGTGGCATGTGGTGACGATGGGCTTGGAGTCGTCGCAGTCGATGGTGAGCTTGATGGGATTGATGGTTTCAGGTTTCATGGTTGGTTTCCTTTCGAGGAGTGGAATGGCCCACTGGGTGGGATCATCACAAGACACCGGATTTTTGGGTTACAAGTCGAAGAGGATGATGTCAACTTCGGCCATGAGGCGAAAGCGCAGGCCGGTGCAGCGGAAAGTGGAGCGAACACGATGGCGCAATTGAAAGAATTCGCAGCGTGAAAGATGACGTCTCGCTTGGGAAAGAGTCATTCGGAATTATCCCCCTTGAAGCCCACCACTATAGTCACAGAATTGAGGTACACGACGTGCAGCGCAGGGGAGCCCAAAAAGAATAGCGCTTCACGGGGAGTGATCGCCAGTTGTTGCGCAAGCGCAACGTCAGCACAGGAATCCGGGCGCAGCGGGGAAAAAACGGGATCGTCCACACCGGGCAGCGCTGGCGCAACAGCGGCACCGGCAACCATGCGAAGAAAGTTGCGGCGCTTCATCGTCCACCCGTCCAAGGTCTGGAAATGATCGCGAGACACATAATCACGATGGCGACGACAGCGCAGACGGCAAACGAGATCACGTCAAAGATCGCGAGCACGGTACCGGCGCAACTGGTAGCACTTCACGCGTGAATCACTCATGAGCGCAGGGTATCATAAAGCGCAGAGGTTGAGCATGGCGACGAGCGAGATCGAGACACTGGAAGAGATCACCACGAATGGGGCGACGTTCTGGCTGGAGATCATCCCGAAGATGCGACCGCCACGTCTTGTCGCACTGTGCGAGTACCACGCCTAGACTGGTTGCGCTACGCGACGAGAAACCGTATCGGCCACGACCATTGGAAACTCTACCCGATGAAGTGATATCAGTCGTCCACTCGCTCGCAACTGAGTACGCGATAGTACGTCGCGCGACGCACAAGGCGACCGTCCTCAACGTTCCACAACTCCACATCACCGGAACCTTGGTAGTACGTGTGGCAGACGACCGTGATCGTCTCCGGTTTATGCTCGCGGTCAAGAACGAGACGCAACGTCACAACATTCAAGATGCCCGGTTCAAGACGCAGGCCGTAATCAGGTTGGCTCATGCTCACGATCATACCCCGCCCGTCCAAACTTCGGACGCACACCCCTACCACTCAGACCTACCACCCTTCCATACCACTTCCGTGGGATGTTTCTTTACTCTCGTAAAATTGTTGTTGACAGGCGCAGAGTATCTTCTGTAGAGTCGTCTCTGTAAGTTGATGGCTGTCGTGAGACACCCAAACCCCTCAGGGGGAATCAACTCAAGGTCATTGAAAACTCAGAGCGAACACGGGCAACGCTGAAACCTGTGAAACCCCTGCACACGCTATTCCAGCGAAGCGGACGGATCACCTCATGTCGTGAGACACGCAAACGGGCAACGTCGCGAGACGCGCGCTAACCGATGGTGAATGGCACAAGTACCTGAGAGTGCATTTTGAGTATGAGTATGGGAATGCATCGCTGCATTCTCCGGGCGCAAAACTCCAGCCTTCACGCGGCGCGCCTGAGCAACTACTAATGGAGCATCGGAGGGAATCGCAATGTACCTCGAAGCGTATAGCAAGCTGACACGCATCGCTATAAGAACAGATCGATCAGAAATGGACCCAAGAACGCATCGGGATTTTATGACGATCATTGACAGGGCGCAGAAAATCGTCAACCTCGAAGCGCAGCAAGCTGGCTTCCCAGACCTTCAAACTCTTCCAACTTTCACAGGCGAACCTGCCAACGTCTACGCGCGCCACGAGCACCGCAGCGCATAACCGCACCAGCACGACCACACTTCAACTCGGAGGGAAAACATGATGTCTTGTCCAGCATGTGGATCACTGTACGCAACGCTGCTCGGCATTCTCGGTAAACTGGCGCACCTTCGCTGCCGCGATTGCGGCATGGATTACAACTGCGACGCCAGCGAGATCGAGGACGACGAGTAAGTCACCCACCACGCACCGCACACCACTACTCGGAGGGAATCACCATGCACAACCAAGTGTTTTTCGCTTTCTCGTACATCGGAATCATCGTGGCCGGGACGTTCGCAGGTCTGGCCATCATCAAGCTGTTTGTTCTGCCCAATTCAATGGAGCGCAAGAATAAGCAGTAAACCACAACGCACTGTCATTGAGATCATTGGGGAGATCACATGGAATACAGAGTCACGTGGACCATCGAAGTCGACGCAGAGTCAGAAGAGGACGCTGCACGCAAGGCACTGGCCATACAACGCGACGTTGACAGCACAGCGACAGTGTTTGAGGTCGCGCGCTACGTCTCACGACCTGCGCAGTTGATGACAAGCACCAAGCGCATCGACCTGCTGGCATAACCGCAACGCACCACAACCCAACCCTCGGAGGGGTTATGAGCATAACCAGATTGATTCAAAGCGCTAGCGAACTGCACGCGCTGAAAGGCGAGGCATCCTACGCGCAGCACGCATTCGAAACCGCACGCGCAAATTTCCGCAACCAGACAGACGATATGAGCGAGGACGAGTGGCGCGAGATCACCGGCAACTACAGCCGCGCGATTGTCGACCTCAACCGCATCAAGACACGCGCACGCGTGTTGCGTGGTCGCATTCACTTCGACATTGACACGCTGTAATATGCATCCGTCCAGAATCTGGACACAACCACAACCATCAACACACCATCCCTCGGAGGGGACACCATGGCAATCAGTCCATCGCAACTTACTCAACTGCTCGCGGCAATGATTCCCGCGCGCCTGCCCTTACTCATCACTGGCGCACCCGGTATCGGCAAAACAGATATCGTGCTGCAAGCCACGCAAGCGGCAAAAGCTGAACTCATCATCTCGCATCCTGCCGTCGCCGACCCGACCGACGCAAAGGGCTTGCCGTGGCCGGAGAAAAGCGCGAAGCGCGCAACCTTTCTTCCGTACGGCGAACTCGCCGACGCAATCGACGCCACCAAGCCAACCGTGTGGTTTCTCGATGACTTGGCCAAGCTCCACCGGCAGTGCAGGCCAGCTTTATGCAGTTGCTGCTGGCGCGTCGCGTGAACGGTCACAAGCTGCCCGATTGCGTGACGTTCGTCGCGGCAACAAACCGCCGTACAGATCGCGCTGGCGTGACTGGCATCCTTGAGCCCGTCAAGTCGCGGTTCGCGGCTATCGTCGAACTCGAAGCAATCATCGACGACTGGTCAGGATGGGCGATTGATTCCGGCATCCCGGTTACTCTGATTGCCTTCCTTCGCTACCGGCCAGACCTGCTCTCAAAGTTCGAAGCATCGGCAGACCTTGTAAACTCGCCGGTACCGCGCACATGGGCGCGCGTCGCACAGCTTGAGCAGTTGAACCTGCCGCGCGACATTGAAGCCGCCGCCTTCGCTGGCGCAGTCGGAGTCGCAGCAGCGACCGAGTACCTTGCATTTCGCAAGCTCGCTGGAAGTCTTGTCACCATCGATCAGATTCTTACCGATCCAGTTAATTCACCGATCCCAACCAAGGTCGACGAACTGTACGCGGTGACGACTGGACTTGCGGCACGCGCCAACGAACAGAACTTTGCGCATGTTGGAAAGTACATTGCACGGCTCACGAAGGATCGCGGCGAATTCGCTGTCTTGGCTTTTCGTGATGCAATCCGTCACACGCCCAAACTTGCGTATACACAAACCTTCAACAATCTCAACGCTGGCCCATTGGGGCAACTTATCTCGGGGGGTAATCGATAGCCATGGCAAAAACACAACAGAAAGACCTTCACACGCGTGCAATGCTCGCAGGGTTGCGCATCACCGCATGGACGGCGCGCAAATATGACCGCAAGGTCTCGCAAGAAGTCGCCGACGCGCACGGCGCAAGTCTGGACGCAGGCCGCTATAACAAGCACCTTCTGCCTGCCGACGCTGTAACGTACAAGGCACTGGTACAGCACATCGGCGCGCTGCGCCAGTTGAACGATGCACAGACGCTGCCATGGTCCGACGACGGATGGCGCATTCTGCCCGTCAAAAACTACCACACGTACATGGACCTCATGCGGCAAGGGCGGCACAAGTTCGATACGCTGCTTGACGAATTCATCGCTGACTATCCGGCACTTCGCGTCGAAGCGCAGCGGCGCTTTAATGGCCTGTTTGAAGATACGGACTACCCGACCGACCTTCGCTCGCGCTACAGCTTTGATATTCAATTCAAACCTGTGCCGTCTGCCGGAGATTGGCGCGTTGAACTCTCCGAAGAGGAGATCAAGATACTCGCAGAGAAAACAGAGCAGCGCGCAAGGGCGGAATTTGAGGACGCGCAAAACGACGCCGTGAAGCGCTTGCATGAAGTTGTGCAACGCATCCACGAACGTCTGACGGCGACGACCAAGGGCGAGGATGGCGAGATCAAGCCCGGAATCTTCCGTGATTCTCTCATTCAGAACGCTCGTGACGTGTGCGACGTTTTGAAGCGCATCAACCTTGCCGATGATCCGACGCTCGAACAGTTGCGCCAGCAAACCGAAGCGCTGGCCGTTGCTGAGCCTCAGGTACTGCGCGAGGACATGAACGTACGCGTCGATACAGCCAAACGCGCACAGAGCATTCTGGACGCAATGGCGGCAACTTACGGGAAAATCGTTGCACAATGAGTAGCCCTCTCAATCTGACTGGTAAACGGTTTGCGCGCCTGCAAGTAGTGAGGCGCGCAGCGAGTAATCGTGCTGGAAATACACAGTGGGAATGTCAGTGCGATTGCGGAGCGGTCGCAATTGTTCTAGGTTACCGTCTCATCACCGGCAATACACAGTCGTGCGGATGTCTCAAACGAGATCGCACGTCGGCAAGAATGCAGGAACTGAAAACCACGCATGGGCGGTCCAAAACGCGCGCCTATGCCAGTTGGAAAGGAATGCTTTCTCGATGCACCAATCCGCTTGATCCGAAGTATCCGCTCTACGGCGCACGTAGCATTGCAATCTGCCAGCGTTGGTTAGACTTCAAAAACTTTTTTGCTGATATGGGCGAGCGTGAACGTGGGCAGTCCATCGAACGTAACAACAACGATGGCAATTACGAGCCGGGAAATTGCCGATGGGCGAGCGCTAAAGAGCAGGCGAATAATACTCGGCACAATCGCAGACTCACACATAACGGAGAGACGCTGACTCTGACTGAATGGGCAAATAAACTTGGCATCACTCCGGGAACTTTACATGAGAGATTACTCAAACACAGCACAGAAAAATCGCTGACGATGAGGAGAAAAAGATATGAGCGCAAAAAGTAAACTGGTCGCAGCCCGTACAAGTTTGGTCCTCGAATCCCCGTTCTTTGGATCGCTCGCGCTGCATCTCGAACTGCGCGAAGATTCAACGTGCCAGACGGCGTGGACAGATGGACGCGTACTGGCTTTCAATCCCGCCTTCATCGAGACGCTATCGCATGACGTATGCACGGCGCTAGTCGCGCATGAAGTCATGCACTGCGCGGCGGGGCATCCATGGCGGCGTGACGGGCGCGGCATGACGCCATGGAACATGGCCTGCGACATGGCAATCAATCACGAACTGCGCGAGGCTGGTTTTAAGTTGCCAGAAGGTGTTTTCTATCCGAAGTCTGGAGAGGAGGGCAAGTCGGCAGAATGGTACTACGCGCGACTTGGTGAAAATCCGGGCCAGCAAAGCGGCAAGTCTGGCCAACAGCAGGCCGGAACTGGCGGCAGCAATGGCCAGCAGCAGAAACAGGGTGGAAAGGGCCAGCAACAATCGAACAGCGCGTCACAGGGCCAATCAAACGCGCAGGGAACCCCTCAGGACGGCGCTAGCGGTGATGGACAGCCTGACCCGCTCGGTGAAGTCCGCGACGCGCCTACACAGCCAGACGAGGGCGGCGCGCCTGCTCCAAGTGAGCAGGACTGGAAAGAGCGCACGACCATGGCGGCGACGCAAGCCAAGATGATGGGGAACCTCCCGGTTGGCATGAATCGTTTCATGGAAGTGGCAATGAGGCCGCGCGTCGACCTGCGGTCTCTACTGCTCCGTTTCTTTTCTGAGCGCACTAATAGCGACTACTCATGGACGCGGCCTAATACCCGCTACATCTCGCATGGCATCTACCTGCCAGCGCTTCACTCGCACGAGATGGGCGAAGTCGCAATCATGGTAGACACGTCAGGATCAGTCGACGCCACGTCACTGCAATACGCGCGTGGAATTATTGAGTCCGTCATCGACGAGTGCTCACCGGCTGGCGTGACTGTGATCTATGCGGATGCCGCCGTGTGTGGCGTCGATCATTTTGGCAAGGGCGAGCCGTTGGAGTGGAAACCCAAAGGCGGCGGCGGCACGAACTTTCGGCCAGCGCTTGAGGCAATCGAGAAGGACGGCACAGCAGTGTGCGCCATCTGCATCACGGACCTGTACGGAACCTTTCCTGAGGTTCCGCCACCGTACCCCGTGTTGTGGTTGAGCACGACCGAAAACAAAACGGCACCATTCGGGGATACAGTGTACGTTGACCGTTAGCCAGTAACCGCTGGCCGCGAGCGTATCGCGGCAGACTGGACCGGCAATGAGTATTTCAGTAGCGGACCTAGTAACCGCAATTCTATCTGCCCCGGCAACCGCGCCATTCCCTGACAGTGATACCGCTATTGAGCGTGTGGCGCGGCTGGCGGCGACAACTGCTCAAACACAAAAGCAGATCAGGGCATTAGTGGTTTATTTGAATCGCCTTTTCGATTCTGGCCGGACAACCGACGCGGCGAATTTTCTTTCCTACGCTGTCCGCACACAACCATCAATTTTCTATACCCATAAATGCATCGTGATGATTAGTGGCGCTTTTGGCGACTTCATTCGAAACACATGGAGGGGGCTTCCACCAGACTGATAAACTCGCAACCCGCGCCGGGTCGGTTTCCCGGCAGAAAGGACAACAACATGATAGGAATCATCGTAGCGTTATGGTTTATCGCCGGAGTTTTCGGCGCACGTATTGCACTGGATATAGTTCGAGACGATCAAGGGAGAATTGATCCCGATGTCGCGCTGATTGCTCTCTTAGGTCCGCTTGCGCTGTTTCTCTCCATCGCTGTTTGCGTTGAATTGGTGATGAAGAAGAAGATCAATCGATAAACAACCAACACGATATGAACTGACAATCCCTCGGAGGGGACACACTATGGAGACAGAGACCGTTTTACAGTTCGAACAGTTGTCGGATGAAGCAAAGCAACGTGCGCGCGAATGGTGGCTCGAAGGCTTTGAGTTTGAACCAGAGTACGAATCATTCGAGACGGCGGCGAAAATTCTTGGAATCACGTTCAACACGCATGAGGTGAAGCTCATGAACGGAAAAACGCGCCACGAGGTAAACATCTGGTGGTCTGGATTCTGGTCACAGGGCGACGGCGCGTGCTTTACCGGCAGCTATAAGTTTGAGCCCGGATGCGCAGAAGCTATTCGTAAAGAATTTCCTACCGACTCGACGTTGCACGAGATCGCAGACTCGCTCATGGCGCTGCAATGCCGCCTGCGTCTTCTCGAAGGCAAGTCGATGAACGGCATAATCAGCCAGAACGACAACCGCTATAGTCACTCGGGGATGATGAGCGTCACAGCCACCGACGATGAGGGAGACGAATTAAGTCTCGTTGTATCCAATGAACTCCAAGACTCCATGCGCAGCTTTGCAGATTGGATATACAGAAGTCTTGAAGAGGAGTATCACTACCAAACCAGTGACGAGGCAGTCGACGAAACCATCATAGCGAACGAATACGAATTCGACGAGGACGGGGAGTGCCTATGAGCGAGACCAACACAACACCAGAGGCACCGCGCGTCACCTGTTACTACTCGCCGTCCATGGGGAGGACGCAAGTGCGTATTGCGCACGGCCAAGAGTCGGAAGGATTCTGGACAGCAGGCAACGTCACGGTTGAAGATGTGATGCCGTGGCTCGAACCTATTCTGCGCGTACGCTTCGCGCCGGGACGCACTAGCCTCTGCGACGTGCGCGCCGTGCGGCGCTAGCGTCCAAGGTCTGGATAAACACCAACGCACCACAACGGCTCACAGCGTGAGTATCGGAGGAAATGACTATGAAATTCAGACTGGAAATTGAACTCGGCAACGAGGCCATGCAGAGTCTGGACGACGTGTGGACGGAACTGTACGCCAAGAGTAAGCGTGAGTGGCCGCAGGAGCCTGCCGCTGGCGGCGAGAGTGGAAATATCCGCGACCGCAACGGCAACAATGTAGGCAAGTGGGAAGTTGTGGAAGAGCAGAAACACGCCTCTGTGCGACGCGCGCCGGAGATGGTATCCTCGCGCCTCGATCTGGTGATAGCGAGCGGCGTGCACATCGAATTCAAACACCTCAAGGATGGTTCCTGCGTGCTCTCTATCAACGGCCAGATTAAAGGCCAGATCGAAGAGACGCCGGACGGCTGGCGCTACATACCAACCGGCGAGCAACCGAGCGAAACGTTTCCATCACTCGAATCCTGCAAGCGGTATGTGGCCAAGCTAACGAAGTAACCCGCCTTGATAGGCGACCAACATTCGGAGGACGCATGAAACCACGACCGATAATCGATATCTACGTCCGGCGCTACAACTTCATCTATCGCAAGGTGGTCAGTGAGTATTGGGGCACCACCGTCTGGCATAGGAAGTGCAAGAGCGCGGCGGAGAGCGTGAGGCTCAATGTCCCCGGACCAGCGGGGATTGTCGCAAGAGCGAACGACAAGATTTACGCTCGCTTCAGGAGCACGCAGTGAGGGCGCTTATCGTGATCGCGACGGCATACGTCCTGAGTGTCGCCGTGATCTTCGCTGGCATGATTCTCACACCTACAGAAAGCTCTCGGGAAGCAGACCGCAGAAGTCGCGAGCGCTTCGAGGGCTTCGAATTCTACTATCTCTTGGCCAAGATACAGGTGGCTTGTCTATGGCCGCTGTTTCTCTTGAAGACTCGTGACAAGTCATAGCCTTTTACTTCGGTAAAATTCTTGTTGACATGACGTTCCCTCTGAGCGCAGACTAACAAGTAACTTTTCTATCTTGATCGGGGGATCAATTGGAGAACTTGAGTTGCCGCCATGAAAATCGCGGCGGCGTAGATGGTGGCAAGGAATCGGGCGATTCCTCCGAGGCGCTTGAACTTCTTGCCGCCATCGACACTGGGCACTGGGTAACGTATCGCTGTGCGTCTGATCGGTGACGATCCTTGACTCCGATCCGTTGCCATTCCCTGAAAAAAGCTACACGGTTTCGAGGGCAACTCAATCGGAGATCGCGGAGGTGTTATGGAAAAGACATTGATGGATGTAAAGGCAGGCGATAAGATCGCCCCAATTATTCGCTCGATTGCTTCCGGTGAAACGCGATGGTCTGGAGTCATCCACACCATCACAAAGGTTACTCCGAAAAGTGTCTGGGTCGGTACTACGCAGATCGACAAGGTCACTGGACGCACCAAGGGGTACAGCCGCTCGCATTTTGTCGTCGCCACGCCAGAAATGATTCGAGAGCACGAAGAAAAGAATCGCGAGCGTATCGAGCGCGAGGAAAAGTATCGCGCCTTCCATGAGCGTCCCGACTATAAGGATGCCAGCGCGATCCAGTTCCTTCTCTCTGAGATGACTCCTGACAACCATCCGCTCGACCTTTTGACTGGGGCAGAGTGGTCTAAACTTCGGAAGAGACTGGGGGCCTGATGCCATCACTGGGAACGGAAAAGATCGAAGTTCGACCGGAGAACTACTCTGGCGGCGACCCAATTCTCTTTTCGGACTGAGATCAGTGTCGATAAGGATGGGTGGTTCACCTTCACCATCCCGGAAGAGCTTGAGCTAACAGCGAAAGCGAACGCTGCCAAGAAACGCGATATCTCTGTCGGCAAGATGCGCGTGAATTACTACGTCATGACAAAAACCAAAGCGGAGGGCATCGAGTTTCTTCGCATCGCCGCACAGGATTATGTGAACTGCGAGGTCACACGCGAGACAGTCATTCTCTACACAACACGTGCCAATATCCATTACTGGAAGACAGCAGATGGAAAGATTGTCCCGAATGGCGGCTACGACAAGAACTACTCCGAAAACAAAGGATCGTGGCACGGCATCCACGACTACCGCTGGCCAAGTGACGATCACACATATTCGGTGGGCTTGATGGCACGGGCTTATGTCAAGGTCACGGCTCATCGCAAGTCGGGAGATCAGATCGTGTGGGAGCGCGCAGGCGATAACTGTCATTCTGAACCTGACAACTATCTGGATAAACTGAACTCCTTCATCGGTGGGTTTGCGGAAAGAGAACTCGATCACTTGCAGGAAATTCCCTACACCGAGGAAGCAGCAAAGTTTTTCTACGAAGCGATGCTGTCGATCTGTAAATTATCCGACAAAATCGAATCGTTCTTCGGTGATCCTGCAAACGTACTCAAAGCAATTGAGAGCCGAGCGAGCTTCATGCTTGGCGCTGGAAAGTGAGGATAGATGCCAAAGATTGAATATCAAGAGAAGCGGTTCTCAGAGTCAAGCCGCTCACTCATCGCTACCTGTAACGCCATCATTGCCCAATATCAGGCGCAAGGATTCGTTCTGACGCTTCGACAGTTGTACTACCAGCTAGTGAGTAGGGACATCATCCCGAACAAGCAGCAGGAGTACAAGCGTGTCGGCAGCATCGTCAACGACGCGCGTCTGGCAGGCATGATCGACTGGAATGCTCTTGAGGATCGCACGCGGAACGTTCGCAGTGTGTCTCACTGGGACAGCCCGGAAGAGATCATCGCCGCCATCGCCGAACAATATCGCAAAGACAAGTGGGAGAACTGCCCGGTACGTCCTGAGGTGTGGATCGAAAAAGACGCACTGGTCGGCGTGATCGAAGGTGTCTGCCGGACCGAGGATGTTTCGTACTTCTCCTGCCGTGGATACACGTCTCAGTCTGAGATGTGGGGAGCCGCGCAGCGCTTCATCAGGAACGCAAGGAAAGGTCAAGCCACCCATGTGATTCATCTCGGCGACCACGACCCTTCCGGACAGGACATGAGCCGCGATATTGAAGATCGCATCCGCATGTTCATGGCTCACCATCTGGGGGATTCCTCGCAGTTTGAATTCTCCCGGATTGCTCTCAACATGAATCAGATTCGGCAGTACAAACCGCCACCGAACCCGGCCAAGAGCACCGATAGCCGGTTCCGCAGCTATGCCGACGTGCATGGTGATGACAGTTGGGAGCTTGACGCTTTGGACCCAACGGTCATTGCAGACTTGATACGTCGCAAAGTGGTTGAGATTCGCGACGACGATGCATACAAGCGCGTCGAAGAGGAAGAAGAGAACCACCGTGAGCTACTCAGGCGTTGCAGCACTAACTGGGAGCGCGTGACTGACGTTCTGGAAAACCTGTAACACACACTGAAGGGAGACGCATGAGTAGACCTACACGCGAAGAGATCGATGCTGAGATCGAAGCGCTTGAAGCACTCAAGCCACGGATTCCAGCTAGGACGTTTTTCGGTGATGATAACCACGCGGCTATCGATGCACAGATCGCTGTCTTGCGCGGTGAAGTCGATGAGGACGAGACCTTCGACAATGAAGAGTCTGGCGAATGGAGTGAGCATACCGGAACGAGCGCACGGGATGCTTGTAGTTGGATGGACGGCGATAGCGAGACATCTCCGTCTGAAGACTGGGCCACTATCGCCAAGTAAGTTTCATTCCTGTCCGAACTCTGGACGGTCAACCACAACCATAACCATCAACCACAAAGGGAGAAACCACTATGAGCAATTTGAAAGCTGTAGTACACGAACTCGAAGACCAAATCGCCAAGCGCATTATGTTTCTGAAAACCTTGGCCGCTATGGAAGTCCTCGGAAGCTCTCTAGGCATTCGCCTTATCGCTGAAGACCTCCGTGGTACGAAGAAGGAGAGCAAGAACGGCCCGGTCAAGACCGCGCGTGGCAAGCGCACTCTGAGTCCGGCAGCGCGCAAGCGGATCGCAGACGCGCAGAAGAAGCGGTGGGCGAAGTACCACGCCGAACAGAAGAAGGCTGCGAAGTAAGCAGCCTCCAACCTCAACTCCCCCACTTCAATTGAAAGGACGGTGTGCCTATGGCCAAAAAGAAACCTCACAAAATCACAACGACCGTAAAGGCTTTCGTCGATGCCCTGAACAGCACGTATGTCGCAAAAAAATCGACGGTCCCTATCCTTACTTATGCGCGCGTGAAGGATGGAACCATGACAGACTTGGATATTGCTACTATCGTTCCGTTTGAAGCCAAAGGTTCGGGGGACTTCGTAATTCCACATAAAACCGTGCTCAATGCGTTAAAGGGAGAGAAAGGTCCCGTCACGCTTGAGTACCTTGAGGACACTTCCAAGGGTACAGACGATGTGAGCCGCTCCGTCTCTGTAACCTGCGGCGAGATTGCTTTCCAGTTTCCTACTTTGAGTGTTGCGAACTATCCGCAGACTCCCGAGCCATCGGCAGCAACACTCACTATTGATGGAAAGACAATGGCGACTTTGATCGACCGCAGCCTCTTCGCTATCTTGCACGAAGAGTCCCGCTACACCATCAATGGAATGCTAATAAAGTCCGAGAATGGCACTGTCACTACAGCAGCGACAGACGGCCATCGCTTGGCCTATAACTTAGCTGCGGGAAACGGCTCTCTGGAGGAGACCATTGTTCTTCGGCGAGCTATGGAATGGGTGCGTAGAAACTGTGGCGGAGATGTGGGGATTGGCAAGGACAATGACACTCAGACCTTTCACACCAAGACCTGCACTATTCTCAGCCGCAAACTTACCGGCCAGTTCCCCAACTTTGAGGCGGTGATGCCTCGCGACAATAAAATCCGGTTGTCGTTTGATTCGTCGACACAGTTCGCAAACACGATGAAGCGGGTTGCGAAATGTTCCGATGAGCGCTCTGGTGCGGTCACTATCTCAGTCTTGTCAGATGCTGTGGTTCTCTCTGCACAAAGCACGGAGCACGGATCGGCAAAGGCATCTGTCGCGTGCAAAGTTGGCGGTCCTGTCAGTCCGATGAAAATAAGCTTTAATTACGAATACTTCATCGATTTTCTTGTCGCGATTGGAGAAAAACCTTTCACTCTGGCGTTGAAGGATAGCCAGGCCGCAGGGGAGCTTTCTGTAGACGGCTTCCGCTATGTCGTGATGCCGATGCGAATCTGAAAACATTCGTAAAACGACACCACAAAACGCCGTACAGGCGGCACAACTCAACTTCGGGAGGAGATTACCCATGGCAAATGAGATTACCCGGCTTCGTGATCTGAAGATCGGGGCACGCGATATGTTCACCGTCGACCCTGCCGTCATCGTCACGGAAGACAAGTTCAACCCTCGTAACTACCGGCTCCCAGAAAACCGGGCGCACCTCGACGAACTCAAGGACTCCATCAAGTCGAACGGTGTCCTTGTTCCCCTTCTGGTGCGCTTTGATACGGCGACCAAAACCGCAATTCTTGTCGACGGTGAGTGCCGTCTACGCGCTGTCCGCGAACTCATCAAGGAGGGAGTCGAGATTAAGGGGGTGCCTGTCATTCAGGTTCCCGGCAACAACGAAGCCGACCGGCTTTTGACGGCTATCACCGCTAACACAGGCAAACCGCTCTCCAAGTGGGAATTAGGCGGCGCGTTCCGCAGATTCGCCGCCTACGGATGGACGCCCGACGAAATCTCCGTCAGGACTGGATACAAGGCTCGCTTCATTACCGAGGCAATCGAGTTATCCGACGCTCCCGACGATATCAAGTTCCTGCTCTCTGAGCAGGCCGTGACGCCATCGCTCGCTTTGTCCGAGATTCGGAAGTCAGGCAGCGGAGCAAGTCTCGTCCTGAAGCAGCGTGTCGAGGAAGCGCGTTCCAAGGGACGCAAGACAGTCAAGCGAACGATAGCGCCGCCGAAGAAAACCGTGGACCTCCTCTCTCTGGTTCGCTCGCTCCTGAAAGATGTGGAGATGAAGGCGCTAACTGACGAAGAGTTTGTCTACATCGACGTCAACCGGATCAAGCTCCTGAAGCTCTCAAACTTCGTTGACAACCTCAAGTAGAAGGAGACAGACCCGTGAGCGCAAAGAAAATTACAGTGAAGGGTTGGCTCTGCCGGTGTGAGCTTTTAGATTGCCCGGGGAAAGGACAGACTTGGGTGTCTCATAAAGTTGATCCGCCGCGCGCTTGCAGATTCTGCAAACGCACAACGTGGAATGGGACACCTGACCGGCGCTTCAAGACCGGAAAGGCTGACCGGCGCGTTTATTTGAGAACCAAGCAGGCCGAGTCTCGGGCTCGCAGAAAAAAGGAGGTCCTGTGATCGAGATCGTCACCATTCCGGTAAAGAAATGTACGTGCGCCAAGTGTCACCATGTTTGGCACTCGCTCGCCAAAACCCCGCCTGCTGAGTGCCCCGGTTGTGGAACCCGAGAATGGAACGGCGTCAAAATCAGGCGAAAGCCGCAACCACGGCAAAAGCTGTCTCTGCCGTTACCGACGAAAGTGAGGCAACAGGATGCCAACTGCTGAGAAAAACCCTGTGGCGCTGCTCGACGCTATTAGGCGGGAAGTCGAAGAACGCGTCGCGAGCGGTGACGTGAAAAAACAAGATTCTGCCGTTGTTTTCACGTCCACTGTCAATTCGATGAAGCTCGTCGCCCTCTATGAAATTGCAGCTAAGATTGAGAGCTTGCACATATCTTTGCGCGATCAGTTTGCCATGGCGGCATTGAGTGCCATCCTAGAAACTACAGGCGGCACCACGCTCACCTCTAAATGCAAGGTCGCCTATCAGATTGCGGATTCGATGCTCAAAGCGCGACAAACTTCGGAGAAGAAATGAGCGGGCTCCAGTGCTTTTGCTTTGGCGTTGCGTTCGCGGTTGCGGTGATTGCTCCTTCTGTTGCGGGAGCCGTTCGGCGAAAAGACCGAGCGCACAAACTAGAGACCGGTTCCGATCCGGCCCGTGTCATTGTTGATACGTTGAAACGCGCCGGATGGCCACACGACGACGGAAGAAAGTAGCGGAGGATTTATGGAACGTACTTCTATCAAAATGACCTGTGCGGCAATTGACGAGCAGGGTGCGGAGATCGTCCTTCGTGGAGTGATCGATGCTGCTAGCCTTTCGCTGTTGAATGTTGCTGAGTATCAACGAGAAATTCTTCCGGACCGTAAAATTGGGGCTTTGATGACAGCCCTGCAGCAAGGTGGCGTTCCGGATATTCAACTCGGATGTCGCGGCGGTAATTATATTGAGCGTGAAGATGGTACCTTCTACGTCCAAGACCCTGTCTACATCATCGACGGTCTCCAGCGCCGTACTGCCGCAATGAAGCTGCTCGACAAGGGAATCACTCCGCGTCTTGGTGCCGTTGTCAGCTTCAACACAACCGAAGAAGTTGAACGAAAACGCTTCCGTGCTTTGAACGTCACTCGCGTAAAGCTGAGCCCGAATATTCTCTTACGCAACTTTCGCCACGAGTCGCCTGCTATTCAATGTCTCCACCAGCTTTGCTCAATGAGCCAGTTTGTGATGTACAGAAAAGTCTGCTGGCAACAGCGCATGAAACGCGAGGAGCTAATCTCCGCGATGACTTTAATCTATATAGCTGCGGTTCTGCATAACAGGCTGATTAGCAGTGGCTTTGAACGTTCGATGACGCGAACCGTTCGGTTATTGGGAATCATTCACGATAAGATCGGGCGCGGCGCTTTGATGGGTAACGTTCGAGAGTTCTGGGAAGTCATCGACAAGTGCTTCAACCTGCATGATGTTGTTTACAAGGAATCATCTCCAGTCCTGAGGCATGGTTTTCTTCAGGCATTGGCGCGCGTATTTGCGCGTCACGAAGACTTCTGGCAGGATGCTGTCTTCTCGGTGCCTGCAGACCTGCAAAGAAAAATTGCCACATTCCCAACCACCGATCCATCTATCCGTGTTCTCGCTACTGCGACCGGAACCGGCATCAATCATCTCGCCAACCTGATTGTCGAACACATCAATAGCGGCAAAAGAACGAAGCATCTCACTCCATTCTTTCAGGAAAAACAAACGCAGTTTATCGAGGAGGAAACCGATGATTAAGTTTGATGAAAAGCTTGTTGGCGTATGGTTCCTCGCTACGACCCGTACTGAGGACTGGATGTGCGCGGTCCGGGAAATAGAGCCAGAAAAAACATACGAGGTAATCTACCGCTTTCGCTACTACTCGAAAGAGAGTACCGACCCTTTCGATGAAAAAGATGGCAAGAGTTGGTACGAGGGATCGGTACAGGGGACTCGTCACTACGTCATCTCGGTGATGCGTGCTGTTACCGCCATGATGGAACTTGCCGGAACCGTTGGAAAAACTTACGAGATTTTAAATGAAAACGGGATTGGAGACTTCCAAAAGAGATTCATGGACGCCCCTTTTGTTTTCGTGAAGCAGATGCCGAAAGCCGAATTCGATGCGAAAGTACGCGATGCCGAAGAACATTAAGAACTGGCCAGTGATGGCGGAGAAGTGCGCAAGCTGCCCATTTCGCGACGGCGGCGACATCGAACTGCGCAACCGGGTGATGAGCAGAACCGTTTTGCAGGCATCGCAGATTTGCCACCATCCGGCTCTACACGGCAAAAAGCAGACACATCTTTGCCGTGGCGCGCGAGATGAGCAGTTGACGATCCTGCACAGAATGGGGTGGATTCCAGAGCCGACCGACGCGGCGTTCGAAGAAACATCGAAGCGAATACTCGGAGGGAAGCGATGAGCAACCCCAATGGCAGATTGATTCATGGCCATAAACGAGGGGGTAAGCCAACTCGCATTTATCGCATCTGGCAAATGATGCTGGCGCGTTGCTATACGCCGTCCTGTACTCGATTTGAGGACTGGGGAGGGAAGGGCATTCGCGTTTGCAGCCGATGGCATCGGTTCGAAAACTTTCTCGCCGACATGGGGGAGCCTCCATCCGGAACATCGATAGACCGCTATCCAAACAAAGACGGCAACTACGAACCGGGAAATTGCCGGTGGGCAACGCCGAAAGAGCAGGCAAGAAACCGGCATCCACGCCGCAAGCGGTATCACCATTCATGCGCTATTTGTGAGAAGGAATTTAACTCTATTATGCAGCGCGCGATGTACTGCTCTCCACATTGTCATAGTGTCGCAACAGCAAGGCAAGCTCGTGAAAGGAGGAACAAACTATGAAGGCTGCAACCTACATGCGATGCTCCGGCGATGGCCAGATTTTAGGCGATACGTGGGACAGACAACGAGAAGTCATAATCAAATATGCCTCCAACAACGACGTCGAAGTGGTTTCTGAATTTCGCGATGAAGGCGTTACTGGAAAAATGGAATTGGAAAACCGGGAGGGGCTGTCGGCTTGTATGCAGTTTATTCAAGCCAACGGCATTGGGCTCGTTATTGTCGAGTCGAGCGACCGCCTAGCGCGCGACATGATCGTCGCCGAAGTCATCGTCCGAGAATTCCAAAAAATCGGCGTTCGAGTTGTGGCGGCGTCCGGTGGCGTAGACCTTACCGCAGGTGACGACCTAAACCCCACCGCCAAGCTCATTCGGCAAATACTCGCGGCAATCGCTGAATTTGATCGCTGCGTAACCGTCCTCAAACTCCGGGGAGCCCGGGAGCGCCTGCGCCGGAAGAATGGAAAGTGCGAAGGCCGTCGCGCGTTCGGCGAAAAGGAGGGAGAAGAGGTTGCGCTCAGCCTCATTACCAGCCTCAAATTCCAATCGGGAATGACCTGCCAACAGATCGCTGCTCAGATGAATTCCACGAGCCTTAAAACGCGCTCAGGAGGGCCATGGCATCGCAGCACAGTCGCGAAGATCATTGCACGTCAAAAACAGTCCCAAAACGAAATGAACTCAGGCACAACTTAGAACGAGATATTGCACCATCAGTGATTCAAAGTGGCTTTTGGGCTGTTTGTGCTCATGAAGGCTTATCGAATTGATACCACGATGGTTCGATACGAAAATCGGTCAAAACTGGTTGGTGTGGAAACCCGGCATTTTCCGTGTATTTTCATCACAAAAATTAGACGTCCAAAAAGGCGTCTTTTTTTGTGCCCAAAACGCCCTTTTTATGGCTTTTGCCAGCCCGGAAATGGCCTCTCTTGCTCTCGGTTCCACCAGCGCCTGCGGAGACCCCTGAAACCCGGAATGCTTTCGTCTAAGGTACAAGCCACGGCGTCGCCTTGGCGGCAGATAATCCAGCCACCCTCGTCCCGACAGACCCGAGTGACAGGTGCCCATCCCCGCAGCTTGCCATGGGCGACGACGTAGAATCGGTCGCCCGGATGAATATTGGCCGCTTGGCGATCGCGGGTAAACCAACCCCACTCTTGGCCGGTCGGAGGATCACCGGCAGCGTCACCTTCGGCGACCCATTGATTGAAAAACCACTTCGGAATTGTCCCTACAAAATCCATTCATCCTCGCTCTCTTTTGGCCCCAAAAGCGGGAACGGTTCGATGCATCCAGCCAAACCCGGTATGGTTCCGACCGCTCCGGCGACAAGACCGCTTTTAGCAAGAGCCTCTTGAGCCGTCTTGGAAAAGCTCCACCATTCATCGCAGTAGATCGGTAGCTTCCGTCCGGGTAGAAAACTGATCGCCGCTTCTGCAGTCTTGAAAAATGGCATGTCCGAATTCATAGAGGTCCAGAATTTTTTCCTGTATCTATTGCGAAGAGCTTCTACCATATCGGTAGTTCTCGCTACCACAACTGCTCGACCGTCGCAACGCTCGCGAACCGCAACAAGAAGCGCTTCTGTTTTTCCCGCTGCGCGATCCGTATGAATGGCAACTCCGGGCTTCATGTATTCCAATATCAATGGCGCAAAGTCCCGAATGCCAGCCGATTTCATCAGCCGCTCGCGAGCCACCCGAATCTGCTCTTGCTGTTCTGGCGTGTACGTGATCGATTCGTTTTCTGACATAGATCACCAAGAAGCACTCATACCGCGTCCGCTTCGGTCTCCAACTTCTTCTTCATTTCATCGAACTGCTTTTTGTTCCACAGCAGCAAACATCCTACAAGCTCTCCGGTTGTAATCGGTACAATAACGTCGCCTTCAACACCAACAGAAACACGCGTCCCGTGCTTCGTCTTTTGCATATAGGCGAAATTATCCATTGTGGCCATGCGAATGTCTTTATTCTCAGCGCTCATTGCTTTAAGCACATCGAAATTGTTTACCTTCATATTCGTCCCCTTTGTTAAACTCCTGCTGCTGGATCATCGAGAGAATGCTGATGGCTCTTCTTCCAGAATGCGTGCTCGTCTGCTCGCACCGAAAGAAGATTGGCCAAGACCTCGTCCGATGGCGGATAAGCTCCTACGAACGTGTTCTCAAACCAAGCAAGCGGATGCGAACATAACGCGGCTAGAAAATGGCGCTTCTCTCCGCCCTCCACTTTTTCTATTTTCAACGCAAGCGTCGGCCTCCCCTTTCTGAAGATGTATGTCACGCCGGACCTCTTGCTCGTTTCAGGAAACGCGCCGCCAAGGATGTAGCTGTCACGCTGATTGCGATTGAGTCTCTTCAACAACGAGACCATCGCGTGCAGTTCTGCTTCTGCGTCGACTGCGCCAGCCTGACAGAGAAGCGACGAGAGATACATTTCGAGTCGCTCTCTTGTGCCGTCACTCTTGAAACAGACAGCGCCTTTCGAATACTTCCCGACTGCAATCGTCTTGGGCGTGGTCTTCCACATGTTGACGACATATGGCTCGTCTTGAGCCTCGTCGACGTCGCTCACTTGACAGACATGGACCCGTGTTTGCCCGTCCATCGAGATCGGCGTGTCGTGGCCATGAACGTCAGAAAGTGGGCATCCCTTTGCCAGAATGATGCGACGACTCTGATCGAAGATACTCATAATCGGGACACCATGGTGCCAGCCGCGCTGCCTCGCTAGCATTGCGACTCCGGCGCGGACGTCGTCCCACGTAAGCTTTTCAGGTATTGCAGGAACCGTCGCCATTAGCCACCGCTCCGTGGAGCTACAGCGACCGTACGTCCAGACTCTGGACTCACTCTGCCATACGACTGGCCGCGCGGTATTCCCTTCGGCCTGCCGCGCCTGCGTGGCGCGTGTTCAATTGCAGCATCTTCTACGTGCTGTGCGTCCAGACGAATGGTGAGCTTATTCGCTACCGGATCGTAACCTGTCACCCGGTACGTATAGGTCTCGCCATTCACCTCGCGTTCGAGAAAAACAGCCGACCCCGACCGAATCAGATCGTCGACTAGCTTCGCGGCCTGTACGCGGCCATCGTCCTTCTCGGTGTCAATCTCGTGCTTGTCGTCGCCAGAAAAGCTGTTGAGGATTTCGATTATCACGGCTGCTCTCTTTCTTTACGCTGAAACCGAGACCGTCCTGTCTTGCGCGGTAGGGCCTCTTCCAAGCATCCCAATGTGTGTTCTGAGATTGGCGCTCACCGAGGCTATGAAGTCGCTCTCGGCCCATCCCAGACGATGCAGATAGTCCATGTGGCTGATTGCGAGCGTGTCGATTCCTCCACACACACTGATAGCTCTCTTGGCGAGATTTAAGTCCAGATGCCCTACACGGAACACACCTTGGAATCCCTCGTTGCCGTTGTGCAACTCTGGTAGATCGAGGTTTGCATCTTCCGTGGGGAATGGACCTTGGCCATGGCGAGTGTGATAAGTCCGAATGCATCCGATCCTGTGGCGCTCCTTCACCCCCGCCTCATCGAGCATCGCATCTGCATTCTCAAATGTGGTGTTGGTCCACGTGTTGTGCGGTGCGGTCCCATACTTCTCATCCAGCATTACGCCTTGTGCGCCTTCGAATATCATCATCTCTTGAGGTTCGAATCCGTCGACGATGTTTGCTGGCCATTCGAGATATTTTTGCGCGGAAGACTCCACCATTTCAAGATCGTGCAGCCTGTTGTATCGGCTTCGAACCTTGTCGCGCAATTCACTAATTTCTGGCTCTAACTCTTCCATCGTAAACATCAACTTCTCGTAAACTGTGGTCGCGTTTTTGCAGTCGCCCGCAAGTAGAACTTTGTCTCCATGCTTTAGATGCATCTCGCGAGCGACACCTATACCCCTACCGCAGCTTCCATGACGATCTGCGCCACGCGCACATTCTCTCAGCCTATTCAGGTGCTGATGGAAGAACGTAACCACGACAGCATTTTTGTCGACGGCGACGCGTCCCCACACGTCTGGAGTCATCGTCGACAGCGCTTCTGCCTCGTTCATCATGGAATACGGTTCAACCAACATGTACTTCGATAGGAACGTTTTGATGTTTGGCCGCGCCAGCATTCCGGCACCGAACTGAGAAAAACAATGTGAACGGCCATCTTCCAGAACCACGTGGTGGGCCGCTTGACAGCCTCCGTTATAGCGCACAATCAAGTCGACCGGGAGCGCACGGCAGAGCGCATCGACCGTGGCCCCCTTCGACTCGTCCCCAAAGCCAAGACCTGCAATCAAAAATGCGTAGCTCATCGATTCCCCCGGGCTCACGGAGGGGCGCAAAGGCCCCTCCTATAGAGCGTTATAGACGTGCTGCGCTGCCAGCGCTTGACGGTGTGATCGTCGAGGCACTAACTGCGGCTCTCTTTACCAGAGCCTTGGCTTCGCTATCGCCGACACCGATTGGTAATAATATACTTGACTAATGACGAATTCTTCGCTATTCTGTTTTTGTTATGGCAAACCAAGTGAAAACTCTTGCAGATGCAATCAGATACTTCTCTGACGCTCAAGTGTGCATCGATACCGTGGCCGGTCTGAAATGGTCCGACGGTCCCGTTTGCCCCAAGTGTGACGCCAAGAAGGATCGGCAGCACTGGCTTGCCAACCAGAAGCGCTGGCAGTGCCGGGATTGTGGCAAGCAGTTCTCTGTGAAGGTTGGAACCATCTTCGAAGATTCTGCCATCGCGCTCGATAAATGGCTGGTTGCCATGTGGCTCTTGGCGAACTGCAAGAACGGCATTAGCTCCTATGAGCTTGCGAAGGATATCGGCGTCACTCAGAAGTCAGCTTGGTTCATGCTGCACCGCCTCAGAGAGGCATTGAAGGATGACCGCAAGCATAAGTTCGGCTTTGGTGGTCCGGTTGAATCCGATGAGGCCTTCATCGGCCCCAATCCCGTGAAGATGAACCGCAAGCAGCGCCAGAAGTATGCGATCGACCGCAATAAGAGCCATTACATCGCAAAGACTGCGGTTCATGGCATCTTGGATCGGGAACTTCGCCAGGTCCGCGCCAAGGTGGTTCCCAATGTCACCCGCGCAACCTTGCAAGACACCATCCTCAAAAACGTGACTCCCTTTGCCAAGGTCTACACCGATGAACATGTGGGCTATCAGGGACTCGATAGGAACTACGTTCACAAGGTCATTAACCACTCGCAAGAGTACGTTCGCGGACAGGTTCACACTCAGGGAATCGAGAACTTCTGGGCGCTGCTCAAGAGGACTCTGAAAGGCACTTACGTTGCAGTTGAGCCTTTCCATCTCGATCAGTACTTGAGTGAGCAGGTTTTCCGCTACAACAACCGCGCCACGAAAGACAATCCTTTGACCGACGCAGATCGCTTCGCGCTGGCAGTATCGCAAATTGAGGGCAAGAGATTGACTTATGCAGAACTGACCGGAAAAACCCAGAGTGGTCAGCTTTGATCGGCCCTCTTGGTTTGAGAGGCAGCGACGTGGGAAGAGGATTTAGGGTTGTCCCGCCTGTCCTCTTCTATTCGTCTGCTTATCTCTGCTTTCGGTACTGCTAGAACTTTTCCGAGAAGCCCTTCAAACCTCTCGTACTCTTCGGACTGCGGTTTAGCTCTCATGACCGTTCGCACCCCCTAAGCGCACTATTCTACTGAAGGCATTCGAAGTGCTATGAATTTCAAGGTGACTTTATTCTCATCAAATGTGTAGATAACTAAAATGGCTGGGATATTTAGGTCATGGCTTGGTTGCGAAATATCCAGTGAAAGTCATCTAGAATCTCTCCGGACTCAGCACTGTGCGCCAAAAACCACTTGAGACCATCAAAAGCCTCTCCGAGCCTCGGATAGGTTTCTGCGTGCCGGTCGATTGTTTCACTGACGATAGCCTCTTCAACGACAGTTCGAAGCATGAGTTCTCGCTTGAGATCTTGACATTAGGCCGCGTTTTTTTCTAGTTGTTCCCGCGCCCATTCCCTATCTTCATCACTGATCGCTTCGGGGCTAACAAATACGGTAGAAAGAGGAAGTTCTTCCCCATCTTCGGCCGCTTTCCAAATATGATCGTGCGACTTATTGCTGATCGATTTGGCGGTGTGTTTGTCGCAAACAAGCTCGGTCGCTTTATCGACTAGATTCTTTTCCTCGTTGCTCATGAAGTCCGTGGAAGGGTCCTGAAGGCAAATAAACGTTCTTTTGTTCTTCCCGTAGAAATCTCCTTCCCGTATGTCCAGCTTGCCTTCCGCTTGCAGCTCGCGCAGAACTGGGAGAATCGCCTTCGGAGCTGGTCCAAACTGGCGCTTCACATAGCGTGATCGGGTGATTGGCTTTCCCAGGTAATAGTAAGCAGCCAAATCAGCAATCCATAGAGCCTTATTGAGCTTCACTGCCCCGAGCTTGGACGGATCACTTGCGCAGCGCCAGCAGATGTAGTGAACCAGCGACTTAAACTTGTCCGTTTTTGCTGAATATTGAAGCATAACCCGTCCCTCCACCTCGCAAAAAGCGAACTTTTGGCGAATATCCCGTTTTCATTATATCTCCACCGGGCGTGATTTCCACGGATTTAGTTCAATAGTGGTGCATAAATGGGTACAAAACCAAAGACTATGTGGTATAAGGCAATCCATTTCATTAGGTTGCCAAACTAGGAAATCATCCGAATCGCCCGTCCACTTCTCCACACAGCAGTATAATCGCTGCCATCTCAGGAGGACATCATGACCGATGCAGCAGCGGCTCAATTAGTAGCAGCCATCGCGCGGATCGCTTCAGAACTTCAACAAATTCGAGTTCAGCTTCAAACGATAGCTACGCGCACTGGAAAAGAGCGCTAATTCTCTTCACTGTTTTTCTCAATCGAGCATGAAGCATTTGGAAGCACTGGGACCAATGCCCTAGCTATATCCAAGGCTGCGAATCTCTCCGTCTCGCAGGCTCCAGAGTCCTGAAACATGGCAATTATTTGCTCGGCAAGTATCAATGAGACATGCCGCCCTGTCACGGCAGTTTCAATCTTGGTCGAATTGGCATCATTAGTCAAGTATATTATTACCCACCGATTGCGATCAGGTCGTTGACGATAACATCTGCAGGCTTCTGTTCGTAAAGGGCAATGGTCGAGACGATCAATTCACAGAGCAGATTTGGATGTTGCGAGACGAGAACAAATTCCTCGCCGAACAGCGTCTTGTACTGCTCATGAGCGCGGTCCTCGCCGCCGCGCGGCCAGATCACAAAGATGTTGAAGTTGCGCTTTGCTTCCTCAATGATCTCGGCAATCGGAATGTCGGACTCGATTTTGTCGCCGAACACAGCTTCCGCTTCGTGCTTCAAAACGGAGGGGAATATCAGTTCATCGGCATACAAGAACATGTATCCCTTCTTGCCGCGCTTCTCCACAGAATCGAGCACCATCTTGCGCGCCGCAGCATAGAGCAATAAATCGTATGATTCGCCGTTGTTGCCCCCGCCGTTGCCTACAAGAAAAATGTTGCGGATGTGATCGTCAACTCGATTGTCGCTCTCAAAGTCCGAAATTTGGATCGCGTTTGTTCCTGAAACTTTGAAGTCATCATTTGCGGCAACTGCAACCTGAGGGTCTGTCAGGTACTTATTCAGAAGCTCCATTAAAGTTGGGAGCTTCTTCTGCACGTCGACAGCGCGCTCGATGTTCGATCCTGTCACATCAAAGCAGACCAGCACGGGATTCGATTCTGGATGGTCTGCAGAATCCCTTGATTCCAGCTTGCTGAATGGCTTGGTGTTGATGCGCATCGGATCAAGATTCGTATGTGCCGATGTCGCCGTCTTGGTAAATGCGAAGTCATCTACGCCGGTAGCCTTGCGCGTTGATGCAGCGCTCCGATATGTTCCAGTGTCCCATGATCCACCCCCCATTGTGTCCTCCTTTATGGGTTGCTGAGATTGCATTTTGCAAACTCGCCAAACAACCTGCGAGCAGCCACATCATAGGCTTTGGCCGCATCTTCCTCAGTTTTATGCTGCCCTAACCAAATGTTCTTTCCATCGACAATGATGTACGCCTTCCAAGTTCCGTGTCGTTTATCGAGCGATACTCCTTTGAATTTAGAGCTTTGATTTGAACCGGGCTTCCTGTTTCTCTGATTTTGCTGGTTTGTCGCCAGCCGTATATTCCTCCGTTTATTGTTCAACCCATTGCCGTCGTCGTGATCTACCTGAACTCCTTTCGGAGCGTTCAATATCAAACGGTGCATGGATACTGTATTTCGCTTGCCGTTTACCATCGAAGTATGAGCTATCGCATATATCGTTCCGTTCTTGCCCGGATCGCCTCCTTTTGTCGATCTCCATTTATATTGCGATACTAGGGCAAAATCGCGATTATCTACTTCTGCCCAATGTTCTCCAACCTTTACCCGCTTCATGGGTAAAAATTTACCACAGTTGGGAGTTAGAACTCGACGATGCGTCGTCCTAACACTTCCGAGTAGGCATTCATGTACGATAGCTGCTCGGTCATGCGTTGCTGCTCTTCGGAGTCCAGTAATTGAAAAGTCTCTCCGCTCACAAATCGATTGAGCTTCTCGATTTTAAGATCGAGATCGGCCTTTTCCTGAATTACTTGTTCTTGATAATCTTCCATCATTATTCCTCGCTCACGGCAAGTTGAACTCATGCCATTTTGGAGAGCCGAACTCCATCACAGCCGCCTTCATCCAATCATCGAAAACGTGTCCAGCCTTCTGGTAGCGTTTCTTTGGATTGGGGTCTAGGCAACGGTTGAGAACTGTTTCCATCGCAGGCGGCAATTTACCGCACAGATAGCGGATGAGCTTTGCCGCCATGTAAATATCTGACGATGGACCGATGCCGGTCTTATTGAGTAGCTCCGGAGCATAATGATCTTTCCACGCCGGAACCCACGCCGAAAGCCGCGTGCGTTTTTTGTAATCCACGCTATAACACCAGTCGATCACTCTCACTGTGTGTTTGCGTGGATCAAATCCGGACCTCCCGTCGTTGTCTGGATAGACGAGAACGTGCGGCGGGAGAATTGCCCCGTGAATCATCTTAAAGTGATGTACCCAACTAAGAACAGAAAGAAGTCGCTTAAATATCCATACCGACGTGCGAGCGTCAACGTCCATTTTGCCGCGTACATTGAGAAGCGAAATAAAATCCGGAAATCCGAGGATTACATTGACTTCTCTCTTTCGCAGACCGTCAATCTGGAAGGTTGAGCGTAGTTTTGGAATCCCTTCGCATATAGGTGGCTTTACACCTTCAAGCACCTTCAGCGCCTCAGCTTCAGCACGGATCAAATCATTGTCATTGTGACTCCGCGCCACTTTAACGTATGCATCCGCGCCGCGCACGCGATATACATCGGCAATGTCTCCAATCTGCGGATCGCGGTTGACATCGTATGCACCGATCTTTACCGGCGTGCAGTGCGGCAAGGGAATTTTCTTTCCCCACTCGCCAGCCTTCACCCTTTCCTCGGCGACCACTTTCAATGAATTGAGCTTTTGAAACGCTTTCTTCGCTAACGGATCACCGGGGTGAAAGTCTGGATGGCACGCACGGGCAAGTAGCTTAAAGTTCGCAGAAATATCAGCCGCGTCGCCGAAGACTTCCTCTGGGCAGCACGCCTGATCCAAGCGTTCGTAGATAAGTTGCAGTTCGCTCATGCACCTTCGTCCATAAATTTGCGTCGCGGAAGAATTTGGCCTGTTGGGAGAACGCCCAAGGGATTCTCTGTGTAGCCTTCATACCATGGCGCTTCTGATGGTAGAGAGAGACGAACAAACTGGCGTTTCACATCACTGGGCTGAGCAAGAGACTCGTGAACACACAGACCTCCAAGCCAGTAGACAGTGCCCGGTGCGAGCAGAGTTCCGCTCGATTGAAGCTCATCGAATAAGCCCTCGCAGTCGCCCTCATCACCAACTTCTCCATCGAATGTCTGAGCCCAAGCACGGCATCCAACATGAGACGAGATAGTCAACATTCCAGTGTCTTTTCCTGCCCAGCCTCCGCCGCCCCACCCTCTGTCTTTGCCACCATCAACATGCATCCCTGCGCGCCTGTGCGTCGTGCCAGCAAGTACATGTTTTTCATCTATGGTGAGATAGCCGACCTTGCCGAGATGTTCAGGATCAGCCATGTGAGCCAGTCGCCATGCTGTCCATCTGTAATGGGATAAAAAGTCTGGGATACTGGCGCAGTCACCTATTACGATTGGAAGCATCATAACCCGAGTTCCACTGTACGGAGGGAGCTTCAAGTCTCCAACTTTACGAAACTCACTGACGAACATCTGCCACCTCTTTCGTTAAAACACGTTTCCACCACCGTCTTTATCGGACCGATGGCGAATAGCGTATACAATCGCTAATACAGATGTGACCGCAAACACAATCGATAACATTATGGCGACGATTCTCATAGCCGTGCTTCCTAGATTCAATATTGTGTGCGGGTCCCTTGTTCAAGAATTTCATTTTCGGCCCCTCCCCGGGCCATCTCTAAAGACCCGCGCCTTCCCATTGCGGGGAAGCTTGTTTAGCGCTGATGTATCTGCCAGATAAGCTTATCGTGGTCAGGCACCGTTATCTCAGCGCTAAAGCTATCGCCGCATGTGCGGCACATAATGAAGTTATGGCCGATCTCCCAGTGCGTGCAGTCTCCGCACTTACATACAAGAAGCTCGACCTGTTGTGGCGTTGGTCCCGGCTGTTCCAACTTGGACCCAGTATCTTCTGCTACGGTGTATTGATTTCCGCCCATGATTTCCCTCCATTTGTATTCGTTTGACAACCCAACAACTTCACTTTCTAGCTCAAGCGCCATCCACAGGTCTGCGGTAGATTGAGTTACGATGTTTACCAACCCATTTACATGAGGACACCTCATTCCGGCAACACGTCCATACAGTTCGCATTGCCGTGGCCTTACTGGATACACAGAGCATGAAAAATCTTGCGTATCTACGAACTTGCAGGTCACCCAATCCCGCTTCTGGGCCGCTAGCCTTTCCAGTTCCTCTCGCGGCTTAGACCGAAGATAATCATTGATGCGTTGCAGTCTGAACTTGGTCAGTACAACCGGACCACAACAGTCTGCATGACATGTTGCACACGGCAAGCTCATAGCGTACGAACCATTTCCTTGATCTCTCCTTGCTTTGTCTACCGCGACCTCCTTTTTAGAAAAGAGATTTTATATCAGTTCCCAGTTGATGCAATGCCCAATATTGCGGGTTGAGCGCTTCGCCGAATGATGCGTAGGCATTTAATAATGTAAATACGAAGGAGATAATCGCGACAAAGATAAAGCATTCAAATAAAACCGGTAACTCATCGTCTTCAACTCTTTTTTTGTAGATGGAATGTGCCCTTATTGCAGCCACCATTCCCACAATGAAGAAGAAGATAGAAACCATTGCGTCGCGAGTCGCCTCAACTCGTGCTTGTGCAACATAGATATCGAACACGTGGTTTGCCGTAGTGCCCAGTTTCATCGCTAAACCATCAATGCGCTGCATCAGTTCGGTAATGGCTTTGTCCGCTACTTGCGATGCATCCATAATGCCTCCTATAGATTCCGGAATTTGTCTTTGATTTCGCGCACCGTTTCCATGAAACGTGGATTTGTAATTGCGCCTTTTTCATAGCACAAACCGCGCGCTAACAGGTCGTATGTCTCGACGATGCGAGCGCCGGGAATAATGCTCCCATCGACGGCGCGGTCCCTGCCCAAGAGCCAAATATGATCTGCAATCGATACAGCAGCCGTGACGTCGTGGGTGACAATCACGATGGTGTTCAATTCGGAAAGATTTGCCGCGTCCGAGATCGTCTCGCACGTCTTTTCAAGCATCACCAGATCGAGACCAGAAAATGGTTCGTCCATGAGAATAACTTGCTCTTGACAAAGCAACATCTGCAGGATCGCCACGCGCTGGCGCTGACCGCCCGATAGCTGAGCCGGATAGAGAGTAGCCTTGTCCGAGAGGCCAAACTTCTCCAGCCCATCGGCAACAGCTTCCTTCGCTGCCGCATAGTCCTTCTGGTGAGCGAGCGCCGGGATCATCAGGTTCCCGAAAATCGAGCGGTGATTGAACAACGGATAGTTCTGCGCAACGACTCCGACCTGCCCTGCTCGCACGGGATGGAAGCCGGTGCCGTCAGTAAGCAACACCTGTCCAGAGCTTGGACGATGCAGACCGGCCATGATCCTGAAGGTTTGCGTCTTGCCCACACCGCTCGGACCCAAGATTGCGACGATCTGCCCTGTTACCCTTCCGGGGATGTAAATATCCCGTATCTCGGCAGACATGTTCTTGAGGATCGGCCTGCCGTCGTACTCAAGGCAGATGTTGTCGAGCTTCAGGATGACGTCTTTGTACACGTAGGGAACGTTCATCGTGCCTCCACGGTGAGAAACGCATAGGGGCAGCAGAACTTCTTTGCGAAGCCAAAAGCGTAGTCCTGCGCAACGCCAAGCATCAAGATCGTCAACTGGATTGCGAGCACTGCCGACAAGCGGAAGTGATGGTTCTGGTCGAGCAGCACGGCACCAATACCACCTTCCGACCGCACGATGCCTTCAACAAGAGTAAGCATCATCCAACTCATCGCCGCGTTCTGCCGGATGACATCGAAGACCTTGTCGAACTGGCCAAGCACAACAACCTCCCACACCATCCGCCACTTGCCCATGTGCAGCACGCGCGCCAGATCGTAGACCTCTTTCGGGATCGATCCCAGTACGTCCTCCATCGACGTCACAAAAAACACAGTCACCGAAAAAGCCAGAATCGACAGCTTCAATTCGTGGCCACTGCTCGTCATGAGAGTGAACACGAAGGTGAGGCCAACCAGAGACAGAAACCTGAGCTTGCCGATGAATCTGACTATCGGCTGAAACACAGGTATCACGCTCGCATAGGACAACAGCAGCGATACCACCGTCGCCGCGAGAATGGCTTCGAGGTTGAGCACGAGACTGGTAATCAGTTCCGCACCGAGGCCCTGCTGCCAGAGGTCGGCGAACGACGACCATACCTCTCCCGGCTTTGGCAGCAATGGCGACGGACTGACAAACCAGAGGATCATCGCCGTTATGACCTCGATGCCAATAAGAGTCCGCATCGCCGACTTGTCGAGAACGGCATTTGGTGTGAACGCTTCCTTCATTCCTCGTCCTCGGTGTCTTTGGTTGGAATAAACTCTGTTTTTCTGTTTCGATCTAGGAACCTGAATAAGTCGGCCCAGAAGTTTGTAAAGAAGGCAAGTAGGACGGCGGCGAGTAATAACGCGCCGCCGATTTCCGTGAAGATTCTGTAAATAGCCTCAGGCCACGTTATTGTTATTGCCCGATTTGCGTGATCTCCACACGCCGGTTGAGAGCCTTACCGCTTGCTGAAGTATTGGCCGCAATCGGATCGGCGGAGCCGTGACCGTCAACAGAAACAAACCGCGAGTCAGGGAAGCTCATCGGCGCAGCTTGCTGGAAAAAGTGCTTCACTGCCTCGGCACGCGCCTTGCTGAGCGGTACGTTCACTGTATCCGATCCCGTGTTGTCGGTATAACCATCGAGTTTAATGGCAAGCTGTGAATTGATTGCCAGCGCGTCCTTTAGTTCGTTCAAGGCAGGAATGCTGTCGGGCAGAGGTACGTCTGAGCCGGTCGCAAAGTTGATGTAAACGGCCTTATGGCCGCGAACCTCGCCGCTTTGAGCCTGTGCAGAATAATCAACTGTCTCAGCGCTCGCTCCCCCTGCATCGCTCGAACTTAACAGCGCTTGTGCTCCACTGATAAATGACGGATCGACGGCTTCGCGATATGGCGGGATGGGGTTGTCCTTGAAAAGCGCCGGGTAATTCATGGTTGCGATCTTCCCAAACGTCTCATAGGTCGCACGCATGTTGTTGTTATGCTGACCGTCTAGGCCGAAATAATTGATATCGTCTTGGAGATTGAAAACGGCAGAACCACCCAATGGCACGCCTGTCGGATCGGTGAAGCCTTTGTAATAGCGATACCAGTAGTCGCCTGTCTGGTCGTTGTAAAGCTGTGCCGACATCTTGCCTGCAGCCTGACGGACGGCATCGAATGCTTTCACCTGATCCGCAGCCTGAAACGACGCAGCAAGCAGGCCGTTGATCTCGTCGCGATTGTCATTGAAAAACTTCTTGATGCCGAGGATTACTGCTGGCATCTGCGACGCGTATTCGTGCGACGAGATGATCTTTGTTGTTCCCGGACGTCCATGAACGGCCTGCTCGTCTCCCGGAGTCCATGTAACTACTCCGTCCGGGCATACGTTCTTTGTCTCCCCGGTCATCTTGCCGTCTTTGACCACCTGCCGCTCTTCGCAGCGGTTTGGAACATAAACCTCGGTTACGGCCTTGATGTAGTCTTCGTCAGGAGCGGCTATCCAGTTGACCGCATCCGGATCGTAGGTCTTCAAATCGGGATTGTTCTTGAGCCCGTTCGAGCCCTCGTAATTGAGCGCGATGTTCCAGTCGCCATCGCGAATCACACCGACGACGGTCTTGCCCCTCATGCTCTGTGGATTGGTCTTCCACTCAGCAGGGCCAAGCAGGGCATCTTCGCCGTTCGACCGGCCTACCGCACCGATAATCTCAGCGTCATACGCACCTGACTTGTCGAGCTTCTTTAACTGCGGATTAAGATCGGCAAGCCACTGCCCACCGCTGTCGCCCATAACAACAATCGCTTCGGCTCCAGTCGTACAATTTTGCGCACCATCGTGAAGTTGCTTTGCGCAGGCGAGCAGATCGGCCTTCATCTGCTCGTTTGAGTCTTCGCGATGCAGAGTGAGATTGACGTTGTTCTTCTCCATCAAAGAGCCCTTGGTTGTGTTCGCGCCGCCGTTTGCGTAGATCAGCGAGAACATAGCATTCCACTCCCACACATCGAACTGAATGTGGTTTGCGGAGACGCTCGCAGGACTTGACGATGGATACGGAAGAGCCACGACATTCGCAACTTCTGCATCTTGCTGTGGCGGCAACGTCACCCGCGCCGCAACCAATGACTTCATAATTCCCGGTGTAGGGATCAGTCCCTTCTGCATTGCAGTGCGGAGACCAAAGATAACTCCAACTACAGCCAAGGCCGCAAGTACGACCCGTGGCCCCTTCTTCAAACCTGCCATATTTCTTCCCTCCGTGTCTTGCTACTTCAGCATGTCGTCCCAATCAGATGACGACGCGCCGAGTTCCCCCGTTGTTCCCGTTGCCCGAATGGGTACTGGAACGGCTTTTGGTTTCGCATCACTCATGACAAGATCAAAGCTCTTGTCGCCTGAGGTGAGCGCCTTCTGTTCAAATGCGTTCAATGCCTGAAGAGCCGCATCGTCGACAGCGCCGGTTTGCACATCCATGCCATCCATGAAGTTCTGCGAGATGCGCTGCAGGTCGTCCATGATGCCAAGCTGCGTGCTGACGCTTTGCTCGATGTAATCGAATGCCTGATCGTACATATCCTCTTCTGTGGCATTACCCTTGATGACCGCCATTGCCTGTTTCATCGCGCTGGACGCCGCCATGGTGGTCTTATACTCAAGTTTCTTTTGATCGATCTGGTCCTGCGTGTCGTCAATAAAAAAGTCGATGTTGGTCGCATACCGTGTCAGGAAATTATAGACCTTCTGGAGTCTTTCGAGCAGGCTGGCATAGCCGATGTTTGATTGTTCCCGGCGTTGAGCTTGACGAGCGGCCTTTTTCATGGCCAGTTGCATTCGCAACTGCTCATTCTCGTCATGGGTAGCTGCCGCCATTTTTTGCGCCTGTTGCGCCATACCGAATCCCTTAACGGCGTCGGCATGGTTCTGCTGCATTACCCGCTGCAATTGAACGATATTTCCTTTTACTAGCGAAATTTGTCCGTTCATTTTATCGCGTCCTTTTTTCATCTGCTGCAACTTGTCTTCGGTAATTTCAACAGGATAGACGGCAACAAACAAGCTGGTAAGTTTCCTGACGAGCACTCGAAACATCAACTGCGGACGCTTGCCGAACACGAGGTATGCGACCGCACCGAGTATCCCGGCGAGATACACCATGTGTAGCGTGTCTTCAAGCATCGAGACAATGAATGGAACGATCAGCCCCCAAAAGTAGACGACCGCGCCGATAGCCGCTGCGTAGATGCCGATTGCGACCTTCCCTTCGGGACGGGACCAGAAGGACTTCAAATCTGCAGAGCTTGGAAGTGACATATTGGTGGACACTGGTGGACTCCTTAAACCAGCAAGCTGGCATATTTTGACTTTTCGGAAGCGATCTCGTTCGAGCGTTTCGCAACTGCGACGTCGAAGTTGTGCTTCGCTTGATCGCTCTTCTGTTGCGCGGCAAAAGCATCTTCCTTGAGTTGATGAGCTTGGGCCTCAAGGTCAGCCGCTTTCTTGTTGCGCGCCGTCACCTGCTCATCGACAAACTGAGCCGTCGCTTGTGCAAATCCATCGACCGCCTTTTGGAGAGCATCTGTTGCGTCATCAAACAACTTCAGAAGCGCATTGACGTCGAGACCCTCCTGCGCCTGAGCCTGTTTGAGAGCGATGCTGAATTTCGTCTTGTCGTCCATCGGCATGTCGGCCATGGGCGCAAGATACTTTTGAAACACAGCAAACAGCGGTGCTTTAGTATAGTCGGTTCTGACAAGAACCTTCTGGTATGCATCTCCGTCGTGAGGATCGGAAGTTGCCGAAGCGACTGGTGCCGCTAAGTCCATTGGCGACTGCGGAACGGCCTGCATTGGGTGTGGAGCGGCAACAGGAGCCTGCTTGGCTGGTGTCGCATCTTCCTCAAATAATGCGTTGCGGATGCTATCTGGAATGTGCATTGTTCCCCCCGGATTTTAGACTTGATAGCTTGCTAAGCTGCCAGTTGAGTCTTGTTTGCTGTTTCGATGAACTTTTTCTCGTTGGTTTTCAACATCAAAAATTGCGCGATCATTGCATCCGGCGCTGGTGTCCAGTCGAGTGGATGGGCACAGTAACGCATCGCTGGCTTCCCCTTGACAATCAACTCAACGTTTCCGGCCCTGCCTTTTTTGATGCGGTATACACGGTCGTCCACCAGAGTTTCAAAATAGCCGTGATCTTTGTACTGTTGTACCTGATCCGGCATCAGAAGCGAGAGCATCAATTGCTCGGCGCGGGATTCGGCGGCGGCGAACTTTGCAGCACGTGCGGCCTCTCTTTCCTGATGAACTGCAAGCTCCTCAGGAGTCGCAAAACTGGACCAGCCAAAACCCGCTGTGACAATGTTCGTCCAGACATTGGACACTTGGTTGATCTGGTACTGCATCGCCCCATATAGGCTCCCGATGCTGGTGTACCAACCATCCACCTGATATTGAGTCTGAGCCCCAAAAGAATTCGGGATGATTGTTGGATAGTGGAGGGACTGGCCAAGCGCTGTCTGAGCGCCACTCGAAGTATAGATAGTTTGCTGGAACTGATCTACCATGCGAGTTAAATCGCTGAGAGTGAGGACCGTTGCCGATAAGTTCCCCCCTGTCATCACGGCTCCCACCGTAATCCCCGCGTTCGTAGCGTAGTCCACTCCTCCCAAGAGGCTATACATGGCCCCGTCATCCGGTAGGGGTGCAATCACCGGAGAGATGACTTTTTCTTTTTCGAGGATCGGCATCAGGCATTCCCCGGCAAGACGTTCTTCACGCGGTCCATGAGCGATTTGTTTTCCTCATCGGGCTTCGGTGGCCAGCCGTTATTTTTCGAGGGAAGATACATCTGGCGAGCAATCACCGCTCTCTTGCCACCTTGCTTCCCGATGCAGGTGACGCCGCGCAGAAATACTCGCTGCATACGCTTTGTGTCTACTTCCTTCTCGTCGGCGTAGGCATGGAAACCGGGATCGTACGTTTGGCCATCGCTCGCCTTGATGCCAGTCGGCGCGTGCTCGTCTGTTGCTGTAATCCACTTATCGAAGGGGATGTCGTAGCTTCCGTTCTGCTTAAACATGAAGCGCGGATTCTTCGCGTCGATCTCTTTCCATCCGTCGATGATGACATCGGATGGATGATCGCACGTCTCGATGACAGATGAAAGACACATGCTATCCCCCCACCATTTGTGTATGCATGATGATTCTCTCGGCCTTGGGATCGAAAGCGCTCAGCACTTCTCCCATGTCGCCTTTTTTGTTGACGCTGTAGCCGAGATAGCCCTTGGCCTTGAGTTCGTTGAACCGAGCCTCAGCCTTTGCAACCTGCACTGGGTCGTTTTTATCCCACTGCATTCGCGTGTCGCCGCTCTCGTCCAGCACACAAAGAACTTGCCCTTCATCCAGAATAGGCTCTTGTTCCATAATCATAAAATCTGCTCCTCCGAAGATGACGTCCTTACACCTAACGACATGCTGATATGATGCACAGCGTGAGCAGCGCCGCAGAAATGTTTGCAACGCTTCAGCCTCTTCGCCGCCACAGCATAGTCCCATTCGTAGATGTGCACCGCTTTCCCCTCATCTACTTCAACTGCAAACCAGTGATTGACCTCTTGCCGAGTGACGTTGCAACCCGGATGGTCGCACTTGATCTGCTCAGGTACTATGCCCATGTTTGATAGTCTGCGCTAGACCCCCTCGACGTGTCAAGGAAATTGCGCCCGTCAATCCACGCTGTCTAGGTAAGGGATTCTGCGTGATCCTTTGAGAGTATTGCACCAGTGACAGACAGCGCCGTTTTGTGGCTTCCCATTGACTTCTATCCTGTCGTCTCTATGTGATCCGCCCATTCCCCGGCCATCTTCGTGGTCAAACTCCGCCTCTGTAATCAGGAGCCGTCCTCGTTTTGCTTTGCACTGATCCGAAATCTGGAGACGACACATGTGGTGCTGGCGCTCCCACATATCACGAGTCCGTCGCGCGTATTCCTCGCGGCCCTTCTTGCTCTTGGTTTCGCATTCCTCTCGACCGTCTGGATACCGATACACGCCGTCATCGCATAGGAACTTTGGAACCACTCTCACTGTAGTTTTCCTCTTTTTTGAGGTGGCAATTTTCTTTATCCAACTCGGACTCTTAGAGCGCAATGGTGTTTTGCGCTTGATGGCAGTTCTTCTCATTGAACCGGTGGCACGAGCTTTAATTCTCTCGCTTTATTAAGCTGGTCGTCTGCCGCATAACGTATCCAGTCACTGCCGCTGTCATGGTGCCGTGTGCAATTGGGATCGCCACAGCCCTTCTTTATTCCTTCATCTAAAAAGCAAAGGGGGCATGGTGCATCCGGTGCAAAGCACGCCAAGCCGACCGCGCCGAGGAAGTTCGTCTTGATGGCGAAGTTAGCGCCGAGCAACGGCTCGAATGTTTTATCACTATCATCGCCGCCAAGCTGCGCTTGAAGTCTCTGGATCGCGCTCTTTGAATCGCTCGCCACGTACTTCATCAGATCGCGCTCTTCAAGCGCCTTAATCAATTCTTCCCAGTGTGTCTGGCAAATCTTCACGACTATCCTTTCCGCTGCAGCCTGTCAATCTCCGACTGCAATCAAGGCACCGGCTTGACTACTTCATTGCTCACTGCGGAACGACCTCTTGAATCTTAGTTGTCGGATGAAGGTGCTCACGCTCAACCCAATCCCAAATAACGCTTTCGTCAACGTTGAACATTTTTGCGCTGTGGCGAAGAATATCAACGAGTATCAGTGCCATGCCTGCAGGAGTGAGCGATCCATTCGCTTTGATTTGAGTTAACATCTTGCCGTCCGGCGTATTTTCGACACCTATGACTACGAGTGGATCGGTAAACAGCAACACTTCTTCCTTTTTTGTTTCACTCACGCAATTTCCTCCTCTTCTACCTCCCCACAGCAGACGCGAACAATGTTTGCCATTTCCTGCACGTACTCGACGAGCGATGCTTTCAGTGTTTCGATATCGTTTGTCTCGCGAACCGTTCCTGTCAACCGGGGAATGGATTCAAGAATAAACCCAGTCAAGGTTGGACGGTCAGAATATTCCATGACAAGCGTTTCAAGCGCGAACGCATCGTCCTCGATCCCGTGCTCTTGTTTCCATGTCTCCAAAGCACTCTGAATGACTTTGCGCTGCTCGGCCCTCATACGCCATTTCACCTGCACCCACTGCTCGCGCTTGGGTCTACCCTCGCGATGCGCACCAAGCGTTGTCATGTAGTCGTCGAAAGCTTCCGCAGTCATCTCCGCAGCCTTCTGGAGATTGTCTTTGTCGTGTCGCACCTCCGGTGGCTCAGCGGCAAGACGCTCGGCATTTTCAAGGCTCATTGCGATGTACGATTCGCGATCAACCTCAAGGAACTTGAGACCTATCCCGATCACCCGGTACCAGTTCGATCTGCCGATTCCCTCGGCGATGCGGAACTCGTGCTGGTTTCGGCACCCGAAGACTTCCCATGAGCCCCGATCAGCGAGGTTTTCGATAAACGCTCCGTCTCTTCCGATAGCCATGCTGGACTTTCGCAGGGCAATCTTTTCAGTGCGGATACGACGGCCACAAGCCAGCACTTCTTCCCTCTGAGCTTCATCTAGGGCGATTGATGGCACCATCTCGATAACGTTGTTCACGACTCCTCCTTGTGGTCCTCTCCCGGAGGGTTCACGATCTTGTACGGTATTCTCTGTGTGTCGTAGCTGACCATCAACGGGTGGCGTGGGTGATGATCCTTGCGATATCCAAGGCAGACCATCCGACGACCGCTTTCGGCAACGATCTTCAGCACATCTTTGATTCTCGCGTCGATTGTCGGCATGTGTTGCGCGCATCCCCATGCACAAACCACCTCGCTCGCCTCTGTGAGACTTTTTCTTATCCACTCGTCATTCTCTGGACCCACAGGGTCGTCAACGAATCGGAGCACTCTCGGGTCCGAATTTCGGACCGCATAGAGATTTAAGATCACAAGCTTCTCATATCCCCATCTTCTCGAAAATCCGATGCACTTGCGAATGGTCGGATCGTTCTCGACTTCATCCGCAGTTGATGGATTGAACATCAGCCAGACAATAGAGAGATGTCTTTCGGTGCGGTCCTCCCACCTCCGCCTCAGCGTGTAACGATAAACACGATCAGAAGAAAACTCCGCAACACAGCCATCTGTCGCGATGAACAAAAGCTCTGGCTGTGTAAGTGCAATTCTTTTAGTCATTCTCTTTTTCTCGCGTGCTGTTGTTACTTCGTTCCCAGTCTCGCGAATATTCTTTCTCGCAGACACACACTGTGCAATCACACACGGCGCAGAAACCTATGCCGCGATGCGGGCAGATGGTCGAGCAAACTTCGTCGCCAAACCATCTTCCACATTTCTTGCATTTCTGGAACACGAAACCTCCTACGCTGCGTCTTCGTCGTCATCGTACCGCTTGTAGCCGAGGCCCTCTGATGATGTTGTCGAGCTTGTTTTTGGAGCGCACCAGAGAGCCGTCTGCGGGTCTTTCACAAGACTAACGTTACATGGAATTCCGAACCGCTGCTTGGCGACGATTGCAGCGCCTTCGTTTGTGAAGTGGCCCTGCTCTGCATCGAACTTCAGGTGCAGTAGTACGACGGTTGCCGCGTCGTTTTCGATCTGTCCGCTCTCGCGCAGAAGGTCCATGGTCGGCACCGCTTCAAGATTGCTGCGACGCAGTTGCGATAGAATCACTGTGCGATTTTTTGTGTTCTTTACTAAGTTCGCGTTCTCGGTGCTGGCTCTGCCGATCTTGAGCCTTGTGTCTTCAAACTTATCGGTCGAGCGAATCTTCATCCGCTGGATGTAGTCGATAGCGGTAAGCTCTATCTTCTCGCGATGCATGGCGATTCGTGTCTGCGCAATCTGCTCGTCAAGGTAGGTATTGCTGATGTCGTTGATGAAAAGTGGCCACTCCGCCACCTCGCTCTGGGCGCGTATGAGCCTTTCGATCTCGTCCTTGGTTGCCGTCCAAGGCTTGGTCACGGCAGAGTAGCGGACGCCGGACACAATAGACCAGAGCCTACGAAGGAAGTCGTGCCGCGTCGGCTCATAGAGAAACAGTGCCATAGGGTGACCCTTCGGGCAATTGGCGGCGACGACCTGCGCGAGGAGCGTTGTCTTGCCGACGCTAGAGTACGCACCGATCACGCATTGCTCTCCGGGTTGAATACCACCGGTTTGATCGTCGAGGTCAGAAATGCCGTAGCTGAACCCCGGAGATTGTTGAAGTTTTGATTGTTCGATGAATCGGTCGAGAACCTCGACCGATAGATCACAGGCTTGAACAAGCCCGTGATGTACTCCGCCTTCGATGATTTCCTGTAGCTCGGCGGCGTGCCACGTTGCAATTGCCAGCGCATCTTCGGACTGATCGGCAGCTTTTTCAATCGTCGAATTCGCAAGGCCCATCAACCGGCGTAACGTTGATTTGTCCTTGACAATGCGAATGTATTCGTCTATTACAGGTCGGCGTGGCAAACCTTCGGTGAGTGACGCGAGATAAGCGACACCACCGACCGACTCGATCTCTTTGTTTTTTGAAAGTTCGTTCGCGAGTGTGACGATGTCGATGACGTGGTTCTGATCCATCAGGTTCGACATTCGCAGAAAGATACGGCGATGGGAATCGAGTGAAAAATCGTCCGGTCTGACCGTCTCGGAGGTTTCTAAGTACGCTTCGTTGTCCAGAAGAATCGCACCGAGAATCGTTCTCTCCGCATCCACGTTCGCTGGAGGTCCAGATGCCAGCATCAGGGACTGTGTTTGTTGTTTTTCGTTTCTGCGCTCCGGCACACTGTCCGGAAGTATGAAGTCGTCGATGTCTGCCATTATTTCCCCCGTTTACCTGTTTACAAATTTCATCTTGCTCATTGGGTCTTCCTTGATTTTCTTTTTGTATGGCCAGATCGAAGAGTCTCTCCAATCGCCGTCTCCAAAAAATTTCGCTGGCCCTTTTGAATACTCAAGATTTGGCTTTGCCTTTTCATATTTTCGCCACGCCGCGATCATCGCATCGCGGGTTTTTTCTGCGGTCGCGCCAGCACGCATTTCGGCACCGGCCACACTTTCCAAATTCAGGAGAAGATCGCGCCCCGCTAAAGCGAGATCGTCAAGCACCCCTTTCGCGACCATTCCCGGGGTGATCTCCTCTCCCTTCCCTTCCATTCCCTGTTCCTTTCCTTTCCCTTCAGGGACGAAAATATCCTGACTATTCACGGAACCCTCAATGAGTCCTCGATGAGTATTCAGAGAATAATCCCATTCAATCGCCATCCCTCTTATTTTGCTTGGAGTTGGATGGCTCACTCTTTGGTGTCGGGCGAAGGTTGTGATCCTTCCATAGCTCTTACCATCCGACCCTTTCCCGAGGAGTACATAGTCTATTCTGGCGAGTTGCAGGAGCATTTCCGGAACACTCACTGAGGGCTCACGAAGTGGAAAAATTGTCGCTTTAATGAGACCCGGATTTGCGTTGAAGTAGCCGTCGTCGTCGGCATAACAAAGAAGTCCCGCCGCGAGTAGATGGGTGGACTCAGGGAGAGAAGATAAATCTTCGCTCGAAAAAAATTCTGGTTTCACAGTTCGAATTCTCCCCATTATGGTGTCTCCGCCCAGAAAGAGAATCTTGTGCTACCTCTCAATTCCGCAGGGATTTTGGATTCAATAAACTCCCTATATTCCTCAACAGTTCGATTGCCTTTGCGGGAATTGCACACTACACACGCATGAACCATATTCCGCGCGTGGTGTTCACCGCCTCGGCTTCGCGGAATCCGATGATCTCTTGTCCACCGATTCTTCGCACAAACACAGCCAACCGACAGGTCCAGAACCATGCCACAATACCAACAACACACGGGGCCACACTCTGGCCTTAGCAGCACCATTTTTCCCCCTACAGGCGCAGCTTTCCCATCAGCGCAAGAACCATTTTTTGCGTTGGGAGAGTGCCCGTTGATCTACCCCACCCTATAAGTTTCGCGGGGCCAGTTTGTGACCGGCCCCGGAACTTTTCAACGGGCGTGGTATCGGGTAGCGAGCCCGACTCCGCAATCATAGCCGAAAGATTGTTCATAAAAAGCGCATTTAATGAGGTATTTCAAGCGCAGGGTATTGGAAAAGTAACCACGTTTTGTGGAAAAATCAAAGGCCCGATCACCGGGGGAGTGGATCGGGCCTTATCGTCGCTTACCCTCGGAGGGAAGAAGCGAACCGGCGCTGGACACGCCAAGTCCATTGAAAGCCAACAAGTATGCAATGTCAAGACTCCAAAAATTCTCAATCTGCCTCGTACGGCATCAGGATTTTCCGCTGCATTGAGGAAAACCCGACAAATTCATCAAGCTCGACCGGCGAATAGCCGTCGACTTCGAGAGCCAGTAGCTTGCAGTGGTCGGCGGTCGTCTGGCTCCTGTGGGTGCCTGCGTGGAGATGGCCGTGAACGTTCACAATTGCCCCGTCTGGCAGCGTTGCCTGCGGGGCGTGGGTCAGCCACACCCCACCGGTCAAGACGCCGTGAGCGACGAAATCGAAGCCATGGCGGATGTACCAGCTATTCGACTCGCGGTCGTGATTGCCACGGATGAGAATCTTTCTCCCCGGCAAGGAGCGCAGAATCTCGCCGAGCGTCCCGGCCTTGGCGAAGATCACGTCGCCGAGGTGGTAAACGAGATCATCCTGATGCACGAGCCGCAGCCAGTTCCGGATGATCTGCTCTTGGTAGTCGGCTGGCCGAACCCCTGTTTCACCAGCATGTCGTGGTTGAAGTGGGTATCGGAGATCAGCCAAGTTTTTGGTGTGCGTGTCATGTGCTTTCTTATGGCGTGTCAAACATTCCCGCCAGATCGCTGCCATCGTCAGCTACCGTCTCCGTCTCCGGCTCCTTCGGGCCGTATTCCTTTCGCAGTGCGTCAAGGACCAGTTGAAAATCGGCTTGGCGAATCAGGTAGCGGTGTTGAATCTCGAAGTTCTTGTCGAGAAACGCCTTCATGTCCTCATCGCTGATCTTGAGGTCGCGCTGCAACTCGAACAACTGGATCGCGTCGTCGAAGCCGATGTGAATCTTCGGATCATGCCCCGGCTGATTCACCCATGCCGCGCGCCGGTCCTGTTTCCCCTCAGGCTTTTTGCTGGTCTTGGCCTTGTTCTTCGGATGATTCTTGCAATCTTCCTTGTGGCCGTTCACGCCTCTGCATTCGGCGCAGATCGTGTTCTCCACCTGCACCGTTCCTTCGTTGCCGTGGCCGCGATTGGGCGAAATTGAAGGCTTCATGGTGCCAAGGTCCCGCTTGGTCTTGTCCTGCTTCGGCGCTGCAGGGTCGGGAGGCATGTACTGTGGGCTGTCGTTGTGCTGCATCTCTTCGTCGACGTAGATGCCGCCAAGCTCTTCCGGCCATCCCTTGCGGAGCGCAAGAGCCTCGGCGCACTTGGTCAACTGGTTGACCGGCATCTTCTCCCACATCGCATTCGGAACGTACTTGCCGTCGTCAGTCTTGCGCGTTTGCACGAACTCGCGATAGTAGGCCGTTGCCGAGAACTCGTGCCATGTCCCAGAAGCCGCGTGAAACTTCTTCACGCCCATCGTGATGCGCATCGTGTCCTTGCCTTGATCTTCGATTAAGGCAGGTTTGTCGGACGGCATGTAGGTTCCGGTTCGATTAGCGATGGCGCGATACCCATCGATTCCGGTCTGGATGGTCATCATTTCGTCGTAGCCACCCTTGCCGCCGTTCAGTTGCTTGTTCCAAGTGCGGCGCTTCACTGCGTGAATCTGACGCTGCAGCGGGTCCAGATGTCGGACACGTGCGACGTGACAGAAGAGTTGAAACTCTTCCGGACTGAGCCCCGGCGCTACTGTCCGGGCGATCAGGTCTAGCTGTTTCTCCCACTCGTTGCTCACCACAACCGCAGTCGGCTGTGACGACATCACTGCAAGATTCGACTCCGACATTATCCCCTCCGTTAGCTTTCTGGCTGATATGGGCCATCTTCGGCGATCATCCGCTGCATAATGTCCCAACCGTCCTTAACTTTATTTTCTAGCTCTTCTTGTGTGCACTGACCCGGTTTGAATTCGGCAACATTTTCGATAGGTGCCCCCGGTCGTATCCGACCATGCTGAAGAGATGGCACAATGCAGTACAACATATACTCTTGCGACTGCGTCCTACCGCGCCACATGCCGCAGTAACGAATATCTGACAAGTCGGCTGTTTCTAAATACGGCAGCGATAATCCGTCTTCATCATCAAGACGTATCGCCACATTGTTTGGAATGTACCCGTTGGGACATCCGGCCACAGTCCAAACCCATTGGCAAAATTCAGGCTGAGCCGAACTTCTCCAGTCTTTACCATCCCCACCCATATATGCTCCAAGTTTTTCAAGGAGAGCTGCAGGGTACATCGGGCGATTAGCAATTGCGAATTCCATCGCAACTTTTGCTTCC